CTTAAGGTGATGTTATAATGTTAGATTTTTTAACAAATAAAAAGAATGAACTTTTCGGTGAACAAGTCTCTACTGCGGAATTAAGAAGCGCAATAGCTCACGAAGTGTGGAGAAACAAGGCTGTTTTAAAATCCGCGAAGTTTAACGGCAAGGGTGTTATGATCACAATGGGCAACAAGTTAGTAGTTCCATCAAATCCAGGCGCTACCGTCCCGGTTTTCCCGGAGTTCGCGCAAGCTTTCAGATCATTCATTCAACACCCAATGAGCAGCGAGCGCTGGGATACCAAGAAATTCAAACCCGGTGAAATTGGATATGTAGCGGTGGGTGGTTATTATTATCAAATTTGTTTCACTCCTACCAACCCTCAACATGTATTATTAGCTAGCTTGGGATTGATGTTTAGAGATGCTAAAAAATTGCTAAGTTGGGCTAAATCTTGGGGGTTCAACTCGACTATATTCCATAATGTATCTGGTTTAGAGATCGAACCTAGCGTATTCGTGCGCAATGCTGATGAACTTGCAGAATTTGCTATGCAATCTAATAAATCGATTGTATAATTTATGAATTATAAACATGTAAGTTCTGGTGACCTAAACTCAATTCGCCAAGAACTTCTAAAATTACAAGATTTTAAATGTGCTATCTGTCAAAAGGATTTGACGGATGAATCTACATCTAACCAGCACGTAGACCATCAACACTTGTATAAATCGGACGATCTTGGATATTGTGGAAATGGTCTAATCCGTGGAGTTCTTTGTAGAGATTGCAATGCTTTAGAAGGTAAGATCTGGAATAATTTGCATAGATTCGGAAAATCCGATAAATTGGATCCAGTCGAATCTCGTATCGAGTGGCTTTCCAATTTATTGGAATACTACAAGAATCCGCATTATGCAAAAGATCCAATCTTACATCCAAAAGAGAAGCGGGCGGAAAAATTGGGCAAAGCCCAGTATAACAAAATTTTGAAGTGGTACAAATCGCAAGACTTCGCTTATAAGCGAAACGGCGATCTTAAACCATTTCCTAAGTACACCTCGAAAATATCTACGAAGATGCAAGGTTTCATCGACCAGATGAGATCTGCAGGCATCGAAATCTAAATATTTTCAAAAAGTTGAAAATAACGGTTGCCTTCTTGGTTGAAGTCGACTATAATGTTCATGTTAAGTTAATTAATTATAGTGATTAAGGAGCATAATATGAAATCACGTAAAATCGCTAAATCCCTTCTAGCAGCTGCTATTGTAGCTTTCGCTGCATCAACCGCAATCAACGCTAACGCGTCTGGCCCAAACACCAAATCTGCTCGAGCTTTAGATCCTGAAGTTAAAGTAATGCCTGGTGTCACCAAAACTAACCAATACGGTTTTATGTTTAAACGTCACCCGTTATTAACTGGTGTTCACGCTTTGGAAGTTCAAGGCGGTACCATTATGTTAAGCGGCGCAAAACTTTTAGATTATCGCGAAACTGACGGTCCTTTAGTTGGCTTCTATTGCTACTCAGCCACTAATGATAGCGGTAATGCAGTTTGTTCGGCGGATGATGGTGGTTATATGAGTTTTGAAGAATACGCCAACTCTATTGGTCTCCGACCATATGTTCGCTACAATAATACTTTTCAAGACCCGAATGGTGAAATGGTGGAAGCGATTATTGGTTGTTCTAAAAAGTTCACTCAAAAACAATGCCGAGATTACATTGTTGACGAATATACAGGAGCAAAATTATAATGCGTTTACAGTTAGTTCGTGAAGGTCAACAATATAAGACTCGTCAAGGCGTGTTGCTTACCGTAGTGGATGTAATGGAATCGCAATGTAAATTAGATTCTGATCACGTAATCTTCGAGGTTGGTGGAATCCTATCTTCTATGACCCTAGAAAGTTTCAATCGTCAAGTTCATCAATTAGTCAATGAATCTTGCTTCCTCGCTGTCGCGGAGTATAAAGAAGACTTGATCAAAAACAAAATTGAGTTTAAGTACAATCACGGTGAAATCTGGTTAGGTGCTGACGGTCAAAACTATCTAATTCTACGTACTCTGCGCTCCGGCAAGTCTCGTTTTGTTTTGTATCCAATCCGAACTTTGTTCGAATTTGAAGTGGAAGATCTTCCAACTTCGGATGATGTGGAATTGGTAGCTCGAGTGGCTTACCATCAACCGGTAAAATTTGGTTGTGCGCAAGTGCTTCTAAAAGATTCAGTTTGGGATGTACAAGAATCTTTTGCTCATACCGTAAAACTCCGCAGCGCGGAAGTATTAGATGCTTACGATCTTCCGGATGAACTTACCGTAGGTTTTGGTAACATCGTAGCTTATCACCCTACTGCGTTAGATTATGACAATTACCGCGAAGCGGTATGGGCTTGTAACGATACACAAGACCCGAATGTTTTGGATTATTTGAGAGATTTAGAGCGCGAGTTAGTTCAAAATCGTTGGTTAGTTGAACACGATTGGTTACCGAAATAAGGGATAAAGTATGATTAATTCTTTTAATTATAAACACCCAGAATTCCAATATCTTACGCTGATGCGTAATATTTTGGAGAATGGGGTAATGGTAGAAAACCCAAGAACCAACAGTAAGTGTTTGACTTTGCTTAACCATCAAATTAAGTTTGACGGTGAAGTATTTCCGTTAGTGACGACTCGTAAGAGCTATTGGAAGCAAGCGATCTTGGAGATGATTTGCTATATGCGCGGGTATACCCGAAAACAGCAGTTCAATGATCTCGGAGTTAAGACGTGGGATGCTAATATCGAAAATTGGGAATCTCCATTCAACCCAGATAAAGATTTTGCCGGTATCATCTACGGAGCTAGTAGCGAACAAGTAGGTTTAAGTTATCAAGATTTAGTTGAACAAATCAAACAAAATCCTTACGATCGTGGCTATATTTGGAATTTCTGGAACCCAGAATATTTCAAACTTGGATGTTTAAGACCTTGTATGTTCTTGCATCATTTCAACGTAATCAACGATACGTTGTATTTGACGAGCACGCAGCGTAGCGCGGATGTCCCGTTAGGTTTGAATTTCAATATGGTACAGGCTTGGTTTTTGTTGAACATTACCGCAAAACTTACCGGTCTTCGCGTAGGCGACGTAACAATGAATATTGCGAATTGCCACATTTACGAAAATCAAATTGAACAAGCGAAAATCCAAGTTCAACGTCAACCTTTCAATCCTCCAACAATTGAAGGAGTTTTCGAAGGATCAAAATCTAAAGGTCTTACGATGGAGGATATTTTAAATCACCCAGATCCTTTACGAGACGTAAGAGTATTGGAGTATGTGCATTGGGAGCCTATCAAATATGAATTCACCGTTTAAAGTACCGGAGTGGTATGATCCGGAAGATAACATCGTTAGAGACTTAAATTGGGAAAATGGTGATGTTTTTGAAGCTTGGGATACTATCACCGGAGATAAAGTGCTATGCGTAGTAGGAACCGTATCATTTCGCATACATGCTGTAGAATCTAAGCACTGTAGCAGATGTTATTTTGAACGAGATGGTTTGTCCGAGGAAAGCCAATTATTAATCGATCCGAAAAGTAGATACGAATATTATGAGATTTCGGGTTTCGCGAGACATAACAGAGAAATTCAGCCATTCGATAGAATCTCGGTTAACTACAGATTCAACAAATGGGTTGTGCTAGAAATCGATAAGCGGGATAAAGCAGTAAAAGCTACTAACGGATTTGAGTGTCGTTGGTTTAGTTTTGATTGCATTACTATCGAGGAATCACTTACCCCACCGAAAACAATTAAGGAGCAAATTAAATGCATTTTAAACAAAATTGCGCATACCAAGATAATGAAGGCAATTACTGGTTTGTTCGTTGGGTAGGTGAAGATACGGTAATCGCCCACTTTTTAAATTTTACAAAACCTCATTGCTTACCAAGCGATTGGATCGATACTTACGTATTCGACTCACAAACCGGAGAGATCAAAATTGCTTTCCTACCGGAAAAATCTGATATTGTTCTTAATGATGAAATGGTATTAGATTATAATATAAAGCATACATTTTTCAACGAACTCAAAAATTGCATTAAACGTCTTTGTACGAGACCGGCAGATTTTGAGAAATTTGATATGGTGTATAACTTGAAATTTAAGGAACCGGGTATTATAATTACTAAAGAAGAGCTAGATAATCAGTTCTTGGTTTACTATCCTACCACAGGTCCAAGACAATGGGAACCTGCTAGTAATTTAGAATTTATGTTCAAACCGGTTAAGCTAAATGCAAAATAAATTAGAATTTCGAGAAATAGCACCATTCTTCTTGGATTGTGTTAAACAGTTAGGTTGCGCGGATTCGGATATCCACAAACAGGATTTAGACATTGCGTGTAGATGTCCAGTTTGTGGAGACTCAAGAACTCGCAAGAACTTAAAACGATTACATCTCTACCAAAAAGGAGAGGTCATCAATGTTAACTGTTTCAACGGAGATTGTTCTGTTAAGAACATGACTCCGTATCGATTCTTCCAGGATTACAATTCTCGAGTTTTTGAACAATTCAAAAACTTTTATAAGCGTAAGTTCTTTGATCAAGTCCAGGTTGAGCGAGCCGCGAAAGAGTTGAAATCTGAAAGCTGTGATACCTGCAAAGCCTTCAATTCAATGAATATTGATGATTTGTTCAAAGTTGAGATCGCCCAGGATCCGGAAAGAGAAGCCAACAAATCTTTGATATTAGAGATGATCCAAGGTTTCGAATGGACTTTAGACGATTCAAAAGATATGGAAGCTTTCAAAAATTTGGTTGAACAAGTTAAGAAACTAGGCAACCAAGCTTTTGAAGATTTCAAGATGCTAATCAATTAAGCCACGCAGCATAAGGTCGTTTCGTAATAGGTCACTGAAAATCTATAAATATATTTGTAAGTATAACGATTATATTTTTAGAGAATTAGGTGACCTATTTTGTATACAAACAACTACCGTGTTTGCTTGGATGATTCTATCCAGTCAATCCACAAAGAATTTAGAGATCACGCTAGAGCGTTGTTAGTATCGCTTGGTGTAGATCCTAGCCCTTCAAACGTCTCGAAACTTCGAGGTGTCAAAATTCCCGGTGGTGTTAAAATCTCAGTAGAAGATAAGGATTATCTCGTCTACGAGAATTCTTCGTTTGTTCAAAAACTAGAACAATGGATTTTAACTTACCCACTATCACTTCCAGCGAAATACCTTGCTTTATTCATTTCCGGTTCGGTAGATCCGAGTTTTGACTTTAGTCATTCTGTGCAATTAGCTGAGAATTTCAAAAAGAATCCTACGGATAACTCCTTATGGACTTTGAGAGCCTTCATCAATAATGATAAGTTTTTGAATGAGCATCTATACGAAATTTTAGTAAGCGAATTCGGTGGATGCGATTTGGGTATCCAAAATCTGGCTAGTATGTTTGATTTTAAATCCGGTAAGCAAATTACATACCGCGAAAAATCTTACTGGGTTTTTGAAGTTCCTAAGGATATCAAATTGAATTTGGTGGGTCAATATCTTGTTGACCCAAACTCCAAAGCTTGCGGATCAATCGAAAATTTGGAGGCCTGCTAGATGAGAATTAATCCGAAATTCGAAAGATTCCGTTACTTCGAGATTTATAACCCGGAATTACTTAAACATATCGAATCCCAAATCGACGTGGATTACTTCCCTAGAGGGAATGATCCTTACTTAAATGAATTTGTAGATTCTATTAAATTATACATTAAACAAAAAATTAAAGGATAATAAAATGTGCGTTACCGTAGCAATTAAATTACCAAGAGATCGTGAGACTGGTAAACCAACCAAGGACTCGCAATGGACGTTATTCAAAATTCGCGATCGCGCATACGATCCAGTTTACCAATTCAAAACATTACAAACTGACAAATCTACCACTTTGTTCTTAGTAGACGAAGATTCGGATTGGACGGAATGTATTCGAGTAAACAACGCATCTGGAGATACTGAGTTGATGTTTGTTAACTCTGCCTTGAACAACTCAATGGATAAGAAAGACGGTACGTCTAAATCTAAAACCGTTAAGAAAAACGGCAAGAAAGCGGATCACGGATTAACTGCGCGTCGCGCAAGTCGCGAGATGAACTTGAAAGAAGCTTTGAAATCTTTCCAAGAAATGAAGTTTGATGGTTGTACTTTCGTTTCAGATGGTGACAAATGTTTCTTGATCGAATCTTCGCTTCCAGCGGATGTTAAGAAAGAATTGAAGGCTAAGAAAACCAAAGAAGGTGCCGAAAATACTTTACGTTCTGCGGCAAAAGAAGAAGATTATGTGTCTACAGTAGAAGAAGTTACTGATTGGTTGTGCGTTCGTACAAATCACGGCGTAACTAACGAAGAAGCCGGTTACCAAGAAAATGATGGTATCTCATTCGAATCTAGTACTTCCAGAAGAGAGAAAGCAGAAGAGTATATCAAAGAGCACGTTTTCGAAGTTTCAGATATTCTGCCAGCGGTAGATGCTATGGGTGAAGAATTCATCGAGAAAAATGCTTTCTTACGCCCACGTCGCGTTAAAGAAGAAGTAGAGAAGATCGCAGAGAAAGACCCTGATTTCAAATCGATCATCTATTCTACATCAGCGTTCGTAATGACCAGTAATGGTAGTATTCGAATTAAATTGTATGATGCAAGCATTAGTGAAATCAATATGGGTAAGATCTATAGCCAAGATTTCCCAATCAATGTAAGTATCGAAAGATAATAGTAGGAGCACAAAATGAACGGCGCAAACATTACAGATTTAAATCGTCAAGTTTCGGAAGAACAAACGTTCTTCCTAACTTTGGTTGAACCATACAACAACGTGGATGATTTATTCTTTAGTTTATTCAAAGCATTCCCATTAGCGGTAGTTCCAACAGAACCGGAAGCTTTGATTGAATTCAAATCTAAATTAGAAGAACTTCTAAACTTTGCTGAAATGCAAGATGTAGATGTATTAGTACAAGATCGTAACGCTTATCAAAGCTTCCGCGTTAAGAGTTTAGAAGATTTTGATTACGGTACCCAATATGTCGGGCATACCGATAAAGAAGTTACTCCAGAATTACCAGATATGGGTAATTTTTGGTCTATTGCCAATGAGCCATTCGAAGTAAATTTCAATGCGGTTTATGATAATATTCTAGATCCAATTGATCAACGTTTTACCGCTCGTGGAGATCTTTTGCCCCAAGGTCAAATCGATCTTCCAGATAGCACATTCGATCAACGCCATCGTTTAGGCGCTAATAACCAAAGCGAACTTCGTATTGTTGACCGTCTTTCAAAATATGGGGAGAGCTTCCCATTCTTAAACGAAAATGGACAACTTTCTGATTCTGCTCGCGCAGAATTTGAAGAGCTTTTGCTTTCAGAAGCCACTGATGAAGATCTTTTAACTTTCCTAGACAAAGGCATCGATGCAGTTAAAGGTGCTGGAAGCTTAATTGGCGCGGGTCTCGAGAAAGTGGGTGATTTGATGGGAATCACAGATAAAGGTCGTGAGCGTAAGAAAGAGAAGGAAGATCGCAAGTACGAACTTAAAAAACGCGCTGAAGAAGATAAAGAACGCGAAGAGGAACGTAACGAGAAGAAAATCGAAAAAGCTGAAGAGAAAGCTGAGAAGGCAGAGCGTTTAAAAATTGAACAAAATCGCGCGAAAGAGAGTTTAGCGGATGCTAAAGATGATCTAAAAGATGTCGATGTAGAGAAAGCTGCAGAGGCTTCAGTAGCTGGTAAGAAGAACGACCCAGCTTTAGTCGATAAAAATAACGCGGTAAGCAAAGCTAACCAAGCTATCAATAAAGCTATTGAAGTTAAGGTTAATTTTAAACCAGTATCAACTGAGAAAGGCAAAGTAAATGCTCAGTTTAAAGAGAAGGTTAAAGAGATTAAAGACTCTAACAAATCTAATTAAGGTTAATTTAAATGAAAGATAAACAATACAAAGATTCTTTCACCTATCGAAATGCGGAGTGTATCAACTCCGCAGATCCCGAAGAGATTACACTAGCGTGTAATAAAGAGAGCCTGTTAGAACATCCGGATCTTTCGATGTTGCATAATTACGATTGCCACGAAGATCCAATTGCTTTGAATATGATGACTCAAATTCATACTGCATTAACCGATCCGAATGTTTGCAAAAAATCGAGCTCTAACGGTTCGAGTATTGTTGAACAAAACTCGCAAACTACGAATACACATTTACAAGCAGGCGAACAAGGCCCTCGAGGTCCAAGAGGTTATCCAGGTGAACCAGGTCCTCAAGGTCCTAAAGGAGATACTGGCCCTCAAGGTGAGCGAGGAGCTCAAGGACCAGCCGGCCCTCAAGGTGAGCGAGGATTCAAAGGGGATCAAGGCGAACGTGGAGCTCAAGGCCCAGTGGGTCTTCAAGGCCCTCAAGGCGAGCGTGGCCCTAAAGGTGACAAAGGTGATCGCGGTGAGCGAGGTCTTCCTGGAACCCCAGGTCCAAAAGGAGAACGCGGAGACGTAGGTCCAAGAGGTCTTTCTGGTATCTCTGGTGGAAAAGGTGAAAAAGGCGATACTGGCCCCGCAGGTCCAATAGGCCCAGAAGGTCCAAGAGGGTTCCCAGGTGCTCAAGGCCCAGTAGGTCCTAAGGGAGATGCTGGTCCTAAAGGGGATCGAGGTGATGTTGGCCCTCAAGGTGTTCAGGGTTTGCAAGGACCGGCAGGTCCAGAGGGGCAACGAGGAATCCAAGGTATTCCAGGTGAACGAGGTCTACAAGGTCCAGCCGGTCCTCAGGGTGAGCAAGGTGCTCCAGGTCCTAAAGGGGATCGTGGTGATCCAGGTCCTCAGGGTCCTAAGGGGGATCCTGGTCCTCAAGGTGAACGTGGTCCAGCTGGACCTCCTGGTGATGCAAAATCTTTTGATAACACTATCAAAACTTTCAATCTTACCGGAAACGCAAAACTTGCATTCAACTCGTTAACAAGAGCTGGCGTAGTATACGGAAGTGTCGAAGCGGAGAAATCTGCGATAATTTCACTTCCTTATCCATTCTATACCGGTTCATACTTTGCGAATGCGTTTAGCGCTAAAGGGACTGCGGCGACTTACTTGGTTATTGGATCTACCAACAACGAGGCTAGTAACACCATTACAGTAACTCAAATGGTTAAAGCTAAGAATCCTAAGGTAGCAGAAGGGGAAGTAGAGAAGTTTACTATTTTCTTAAACTCTCCAGTTATTGGCATTCCAGCATAGACGAAGTTTCGCTCAACATAAAAAAAAATCTCCAAATTTTCGCGTAAGCGATTATCTTGGAGATTTTTATTTAGTTGAATAGCTTGAACATATATTAGATGTTTATTATAATACTTAACATATTATTAGGAGTAATTTAACATGCAGAAATTAACAGTTGAAGAATTATTAGAGAAAGATCTGAGTTGGTTTGATACTTGTAGCGATGAAGAGTTAGAATATTACATTGAAACATTAGAATCTGCGGCAGCGGGTGATCATATTACTCAGCTTACGCTGAAGATTCTGATCAACAGTTTATATGGGGCCCTCGGGAATAAACATTTTATTTTAGCGAATCCCGATATGGCTGCGGCGGTTACTTCAAGTGGTCGCTTCTTTATACAATTAGTTGCAAACAACGTGGAACGTGAATTGCAAGCATTGTTACCTTCGGATGAACCTTACGTGATATATGGTGATACGGATTCCAGTTTTTCATCTACTATGCTTCGCATAAACAGTGAAGATATTACAATAGGTGAGTTATTCGATTCTATCAATGCTGAACCTATTATCACGAGTTCTGGCGTTGAAGTTAAACGCGTAGAAGGTAAACAATCTCTAACATTCGATATGAAACGAGGAGTTCATTATCAACCGATTGATTATGTAATGCGACATAAAGTGAAAAAGCAAATGTATCGCATCTCTGCAGGTGATAAATCTGTTGAAGTAACTGGTGATCATTCACTGAAAGTGATTCGCGGAGGATCTCTGATTGATGCAACCTCTACTGATCTTCGCGGTGGCGATATTCTAGTAGTATTGCAGGATTCAGAAAATTTAAGTTTTGAGTATAGTACTGATATCAAAGTAGAAGATCTTGGAATTGTTGAAGATTATGTCTACGACATAGAAGTTCAAAATACTCATAGCTTCTTCGCGAATGATATTTTAGTACATAATTCATTCTATTATAGTATTAAAAATATCGTTAAACACAAATTTGGAGAAAACGCTAACGCGTCAACTCCAGGTATCATCGATTGGGTGGATTCTTTTGAGAAGAAAGTCATTCAAAAGATTATTCAAGATTCTGTTGAAGAGTATGCTGAAATTTTAAACATTCAAGATCTATCACAAATTGGTGTAGAGCGAGAAATTATCAGTGATCGAGCGTTCTTCGTAGCTAAGAAACGTTACGCGGCTCGCGTATTGGATATGGAAGGTGTACGATTCAATTTGGATGATCCTTATATCAAAACCATGGGATTAGAAATTGCCAGATCTAGCACACCAGCTTGGGTTAAGAAGAAATTGCAAGAATCTATCTCGGTCATTTTAGATAATGATCAGTATGGTGTTCGTAAATGGCGAGACGAAACAAAACTTCAATATCAAGATCAACCATTAGAGAGTATTTGTGCAGTTCAAAGTGTAAACTCTTTGGATTACAACCTAGGAGATAAAGGTATTCCTCAAGGATCTAAGGCTGCGTTAGCTCATAACAACTGGGTTAAGCAACAAGGTTTAGAAGATTCGATTGAACTTTTACAACCTGGAGAAAAGTACAAGCGTTGTTACCTTTTAACTCCAAACAGATTTGGAACCGAGATTATCAGTTTTGGTGATCCAAAAATTGCAAAAATTATTGAAGAGGATGGTATTTTTGATTATCAAACTAACTTCCAGAAACAATTCGAGCAACCGCTAGAGCGAATGGTAGAAAGTATGAATTATGATATTCGAGATGTTCCGGTATTTGGAAGCTTGGATGATTGGTAATATGGAGCAATTATGAAATATGAAGATGATTTAATGTATGCTAGTGAAGCGATTCAAAAGATTGCTTCCGAAGCTATGCAACGCGTAGAGAATTTGTATAAATTGAGATTCCAGATACCAAGAGACCCAGAACCCACGGATTATACGCCTACGCGTACCACTCCAAATGTTCGATCTGAATCGGTAACTGAAAGTATTCCGGTACCAGAGAACGTCGAAACTTCGTTCGACTTGGTAGATAACTTTATGCATAACATTCCGAAATCGAAACCTACAGTTAAACCTAACTTAAAGCCAGTATCTGTTTCAACTTCGATCGATCAAAGACCGGAAAAAATTGATAGTAATTTACATGGTTTAACGCTATAATATAACCAATCAAACAAATTACTTTTGGAGTAAAAATGATTTTAATAGATTTAAGTTCAGCGTTTCATAAATGTACGCATGGTTTAGCTGCTGGTATTTTGAAAGAAACCAAAGCGGATTTCGTGGATTTGAAACTCTATCAAAAAGAGTTCAATCTTTCAATGTTGAACGTTCTCTGTACGCATATCAACATGTTTCGCGAATACGCGACAGAGATTGTAATTTGCTTGGATGAAACTTCCGGACGAGGTAACTGGAGAAAGAAAATCTTTCCAATGTACAAATATGCTAGACAATCATTTCGTCAAAGTTTTACCAAGTTTGACTACAAAGATGCGTACGTCTTATTTGACAATTTTGTAAAATCTTTGAAAGCTTCTCAGGCTAAGACATTATTCAAAGTAGTGGATGTAAATCACTGCGAGGCGGATGATTTGATTTTAGTTTTAGCGAGACACGCCGCAGAGCAAGGTGAACCGGTCATGATTTTATCACCAGATAAAGACTTTATTCAATTGCAAGATAATCCTTTAATCCGCCAATACAGTTGGATGACCAATAAAATTCTGCGCGTAGACGACAAAACTGGAGATGTTGAAAATGGGATGCAGGAGTGGTTATTAGAGCATGTATGTTTAGGTGACCAAGCGGATAATGTTCCGAGAATTGTAGACTTCAAAGAGTTCAAACCCGGAGTTCGCGAATATTTGGTAGAATCCGGATTGATTGAAGAAGATGAAGATGCTTGGAGTTTTAGCTCTAGCTACTTCAACTATGATGATTTTGAAGCTTTTGGTGGGGTCTTTGAGCGCGAAAAATTTGGTTTAGCCACTCTGAAGAAACGAATTAAAGAAGTGGGTGGTTTGGAAAACTTCTTAGATTTAGATCCTTGCTATCGCAAAAACTATTATCGTAATAGACAACTTGTGTTGGAAGAAGGGATTCCGATGGCTCTGCGCGAGCAGATAATTTCGGAATATCAAGATGATTCGAAGAACGTGCAAGATCCGGCTACCAAGTTGGTAGAAGGGTTAAAATTGCAAGGTACAAATTTACCGGATTTGATTTCTAATAAATATATTAGTGAACAACAATTAGGATCTTTATTAGATTGGTAACTAGTCTAATAAATTTGAGGAGTAAAATTAGATGTCAAAATGCGCAAAACCCATCCATAAGAAAATTCGTATCCGTAAGGATTTTGTTTTAAATGGTCAAAATGTTTTTGAAGGGGACTTTTTAGAAGAGCGAGATATTAATCGCGAGTTCCAAGGTAAGATGCAAGGTCTTATTCGTCGCGGATTCATTGAAGTTTGGTATGAAGAACCAAAGCCAGAAGAACCGGTATGCAAACCAGTAGATTGTATCGATCAAAAATTAGAATGCTCGGAGAAATTTGAAGTCCAACCGGACTGTGATAATCATTCTCACGAGCTTAAGCAAATCGAGGTTTCTTTAAAAGACCAAGCATTGATCGATCAAGCGGAAGCGTCCAAAGAGAAGCCGCGTCGAGGCCGCCCTGCTAAAGCAACTTTAAGGGGTTAATCAAATGGCGAGTGAATACATTAATGAACATGAACTCGCCCTAATGCTTTCAATTGGTCGAAATTGTCGCAATTTCGGAGAACCTGCACGTGAGTGCACCACCGAAGCCCGCGAAATCTTCGATGAAGCTTATAGCAACTATAAGAAGTATATGATAGAATTTAAAGGAAACAAATCCAATCCTTTAGTTCAAGAAAACTTTAAGAAAGCATTAGAAGTTTCACCTTATGTTGAACCGACACAACATGAAGTCGCTAGAGCTTATGAATTAATCTTATTATTAAGTCGCAGATGTTTACGTACTTTTGGTCGTAATAGTCACTTAAGCGAAGATGAATTAGGATCTTTAACATTCGAGCGATGGGTTCGCTATCGCGAAAATTTCGATCCTTTGAAAAAGTCTGATATTTCCGGTAACAGGGTTAATGCGTTTGCTTATCTTACGCAAGTCGTTCGCAACATTATTTACGGTGAGTATCATCAACACAATAAAGAAGTTTCAAACGAGGAAGTTCCGGAAGGTGTTCTAAGCTCTTTAGTAGATGAAAGTAACTTACAAGAGCTCGAAGAGTGTAAGAATATGCTTCTCAAGGAAAGTTTAAAATGCTCAGATTTCGAAAAATGTTTGAAAAACATAGCTCGAAAATATGAGATGGAGCCGAATCTTATTATCAAAACCGTAGTGTTTTATGATTTAAAACCTCAGATTGATGCTAATATTCTCGCAAATAAATGGGATTTCTAATGGTACCAAACACTGCATTTCTAAGCCCTAACATTTATGGAGAAATTTCTAACGCTAATCAGTTGGTCAAATACATCCGTTTGATGTTAGGGGAACCGGTAATTCAAGTAGAATTGACTGACGAGCATATCCATCAAATTATTCGAGATACCGTAAAGACTTACACGGATGTAGTTTACGGTTTCTTCGAAACTGCTGAGTTAGTTGAAGTGGATTTAAGACACCCGGAAACTTACAGTTTTCGCTTCATCGATTGGGATGAGGTTACGCAAGTAACTTACCAGAATGGTAAAACTTGCATCCCTTTCAAATGGGATTCGATTAAACGAACTTGTAGAATTCTAGGGGATATTAATCAATCTATTCTTATTATTAAAGGTCAAGCAAGATATCACGTAGATGAAGAATTTGATTTGATCTTTAATGAAAGTTGGGTGAAAGATTTCGCTAAAGCGAAGAGTCAATTGCTTTGGGGTCAAATCGTTGGTAAGTACTCGCAAAGTTTAGTCGGTGGGGCTACTATCAACTATGATCGATTGATTAGTGAAGCTCAAGCTGATATTGAAAAATTGATGGAAGAGCTCCAAGAAAAATGGGTAGACCCAGCTCCGGTGTTAGTCGGTTAGTGGGCTAGTAGGCTAGTCAGTTAATTTAAAGATCAAAAGATCTCCGCAATCGCGGAGATTTTTTTTATTTCTAAAGTCTCGAGTTTTGTTGAACGAAACTCAACACCTTTGAAAAAAAAAAGTTTTATAGTGGTTGATTTCTAGTTTTAGTGGTATTATAATACACTCATTAAGTTAATCAGGAGATTCAAATTATGACAAAATTCAAAAAAGGCGATTACGTACAAGATTTAAAAGGTAATGTTTATGAAGTGCAAGAGGTGGATTCACACACGTGTGAGATGCCATATCTTTTAAAAGCGGTTAAACGCGCGGTTGCGGAGATTACTAAAACCACGCCTTCTGCTTATGAAGGTTACTTTGGGTTTGCGCATGTTGGAGATAAACAATGGGTTTATAAAGACGCTGCAGTTGAGCGAAATGAGCGAAGATACGGTGAAGATTTCAGTGATGTGCTTACCACGGGTGACCTAGCTCTTTTCGATCCGCAAGCGGTTAAACCATTCAAAGAAATCCGTTACTTCAAAGGGGATGTCTGGGAAGACCAGGATGGCAATCAATTTAAAGTTTTAGAAAACTGCACCTACGGTGACGCTTCTTGTAAGGTAAAATTGATCAAACGAGTAACAGATCGCATTATCGTGGGTAGTTGCTTCTACGAAGATAATTTCGAATTTGCTTGGTGTGTAGTAGACCGCCACGTTTATGAGGTGCTTATTCACGAAGATGAAGTGTTTATGTGCGAAATGATGCCTGTACGCATCAACAATAATGCGCGAACTATCCAAAACACCAAACCGGAAGATCAACGAGAAGCGAAATCTAAATTGCTCGAATTGGTAAAACAAATGCAGACAACCGCTGAACCGGATGCCTCTTTCAAAGATCGAATGAAGCAAATCGCGACTAAAGCTAAAGTTCAACATGCTCTTGAGGCTATAGAACAAGCCGCGAATCGCGGAGAGTTCTCTATCTTCATCCCGAACGGAATTTTTATTCGCGAAGAATTAGAAGCTTACGGTCTTACCGTAAACGGTGATGTGGTGACCTGGGCATAATGAGGGTAAAATATGAATTTTAATGTAAAGCCGGATTTCTTACACATTGATGGACAAGCGGTTCCAATTTTAGTATGCGACCGCGAAACTGTACTATACTATTTTGATGTAGTACAACAATTAGAGCATACCGATCCGGAACAATTCCCGAATGCCTACAAAGAACTACGCAATCGCGTAATGCGTTTAAGAATGGCAATGTATTACCGTTGTGAAATTTCCGGGGAATTGAGATTGTTAAGTTCTTTATGTTTATTCGAAGATAAGATTGTGTTTACTCGAGTAAAACGAGCTATCTTGCGTGAACGCAAACAACAGGAAAAACTCAAGGAACGCGAAATGAAGAAACAACAAAAGATCATCCAAAAAGAAGAAGCTAAAGAACAACGCAAACAACAAGCTTTAGCTAAGCGCGGCAAAACTCGATTGGAAATCGCGATGATGAATGGTCGGGTAACTGAGGAAGAATTCAACACGGTAGATAAGACCATTACTCCGGAAGACTACCAAAAAGAATTTGAACTTCTTCAAAAATCCGGATTGCTTTCGATGATTGAGAAAGATCGGTTACCGAAAGTAATGACGCATGATATCATTTTAGAACGAATCTATCAGCTCAAAGCAGATCGCGCTACCGCGGAGTTTATGCAAAGCTTACGGAGTTAACCGATTTGGTATGTGCTTTTGATAATATTAAATATTAATAACTTTACATATTAACTTAAGTACGTACAAAAGAGGTTAAAACAATGGCATATAAATCTCCAGGCGTTTACGGGGAAGAAAGAGCGTTACGTTTTGCAAGACGTAATCCTTCTGCTATCCGCGCCGCATTCGCTGGTAAATTTAGCAAAGGTCCGGTAGGTTATGCTTTACCGATCACCGACATTCGTGAACTTGAGACTCATTTCGGTACCCCGAACGATCTCAACTATAACGATTTCTTCCAAGTTGCTCGATTCTTAGAATATCATCCAGGTATCTTCGTTTCTCGCGCAGCGAACTTAGATCATACTTTCGATGCTTGCGCTGACGTTGGTGTAGATGTTGACGTAACTGTTGATGTTTCTATCAAATCTTTCGAACTTGCTGGGCAAAATCCTTTCGGGTTCAAGAAAGGTGACATCGATCGCATCAAGAAAGTTTTCAAAAAATTCGATCGCTTTACCATTTCCGGTGACAATGCGAACAACGGAGCTATCTACACCGTGTTAGACGTAGACAACTTCGTGTTTGTTCCAAAATTAAAATTTGATGTCTTCAAAGATGATCAATTAATGCGCTTATCTGGTGCCACTAACGCATCAGTAGAAATGCCAACCCAATCAAAATTCAATTCAACCCCAACTTCAGATCCAGTAGGTACTGTAGCCAACGAAGCGTTCATCGAATCTCCGGATGCTTTTGATCTTTACAGTGATTCTTATGCTTGGAATGATGTTAACTCTCCAATGAGCTTCTGGGCAAGATCTCCAGGTTCTTGGGGCAACAGTGTTCAAATCGCTATCGTAAAACCGGAAGATTTCAAAGTGAATTATTCCGCTGCGGATTTAACTTCAGCAAAATTAGCGTTTGATGGTGTGGTCGTAGACCAAGCGTTCCGTCAACCAGTTACTCCAGGTAATGTAGGGGTTTTAGTTGCTTTAGATGGTCAAGTAGTTGAACAATTCGTAGGTACCGAAAATCGTTCAGGAAAAGGTAGTTTTATCGTTGATGAAATTAATCTAAAATCAAACTATATCTTTGCTCGTCGTGGTATTGGTACATTGTGGTCAACTGCGTTTAGCGCAAGAGATATCAATCGTCCATTACAACTTTTAGGTGGATTGGATGCTGAAGTTTCGGTGACCGATATTGAGAATGCTTATAAAGTTTTCGAAGATCAAGACACTTACAAATTCGATGTAGTTATCGCTAACGAAATGGATGAAGGTTTAAGCGCGGTGAATTTAGCAAGAGCTCGCGGAACAGTAACCGCAATTGTTGGTGCTCCTTACAACTTGTTTGCTAGCAAAAATCCAATTCATATGATCGATGCAATGGTCGACTGGCGTGAAAGTATGCATATCGTAGATGGTTCAGCTTGTTGTGGTAACCAAGCTCAAACTGTAAATGCGATGGTATTGAAATATGATAACGCGGTTATTGGTGGTAACTATCTTGCTACTTATGATACTTACAACAATAAACATCGTTTGATTAACGTAGCTGGTGACTTAGCTGGGGTTCGTTGTGAAACTAACGATAAACACGGGGCTCATAAAGCTTCAGCGGGTGTTCGTCGTGGCGTATTGAAACCAGGCGTTCGCCTAATCTTCAATCCTTCACAAGCTCATCGTGATATCTTGTATAGCCACAATATCAATCCAATTGTTGCTATGAATGGTGTTGGTAACGTAGTTTGGGGTAACCGCACTTTAGCAGAAATGGAAGATCCTTTCATTAGCTGGCACGTACGCTCAATGACTAACGCGATTGTTCAAAACGCTTCAAGTGTTTTACGTCAATTTGTGATGGAAAACATCAATCATTACGTAATGCAAGGTGTAGTAAGTTCATTATCACCGATGTTGAATTCGTTCAAAGCGGAAGGTGGTTTACAAGATTTCTATGTAGATTGTAGTGATCGCAACAACTCACCAGAAACTATGGCAAATAACGAATTGATTGTAGACGTTTACATTCTTCCTACCGGAGTTGCTGAGTACATTCGTTTACGCGTAACCAACACTGGTTTCGAAAGTATTGCGACTGTAATGCAACGTGAAGACTTAAGACGTTAAGGCTAATTGATTAAGTTATAATAAAACATACAACTAAAAATCTCGAAGTTAACCGCTTCCGCGGAAGATTTCGAGATTTTTTATTTTTTTAATTTAAAGTGTTTGAGTTTTGTTGAACGAAACTCGAGAGTTATGAAAAAAAAAATTTAAGCGAATTTTATAATATAAATATGTAAATCATTCTATACAATTATTCATTAAACCTAACGAAGGAGTACAGAGTTGGGATTATTTCAAAAATTATTCGGTTCGAAGGAACCAACAGATTTCGCAAAAGCGGGTAATGAAGCACCCGAAGATAAAGAGCAAAATTCGCTTAACGAGAACTTTACTGGTTCGTTGGGTGGCGGTATGCCAGGTTTTGGTTATGATTCTACAGTAGGTTTCCAAGGCAATCCGAGTTTCGGGTTGGGCGGGGCTATTGGTGGCGAAGGCAACTTTATCGGAGATAGTTTCTGGGACGTAGGTGGCGTGTTTACCAGAGCTTATGGAAATCCAGGTCTTCAAGAAGTCGAAAAATCTTACATTATGCACCAACGCGCCATTTCACTATACCCAGAAGTAGCAATTGGTATTGAAGAGATCATGCGCGATCTTTTCCTCAAGGATGATCCGTTAGTGTTAGAAACTGAAGGCGAAGACGATAAAAATTTCGAAATAGTTAACGAGATCTTCAACGAGTTCAAAAAGAAACCTTTCGTAGTGATCAACGGCATCAAAACTCCGGATGCTTTGATTACATTCAACTTCTTAAAACAAGCGTACATCGATGGTCGTATGTGCGTTTTAAGCTTGGCAATAGACGCTAGCAAATTCGTAGGTAAAGAAAAAGCAAATGCTAAAAATATGCACGGGATGTCGGGTACCTTGTTGAACGAATCTATGGTTCATTGGAAATCAAAAACTGCGTTTATCAATCCAGATCGCATCACCGAAAAGGATGTGGAGTACTTGATTGAATCTGCAAACGATTTCTATGAGCCGCTATCTGCAACTAAGGATGGGGTTAAAACTCGATTCGATAAGAAAACCGGTAAAGCAATCCGAGATCCAAAAGGTTTGCATGACGAAGATTCTCCAGATAACTCAAACAAAATCCGCGTCTTTATTCCAATTGATCCTTTGAAAGTAGTTGAACAAGATGGGGTCACCTACTATCAAGCGGGTCGCTCAAACAAAATGGAACTTAAACCAGAGCAAGTCATCCAAAGTGACTTTGGTCTTTTTGATGTGACCGGTGCCCGTCACGGTTTCTTATTGTATGCATTCAAATACGCAAACCAATTGCAAGCTCTGCAAGATATGCTGATCCCGATGCGTTTTAGACGTTCGGTAGCTCGACGAGTATTCAACGTAGACATCTCTAACTTACCGCAAAATCGCGCGTTAGCGTATATGCAAGATCTTCAAACGAAGTTTAAGTATAAGAAGCGTTATGATGCTACTAGCGGTAAGATCGTAAGCACAAATAACGAACCTACCGGAATCGTAGAAGATTATTGGTTTGCTAATCGTTCTGGAAGTAAAGGGACTACAGTAGAGACCATTGATGAGGCGGGTAACTTCCAAGATAGCTTGGATGATATTATGTACTTTAATAAGAAACTCTATCAAAGTATGTTTATCCCGTTGCGTCGAATTTTCGAAAGCGAAGCGAGTTACGATTACACCGCAAACTCCATCGAAGTGGATGAATTGAGATTTGTTAACTTCTTAGATCGCGTAAGATTCGTTTACTCGAATGTTTTCACGGAGATGTTTCGTCAAATTCTACGAGACAAACAAATTCCGGAAGAGTATATTAACGATACTTACATTTCGTTGAACTACGAAGCTTGGTATGAGAAAGCTAAAGTTAAAGAAGACTTTGAGAAAGCATTAGATCTTTACGAAACGGCAAAACCTCTAATTGGTAAATTGTTCAGTGCAGAAACCGTAATTGATCGTGTATTCGATATGTCCGCTAGTGATGTTCAAGATGAGTTTGATAAGATCAAACAGGAAATTGATGAAGGTAATACTTACTATCCGGTTTATCAAGCCAACAAAGAACAAGATGATGGTTATTAACGAATAGAGTAAATTATAATAAACAATCTCCAAAATTTTCGCTTGCGCGATTATCTTGGAGATTTTTTTTTATTTTAAAGCGTTCGAGTTTCGTTCAACAAGACTCGAAAGTTACATTCTCAAAAAAAATTTCGCTATCGCGAAGATCTTTGAAGTTGAATAAATTTTGATGTTAATCTATAATAACATAAACTTATAGAAGTGATAGAAGTGATAGGAGTATCAAATGAATTTAAACATTACTGATTTAATAGAACAACTCAAGCTTTCGGGTGTGCAAGAAGTATCGTTTACGATAAAATTTGCAGATAATAACCCAATCCCAAAAGCGGTAAAATCCAAAAACAAAGCAGCTGTGATTGAAGTTCCAGCTCCGGAAATTCCAAAAGAGATGATGTTAGGAGACCTCTAATGGCTAATTCCTACAGAGATAATATCAAAATCAAAGACAAGCAAAAATCTCAACAGAAAGACCTGGAGACTTTGCTCGGAATGCTAAACCTAAAAGGATTTCAAACCAACAAAGGCTCGAATACCTACATGCTGGCGAGTACTGTAGTGGACTTTATTAACAAAGTAATCGACCAACGACAAAACGATCTAAGCATTCTCAGTCTTTGGGATACTCAAGATTTGAGTGCTTTGGTGCCTTTGTTGTATGATCGCTATCGTTTGTATAACGAGCGACATCAACCGAAGATCTATGATATCAAAAACTTATTTCTTAAAGATCAATTAGAATATTTCAAACCAGTTCCAAGCTATCAAAAATTGGTATGTTTCGATCCTAAGAATGAGCTGGCTTGTTTGGCGTTTACCAAAACCGTCATCATTGCAAGATTGGACAACATTGCTCCAACTCCATTAGGGATCGAGTATGATGAACTCTTTGCGGGTTCGCAATTATTGTTGAACATCAAGGGTTCTGGCGACCGAGAATTCTTCGAATCTTATACGAGTGAATTTGGAGTCCACCAAGAGCGCGACTACATCATTCTCCCGAACGAAACTGGAGAAGCCGTGTTCTACCCGATTACTGACTTCCGTCAATATTCGGAGAAAACGGATGATTCGATGTCTTTAACTCTGTTAGTAAGACCTAACGATATGAAGGGGTATGGTGATGATATCCAATTTCCTTTGGTAAAAGATTACGTAGAAATTACTCCGGATTTGTTGAGATTTACTTTGACCCAACTTATGCAAAACTTTGCAAAATTTAGAGGTCTAAGTTTGCAAGAGCTTGCAGAGTTTGTTGCTTATCGATATCAGGTAGATCATAAACTTACCGAGGAAGAATTTGTAGTAGATGCGAGTAACGCAATTCTACAAGAAATCCGAGAATTTGCTGAGCGAAATCTTGGTTACCCGGATAAGATCAAAAACGTGCAAATCCTGGAACCGAGAATCTTTAATGTAAGTACTATCATTGAGGAACCGACATTAAATCATAAATTGCAACACTATCTAAAAGATAATCTTGCAAAATTTGAAGATATTGAAAAACTCAAAGAGCGAGTCTATCAATTAGTGGATATGTTCTATGCAGTGACATTCGGATTGGATGCAAACTTTGCGAAATCGCAAAATCCTTGCAAGATCCAAGTTTTGGAAGCTTTGGTTGAAGACGAAGATTCCGATGTTGAGAGATCACAAAAGTGGACCAAAGTTCAATTGTTCGATCATATTCACCAGGGTGATGGTCGTTGTTGTTAGCGGTTAATGGGGATTATATGAACCCAACTTTAAACTTAGAAGTTGATTTTAAAATTTTGGCGAGCGGAGAAAGTGTTAAGCTTTCTCCAATCTCTTCCCAGATTGAAAAGGCCGCGTTAGAAGCTCAAGCTATCCAGGAAGATGAAGATATTGCGTTTACGCATATTTGCAAGTTATACGGGGTTCCGGAAAATCTTTCGGAAGATTTGAAATTAGCTTGCTTGCTGAAAGTACGTGAGATTTCAAATGGTGGAGATTGCCACTTAAAGTACAAATGCCCAAAATGTAAACGAGTCACGGAATCAGTGATTATGTTGGAGGATATGTTAGACTTTAGCTTGTTTGATAAGATCGAAAGATTCCGAGATGCTAAACTTAAAGATTTAAGTGACATAAAATCTCTCGAGCCGGAAGATATCAAAATGTCGGAGGTGTTCGATTATTTTGAAGAAAGACCACAACTCCAAAACTTGGAAGATGTTAAAGACTTGGCGCTGTCGCTGAAAGCGAGATTTCCAAAGTTTAAACATACTATGACCAGCCGATGCATTTTATGCGACTTTGAGAATTTAGTTAACGTAGATCGCCAGTTTGTGGTTAAATCACTAAGCACCCACTCTATCGCGGCCATGTACCAAGTTTATCATAAATTAGTCATTAATGGATTTACCAAATTAGACGTAGATTCTATGCTGCCGTTTGAACGAGAGATCCAATCTGGATTGATCGATCAAGCTGTTCAAAATCTCAAGAGCGCAAGAGAAGGCAAACAAACACAATAACGTTGAAAAATCTACGCGTCAAGCGTATAATTTCAAGATATTAAGGCGAATAAGGAGCAAATTATGTCAGAAACCACAAAAACAGAATCTCAAAAGTTAGGTGAACAAATCTTGGAATCTCTGCGCAAGCAGGGTGTTAAAATTCCTGGTGAGTATCAAAAACCTAACAAACCAGATGTACCGGACTTTGATAAAATCTTCGAAGAAGCGTTTAAACGTTAACCAATTTAGCAGAATTGGTAGAATTAGTAGAATTTTTATAGTAATTGTATTATTATAATATTCAACAGTATTATTTTTATAGGAGTACAAATTGAAATTTTTAGATTCATTGAACGTTATTGGACGTTTTACAGAAACTGCGATCGTAAAGAACGGTAAAACTTACTTTACTGATGCATCAAAAACATTTTTCGGTATGGTAGAATCCGAGACTCCGGATGCGAAAGATGTTGGTTTTTACGACAACATTTCGAACTTCCAGAGAGTCATCTCGTTATTCGAAGAACCGGAAATTACTTTGGATGACGCTACGTTAAAAATCAAAGATGTTACTGGTGATGCAAAATTCGTGACTTCGGATATCCGATTGATTCAAAATCTTCAAGATATCGATATTGAGCGTGCAGTGACACAAACCTTAGCGGTAAATCCAACTTTGAACGCTACTATTACTAAAGATACCATCAATCGCATTAAAACCGCGTCAGCGGCGATTGCGAATTCTAAAGTGGTAATTCATTCTCGTAACGGTGAAATTGAATTTATCGTAAAAGATGTTGACGTATTAATGTCTTCATCAAACTCATACAAATTCAAAATCCAGGGTGAATCTACTAAAGATTGTTCAGTGGTAGTAGATGCAAGTTTCTTTGGTAAACTTGGTAACGAGTTTAACTTAAGCTTAGTCTTCTCTGAGAAAGCTAGCACGTTCCGTGCAATTCTTCAAAGCGAAGAAGCTACTATTGTTATTCCAACCGCTCACACGGCAGTGTAATACCTAAGGAGTTTTGATATGCAAAACCCGCAAAACCCACAAGAACGCAAATTCAAAATTGGTTTCAAAACTCCTACATCCTTGGTTGAACAAGTTGAACCATTACAGGATGTAGATTATTTCGATGTTAGCTTGTTTAGCTACTTCGATTACTTAACCGCTTGTGAAGATCAAATCCGTAAAGCAAGCGAAAGCGGTAGTGAGAGAGAAGTTTTCGTAGATTTTGCCAACGTGCAAGATCACGAAGATCAATATTTCTGGTTAAAATATTTGAAATGTTATGGTCAATTCATTCCGGTTAATATCGACTTGAAATTCGCTTCCATTTTTGATAAAGTCGCCTTTGGTGGCCAACCTTGTAACACAACCAGCGCATTTAAAGGTGCGTTAGAGTTCGTTGATCGAGTTGGAAACGATAGAGCTATCGTGTTCTTTAACCCAGAACATTATAGCGTAATCAAGAAGTTGAATAGTTTACAAGGAGGACTTTTCGATGCTAAGATTGCTTTGTTAGATTCAAGTAAACGCGAAACTAATGAAAAGCTTTTCTATGATATCGAAAACGATGTTATTAAAGTAGACTACGTGATTTCCATTTCTCCAATTATGCAAGCAGCTAGTGGTATCCGCTTGGATCATGCAGAAAAGGAAATCGTGGGAGATTTAGGATTTGCGAACATCGCTAAAATCAATCCAACTTTAGCACTTCAAAACATCAAAGCGTTTAAGAAATTAGCCGAAGGCTTAGAATTATCACAAGAGGATTTCGTATGATTTTGTTCCTTTGTTGTAATAGTGTAATCGAAAAAGCGGTATTGTTTACTGCACTTTCAATCGCTAAACCGGATAACTTCGAAGTTCATTCGATCTTCAACATTAGTGATATCAATCCAAAAACGATTGATAGCGCTGGTAATAAGATAGTTTTGAAAACTCCGGTAGAAACGAAAGAGATCTACAATACTAGAACGGTTAACAAACTTAAAAGTTTGGTGAAAGAGGACAAAGTTCGATTTTTGGAGATTCCAAGATATGAAAATGTCGAACCGATTAAAGAAGCGGAGACAATGGAAGTGGAAGAACTTAAAATGCTTAAGATCGAAACTCTTCAAATGAACATCGAACATCCTTCCGCGTTGACCGTTGGACAAGCCTTCCAACAATACTTGGAAAGTGAATTTGGTACGAAGTTTGATATCGAAGTATAAGTGATTTAGTATAATAAAAATCTCGAAGTTAACCGCTAAAGCGGAAGATTTCGAGATTTTTTTATTTTGAAGTGCTTGAGTTTCGTTGAACAAAACTTTCAATGGGGTTACAAATTTTTTCGTGTAGCGAAAATTTTTGATGCGGTTACAAAATTTTTTCGATACTCGAAAAAAAATTTGATGGTTGATTTTTAATTTTAGTTATATTATAATACATTCAAATCACATTAGGAGTATAACCATGTCAAAAGAAAAATTTGAGATTAAGAAATTATCGGATCGCGAACATATTGTTCACCGTCCTAGCATGTACATTGGTTCTGTAAGTAATGAACAGCACGAAACTGCTATCTTTGAAAATGTGTTCGAGGAACCAAAACTTCAAACTAAGCAATTAACGTATGCTCCGGGATTAATCAAAATCATCAATGAGGTGATTGATAACTCGGTTGACGTAATCATCAAAACCAGCAAAGGTTCAACCATCAAGGTTAAGCTTTCAGAAGATAAAGTGGAAGTACAAGATGACTCTACTGGTTTCCCAATGCCAGAGAAATTCAAAAAACTAGCAAGAGACGGTGGAACTTTGAAACGCGAAGTCTTCGAAGATCTCCCTGTGGTGATCGCTTTGGGTAATGCTCGAGCTGGTAGTAACTTCAATGATGAAGATAACTTAGGTCAAATGGGTACCAACGGGGTTGGAGCTTTTGCCACTAACTGTTTTAGTAAACGATTTGTTTGTGTCACTAAAACTCAAGACACCACCACGAAAGTGGAATGGCGAGATAACGCGCTATTGCATAGTTGTGATATCCAATATAAGAAATCAGAACCCGGTACTTCTATCACATTCTGGCCCGATCTCGCAAAATTCAGCTTGGCTGAAATCAGCGAAGATGTTAAAGATGTAATTCGCACAAGATTGGTAGTATTATCATTAACTTATCCCGATATCAAATTTTACTTCGACGGCAAGCGAATCAAAACTCCGAAGAGAATCGCGAGTTTGTTCACCACGGAAGAAACGCCGTTTGTTGAACATTCTACAAAAGACTATCAAGTACTAGTTATCGCTAACAGCGAAAAAACTAGTCATTTTAGCGTAGTAAACGGTTTGAATACACCGGATGGTGGTAGTCATATCGATCTTATCTTACAAGAAATTGTTAAAGAATTGTCGGAGACAAAAGGTCTTAATTGTACAAGAGCGGATGTGTTGAACACCTTGCAAATTGTCTTTATTGGCCGTGGCTGGAAGAACCTACGATTTAACTCTCAAACTAAAGAGAAGATTACCAACTCAACAAAAGAGACTCGCGACTATCTTGGTGACCTAAATTCGTTAGTTCAAAAAGTTAAGAAGTCAAAACAAATTAAAGACTTCATCAAAGCGACTACGCAAGCTCGTGAGCTTCGCGTAGAGAAGAAAGCGATCAAAGATGCTAAAAAGACCAAAATCAAATCTGATAAGTTCTTAGACGCTCAAGGAGATCGCGAAATCTTAATGTTGGTGGAGGGGGACTCCGCGATGGGTGGTTTGGTTCCAGCTTTAGGACGCAAAGGGATCGCATACTACGCATTAAAGGGTAAACCCTTAAACGCGTATAAATCGAGTGCCCAAAAAGTCGCCGCAAACAAAGAGCTTAGTGAATTGTTAGCTATTATTCATCAGAATGATTTTAAGAAGATTACAATCGCGAGCGACAGCGACGGAGACGGCGCACACATCACCGGTCTTTTATTAGGTTTTGTTTGTAAATTCTTACCGGAATACAAAGATAAAATCTACAAACTTCAAACACCGGTTAAAGGTGCAATGAAAGATGGTAAATTAGTCCGCTGGACTTTCAATCTTGAGGAATCCGTAGACATCAAATCGGGTGAATCTTTAATGTACTTCAAAGGTCTCGGTACACTAGATCCTAGCGATATAGACGCTGTGGTTAAACAAGTTGGTATGGGTGGTATTTTATCTAAAATGGATCTTAATGTAGAAGGTTTTGAGGAAGCGATGGAAGCTTGGTTAGGAGATGACGCGGATACGCGTAAACGCCTAATACTTGCTAATGATTTTAGTATTGCGAGTATCTAATAGATCTTGTTGAACAAAACTCAAAGGTATAATATGATACTTCAAACATAAAAAAAAGAGGATCGATAGGAGCACTCGATCCTCTTGAAGGTCTCATCAATTTAGGAGCGAATTGACGAGATATTTCTTTTTATTATTGTTATTCGTTTATAATATACACAATACGTTTATTTATTGGAGTACTAAATGCAAGAATCTATTATCAACGCAGTTCGCTTCTTCGAGCAGGATTACGTTAACCAAGCAAGTTATGATAACTTACGAAAAATTGCCAGTTTAGTCGATGGACTAAAGAACGCAAGCCGCAAAGTTATCTACACCGTCCTAGACAAAAAGATCACGGAATTGACTAAAGTTTCCCAATTATCTTCCAAAGCAGCGGAGTATGCGGATTATCTTCACGGGAGTTTAGATGGAGTAGTGGTGACTTTAGGTCAGGATTACTTGACTACTAACCAAATTCCATTATTAAAACGCAAAGGTAACTTTGGTACTCGGGCTATTCCGGAAGCTTCTGCTAGCCGTTATATCTTCGCAGCAGGGAATAATCGCTTACGCGAAATTTTCCTCGATATCGACAAATCTTTGTTAGTAGGTCAAACATTCGAAGGTACTAAAATCGAGCCAATGTACTTTACTCCGGAGCTTCCAATTCTTCTCGTAAACGGAAGTAAAGGGGTAAGTTCTGGCTTTGCCCAAAATATCCTAGCCCGCCCAGTAGATTCCATTATCAAATGTATCGAAGTTTTCTTAGAGTCTGGCGATTATAAAGCTTTAGAGTTGATCAACAAAGTTAAACCTTTTGTTGGAAACTTCAACGGTACCGTTGAGCGGGATCCGGAGAATCCACAAGCTTTCAAATGGTTGTTTACTGCAAACTTCACTATCGATAAAAACGTAGTAACTTTGTTGGATATTCCTTATGGCAGCGATTTAAGATCTTACCTACAGGTATTAGATAAATTAGATGATGATAAAAAATTCAAAAAATATGAAGATTGCTCCGACGGAGACAACTTCAAATTTGTGGTGACGTTTGATAAGAAGACTTCGTTAACCAAAGATCAAGTCATCAAATTATTCAAATTGCAAACTTCCATTACAGAGAACTTCACGTGTATGGATGAAAACAATAAGATCTTCGAAGCGGAAAATCCATTCGATATTCTAAAACGATACGTAGATATCAAACTTAGCTATATCGAAAAACGCAAAGCTCTGATCTTGGAGAATCTCAAAATCAAAATGAGTAAAGATCAATCTATCTTATGGTTGATCTTGGAAGTTATTAATAATAAAATCGACTTCAAAAAATTAAAATCTCAAGATCTTAATAAGTTGTTCACCAAAAACGAACTTTATCAAGATCCTAACGATTCACAAGAAGGGTTTGGTTACTTACATCGTATCCCGATGGGTAAAATGGTGAAAGAAGAAGTACAAGCTTTAGAAGCTAAAATCAAACAAACCAAACAAGAAATTAAAGAAACAGAAAAGACTACTATTCAACAAATGTGGTCAACTAATCTTACAAATCTTACAAACTTGACTAAGTAGAGAAATAGCATGGCAAACTGGTCAAATTCAACTAACTGGAACTCTACCGCGTACCGCGGACAAATCCGATATGAAGAGTTCAAACAAGATCACCCAAACGCGGTATTTCTTTTTAACAGTACACGAGTTTTAGTAAATGATACTAAAACCTGGGAACACGCAAAAGAGCTTTTAGGGGCTAAGAAAGGGACTAACCCGTTTTCTGCTAATGTGCAAGTTTTGATTAATGATACTCCAGTTGCGTTCAACAAGATTGAACGCCCTAGAGGTCGTAAATCTGGTCAAGCCGCGGAAAATATGGAAGCGTTAGTAGCAGTGGCCACTTTAGTGGATGTGGCGAATTATAAAGAGTTTTCAGATTTGATCAACGACCCTAAAAATTTAGAGAGCTTAGTTAAGCGCTATCAAGGAGTTTCCAGAGATCAAGTTTATAAAATTATCGATGCAGTCGCGGATGATGAAAGTTACGGTGACGCGTTTATTCAAATTGGTAAGAATATCCGCTCAGGTACTCCAATCTCCGGGAATATCGACGACTACATCGTCATCAACAAGCAAGTCTGGGATAAGCTAAAAGCTAAAGCAGCCGCATTGTTAAGTTTAGACTACGGTAAAGTTCAAGGGGATAAGTGGAATCCTGCTGATATTTTATTTGTTCGTAAGTCTTTCGACTTTAATCAATTCCAAGTAGAAGGCAAAATTGCTGAGTTTAATGAGAAATTTAACAGTTTAGTTAAACAAAGTGAAATCATTCCAGTTAGCGTTAAACAAAAAGTAGACTCTATCAAAGGTTCTCGTGGTATTGCTACTGAGATTCCTACTGATATTTCGAACATTAGTATTCGCGATATCGCGAAGAAAGGAAGCATTGCGGGTATTCCAGTTAAGCTAAGTTATGAATATGGTAAAGCAACTGATGATTCTACTATTCAAAGACGAGCATTAGGTTGGATTGAATCCAAAGGTAAAGAACATGTTGAACAAACAGTAGCTTTAGCCGCAGGCTTAATTCCGGATTCTAGTATTTGGTACCTAGCTAATGATCAATATGTTCAAGAGCATTTTGAAGATGCTAAACGTCCACCAAAAATCAAAGAAGTAATTATCTCGCTGAACTCAAAAGCGATCTGGTTAAAATTTGATAATACGTTTGCTATTGTACGCACTAAAGGTGGTAATATTCAAGTTAGCATCGAAAAAGAACGCGTAAACGCGAAATTCGTTGATCCAGATGATGTAGATCCCAGTGATTACAAATTGTTGGAGTCTTCGGAGATTGAGACTCAACTACTATCTGAATACACTTTAGTAGAATCATTGTAATAGTTTTTGTTCAACAAAACTTTGACCTGTTAAAATTAAAATTTCTCCGCTCAAGCGGAGATTTTTATTGCTTGAAATTTTTACTTGGATGTGTTATAATAATCTAACTTAATTAACATTTATTAGGAGTAAAAGAATGTGGGATGAATTAGATGACGAGCTAACAGCGAAACCTTCAGATGGTTACGATTCGCTGTTTCATAGTTCAGTATGGTATGAAAAATACAGACCTAAAACTTTAGATGAAATGATTTTACCAGATTACATCAAAGATAAGTTACGCGTTTACATTCAAAATGGTGGTAAGACTATGCCACATCTCGGGTTATTCTCAAGATTACCGGGTACTGGTAAATCAAGCTTAGCCAAAGTTTTGATGCGCGAACTTAATGCAGAAGCTCTTTGGATCAATGCTTCTTTAGAGCGCGGTATCGATGTTCTACGAACAAGAATTCAACAATTTGCCAGCCAAACCGCGTTACGCGATTGCGTAAAAATTGTAGTAATGGATGAGTTTGATGGGTTCTCAAAAGAAGGTCAAGCGGCTTTCCGTGGATTTATTGATAGTTTCCCAACTACCAGATTCATCTTTACAGGCAACTTCAAAGAGAATATCATTGAACCATTGTTAGATCGTTTAGAAGTTTATGATTTTAATAGCTTTGGACCGGCTCAAATCGCTAAACCAATTCTTAATCGCTTAGAGTATATTTTAGGGGCGGAGCATGTCCAATACGAAAGAGACGATCTTCTTAAAGTAATCAAATCCAACTTTCCGAAAATTCGTTCAATGATCGGAGCTCTCGGGGCTGGATTGCATACTAAAGAAGATGGAACTAAAGTTTTCGAATATTCTTATGTTGGTGACTCAAACAAATTAGATGAATTGATGATTTTGATGAAGCAAAAAGACATCAACAAAGTAAGAACTTTAGTTTACGGTTTAGGGTCTTGTGATCACTTGTTTGGTTATTTGGGTGAACATATCGAGCTAATCTTTGGAGACAAACAAGAAGCTTTGATCAATGGGATCATCGCGCTAGCGAAGTATCAAAGTTATCATTCATCCGCAAAAGATAAACAATTAAACGCGTTAGCGTGCTGTTTTGAGATTATGAAGTTGTTATAAATAACATCCTTATTCTTCATTTAACATTAGGAGTAGTTAATGGAAAACGAAATTAAAATCCATTCGGAGCGTACGTCGGGAGACGTAGCTCTCTGTAATTTGGCAAGTATCAACATCTATGAATGGTATTACTCGACCCCAGAAGAACAGCAAGAAATTGCGCAATGCGCAGTAGATGCATTAGATCTAGCGATTGAATTTGGAATTTGCCCCGTAACGGAAGGTCAAATTACCAATGATGAATATAAGTATATGGGAATTGGATTAACCAATCTTACGAACTTGTTAGCATCACAACAAATCGTCATTGATACTAAAGCTGCGGCGGAATTCCAAGATGAATTAATGGACAATCTTAGCTTTATGCTCTATAGAGCAAGTATGCTACGAGCTAAGAAATTAGGAGCTTTCAAGCAATTCAAAAACACAAAATGGGCTGAAGGTCTTACTCCGGTTCACATGTCATTAAAATACTTCCCGCAAGCTTGGGAGCTCACCGAATACGGTAGAAACTTTGTGAGTTCTGGTAAACTAAAACGCTGGGATGAACTTGCAAAAGAAATCAAACAATACGGTATCCGAAATGCGCAAGTTATGGCGATCGCCCCGACCGCGAGTTCTGGTAAAGCTATCAACGCTACCGAATCTACCGAGCCGGTACACGACTTGGTTTACAAGGAGGAAGGAACTAAAAATTTACCAGCATTAGCTCCAAATCTTCGCCAGAATCACCTATACTACAAATCTGCGTTTGACTGCGATCAAAAATCCCTTTTAACTAACGCGATTGTACGTCAAAAATGGGCGGATCAAGGGCAATCAATCACACTTTACTTCAAGAAAGTGGATAGCTTACGAGAGTTCACCGATTTGCATACTTATGCAATGAATCGCGGCGTTAAGAGTTTATATTATGTGAAAACTCAAAAGGCAACGGAGACTGAAGAAGAATGCGTAGCATGTGCGGTATAATAGGAGATAAAAGATGTTAAAGACAATTAAAGAAATCAAATTTATGAAGCGCGATGGGCGCATCGAAGACTTCAACGAACATAAAATGTTAAGCTTCCTCGAAAAGATCGGAATTCCGGAAGACGCGGCAAAAACCTTGCTGGGTGACTTCTTCGAAGAGATTGGAACTACTCTTCGCACGAGCGAAGTGATCTCAGCTTTAGAGCGAGTAGCAAGTCGTCGTATTACTCCTGCAAGCCCGCAATTCGAAGATTATGCTGGTATCCTATATTTGGAAGGGGTTAAGAATAAAGATTATCGCGGAAAATATCCACATCTTAATATTCTTAAAGAAGCTTCAAATATCAAATTCCCGGAAACCTTCACGGAAGCGGAGATTGAAGATCTTAACGATTATTTGAAACCAGCCCGCGATCTTAAATTCAATTACAAAGCCGCGGTTATTTTCCATTCGAAATACTGCTTGAATTTACGAGATGTAAAACACCCGGCTAACGGATCTATCAGTACGATTAAAGAGCTTCCGCAAATTGCGTATATGCGCGTAGCGATGTTCTTAACAGCTAATTTACCGGATGAAGATCGTTTAAAAGAATGTAAACGAATCTATGACAATATCAGCTTGCATAAATTCACTTTAGCGACTCCAATTATGGTGAACGCGATGACTAACCGCCCACAGACCTCGAGTTGCGTATTGATGACCGTAGGGGATCACACGGATAGTATTTTAGACATCAATCACAAACTTGGCGTAATGTCTAAAAACATCGCTGGGGTGGCTATCGATATTTCACAATTGCGCGCTCGCGGAAGCTTGATTAGTAATGGGGTGACTTCTGGCCCAGTTCCATTCTTAAAACTATTTGAAGCAACAGTAACTGCGTTCAATCAGGGTGGTACAAGACCTGGAGCTCTTTGCATTTACTACCCTTGGTATCATCAAGATATTTTAGATCTGTTAGTGTTAAAATCTAACGGTGGTACTGATGAAAACCGAGCTCGTAGATTGAAATACGCATTAAAGGTCAACGATATCTTTATTCGCAAAGTGGAAAACGATGAGGAAATCGCGTTAGTAAGTCCACACGAAGCTCAAGATCTTTACGGATTATTTGGGGAAGAATTTGAGAAAGCTTACCAAAAATACCTAGATGATCCAAACACCAAGAAAATCAAAGCTCGTGAAGTTTGGAAATCTTTCTGTAAACAGAGAGCGGAGACTGGTAATATTTACTTGTTCCATACCGATAATGCTAACAAGGTAAGTATGTTGAATGAATATATCGGTTCAAGCAACTTATGTACTGAAGTTTTCTTGCCATCGAGACCTTCTAGCAATTTCGTTGATGTAAGAGTATAAGAGTATAAAAATATAAAGATCTCTCGTTACGAGAGATTTTTTTATATTTTGAAGTGTTCGAGTTTAGTTGAACAAAACTTGAGACCTTTGAAAAATAGTGTTGATTTATTATAATAAACATACTATAATACATCATACTTTATAGAGTATAAGACAGGAGTGACTTATGTTATTTGCTGAATTCAGCGCTATTATTCTTATGATGATCCTAGCTACGCTAGCCTTGATGTTTGCGTTCGGGGTCTTATTATTAGGTTGGTTGATCGATGTAGTCTTATCGATTGTAGATGATTTAAAATTATTGAAATCAAATGGAGATAAATCAAATGTCAAAAACAATTAAAGGTCTTAAAATTTCTGCTTTAGCGGTAATGTTAACCGGTTTGAGCGGTTGTGATGAACCACAGCATCCCGTCTACGGGTTTACTCAATTAGATCCGTATCTAGCGATCTTTGTTGTGTTTGCGGTATTCGCAGTAGGTTCCTTCTTATGGGGAGTCTGGAGTATGATCGACTTCCGCAAGAATCTCACCAACGAAAGCTATCGCGGTGAATTCTTCAAATGGCAAAACACTAAAATCAGTGTACCAGGTACTGGAGGAAATGATGAGTGATCGAATTTTCTGGATTATCGCAGTATGTGTAAGTGTTTTGGTATCTTTGGTTTGCTTTGGTCTTACTGAGCTTTACATTGTTCTCCTTTGGAGAGGTGTTGAGAATTACACTTGGAGCACTGCAATTATCGGCGTAGTCGCGTGTTTTGCATGTTGGTGGTCTTTGTGGTTTGCGGTAGATAATTTATCAAAAACCTCGAAGTCTCGTTGATTTCCTATTTTAGATTTACTATAATACATTCATAGATTAAACAATTGGAGGTTCTTATGACCAACTCAACTCAAAAATCATATGAAGATTATATGCAATTCATCCGAGATATCACTGAAAGTGAAGATCGCGCAAGAGATAATGTTCGTGATGTATTAGTAGATAATCAATTCTTAATGAGTTATGACATCTACAATACACGCACAGATATTACGATCTATAATGGAGCTTCTTACGAGAAGAATTTTAGTACCAAAGCAGCAAACTTCGAGCATTTCGATCGCGAAAGTTTCGAAAGATTGCTAGATACTTCATTGTTGAAATTCCTCGGAATCGATAAAAATTTCAAAATCAAAGTGGGTGGTTTCTCTCAAAACAACTTTGAGTTGAGAAACGCCCCGATTCCGGTTACAATAGATGATCTATTAGATCTTATCGATCAAAAGAAATATCGTTCATCCGATTTGGATATTTTTGTTAAACGTGATGGTAGCGTTTCGATTACAGTTTAGGAGCAATTAGATGTCTGCACCGACCGCGATTACCCCAGAACAGAAATTTGAGAGAATTCTCTTAGGTTCGCTGACAGCGAATAAGGAGTATTTCTCAAAAGTTCTGGGTATCTTAAAACCAGATTTCTTTTCGCAAGAGCGAAGAGATATCTTCAATTCTATTAAGAAACATTACAAGGAATATTCCTTACCTCCGAGTTTGGGTGACCTTGAAATGTCCATCAAAGATACTCAAAATCAAGATCAAAGAAATCGAATTTTCCAAGAAATCCAACAGATTGGAGAATTGGATACTTCGAAGTATAACACAGATAAGCTATGCGATGAAACTTTATCGTTTGTTAAAGATGCTCTTTACTTGAAAGCTTTGGAGATTGGTAGTGAGGGTTTATTGACCAAAAACGACGATCTTAAACGAAAAGCAGAGCAGATTTTAGATGAACGAGCTAAAGTTAACATCGATAGCGACCTAGGTATCGAGTTCTCTGATGCTACTGCAGTTATCGACTATTATTCACAAGAAACGACTGGTTTGCTGACGCAACATTATTCGTTGAACGAAAGATTAGGACCTGGATTCTTACCAGGAACTTTGAATTTGATCTTAGCACCTTCCGGGGTTGGTAAATCTTTAATGATGACGGATTTAATTTCTGGGTTCATCAAAGCAGGGAAGAATGTATTATTGGTGAGTTTAGAGATGTCCGCGGAAGAAGTCATGAAGCGAGTGCACTCGAATACTTTAGAGATGCCGATTGCGGACTTCGTTCCTAGACACTTCAACAAAGATCTGTTCATCAAAAAGTTAAATGATGCCAAATTGAAAGGTTGTGGAACCTTCTGGTCTAAGGATTATCCAGCTAATAGCTTTAGCCCGTTACAACTCGAAAATTTAGTCGACTCGTTTAAAAACGAAAAGAACTTATCTTTCGATATTGTATTCGTGGACTACGTTGGGATTATGAAATCTGATATTATTTCACCATCAGCGGGGTTATATAGCTACATCAAATCGATAGCGGAAGAAACCCGTGCTTGCGCGAAACGTTTAGGTATCCCGATTATCAGCGCGAACCAGCTAAATCGTGGAGCGACTAACAACTTAGAAGCAGACAACTCTGCCGTTTCAGATTCTATGGGTAGCGTAATGACCGCAGACTTTTTGATGTTCTTACTTCAAACAGAGGAAATGAAAGAGAGGGGAGATATCATCTGTAAGATTACCAAAAACCGGTATACCGGCAAAACGGAAACTTTCCCGATGCGGGTAAACTACGAACTGATGAGATTTGAAGATCCGGAAATTCCAAAATCTTTAGAAGCTCGAAAAGAAATGAAAGATCTTTTCGAAACGAACGTTCAACAAGTTGAGCAAATCTTGGAAGAGCATCACCGAATCGATAAAGAAAACGCGAAAGCGTTAGATCAAAAGATGCGTAGCGGTTCAATTGAAACTAAGGAACCAACTTCAGCAACAAGCGCATTAGAAGTCATTGATGAATGGGCTGGATTGTTTAATTAATTTTTATAGGAGAAAATATGCAATTATTACCACAACACCAGGTCGCATTTGCGGCAATTTTAACTCTGTATCGTGCTGGTTTAGAGAAACCAGAACCAGAGGTTAAGTTCGATAAGAATACTTTCAATTTTACCGTAAACGGTAAGTTCTTTGATGAAAATGAATTTCCGTCAAACTTAGGTAACCTAATTAACATTGGAGATATTCACCTTCTTCAAAAAGCTAAAATCCAATTAGATCAAAATCCATTATACTTTGTAGTAGGTAATCGTGTAGTTTGTACTGGATCGCTGGAAGCGAATTCTTTGGACACTTTAGCTGGTTTTGCATTTCAAAATTTAGCGTGTTTCAAAACAGTTGAACATGCAGAAGAAGCTTTAGCTATGGCTAAGCGTTTATATGAAGCTCTGTATCCAAACAACAAAGCGGTAGATCGCGTAACCATCAAAATGATCAAAGATCACCCGGATGCAAAAGAACCTCGTTGTGCTTATAACGGAACTTCCGCGGCTTTCGATTTAGCGGCAGTAGAAACAGTAGAGATTCTTCCGGGTAATGACGCAGTTGTCCCTGTAGGGGTAAGATTCTCAATTCCGGAAGATCAACCGTATTACATGACTGTTCATATGCGAAGTTCATATGGTTTCAAACACGGAATCCAAAATCACATTGGAATCATCGATAGCGGGTATTGCGGAAATTTTGGCATCAAGGTGATGAATCATACTAAATTCCCAGTTACTATCAACAAAGGCGACTACTTCGCCCAAGTTTTAGTTCACAAGAAACCTCAAATCTTCTTTGAAGAACTCAATCCTTCGCAATGGGCGAAATATGAAGAGTCTCAACAACGAGGGTCTGGCGGTTTCGGTTCTTCTGGTAAATAGTTAGCGAGTTTAAAAGATCTCCAAGTTAACGCGAAAGCGTCGATTTGGAGATTTTTATTATGTGTTTTATTATAAACTAAACATTATTCATAACTCCGCTTTAGCGGGAACTTTTGAAATTTTTTTTTTTTTTGAAAACCATATCTTCAAGTTTCGTTCAACAAAACTCGCTAGCTTTGAAAAAAAAAGTTAAAAAAGTTTGAATACTAGTTGATTTCTTGTTTTGAGTGCTTTATAATACCCCACATAGAGAGATGAGTAGTTCATCGAACCCAAAACACTTAGGAGATTCAAAATGTCAAAATTACAAACTTTAGCTTACACAGTAATCGGTGCAATCTGCTTAGCGAGCGCTATTTCAACTGCTTACATTTTCTCAACAGTTGAACCAACAGCTAAAACAGCTCAAGAAGAAGTTAAATTAATGGATTTCTATAAAACCCACAATCTTCAAAAGTAGGAGATCGAAATGGCTAAACTTTCAGCAGTATACTGCACAGATCGACATGGTATTATTGGTCTCCGCGGAGAGAATACCAATTACTATCAACCAATCAACTGCAAATTGGATAAGCGCTGGTTTATACAACTTACTAAAGGTAAAACCGTGCTGATGGGCGCTAATACGGCTCGAGCATTGGTTGAGGAAACTAGCAAACTCTTACCAAATCGCAAGAATATTGTCTTAACAACAAACCGCGCATTAGCGAGTTTATTAGAGGATATCGCAGTTGCGACCGGATGTGATTTAGAGATTTGGAGTTCGTTAGAACCTTTAGAATCATATGAAGGCGCGGAGGACGAAATCGTCGTAATTGGTGGAGTTCATATTCTCAATCAACTTCATGACAAGATTGATACCTGGTATGTGACGGAATTTGATTGTGATGTAACTACTCATCGAGCTTGTTATTATCGCGATAGCGATCCGGATCCGTTTTTCTTCCCGAATATTGGGTGGACCGCGGATAATTTCATTCAAGAAGGCTTCGAGCGAGTCGCTTACAGTGCATTTTCGGATGTGGATGAGTTTACCAATCTTCCGGTTACCGGATATTTTGTAGAGTATAAACTTGTGTAGTGCTTGAAGAGCACTCGTAAGCTTTAATTTTCAAAACAATATATTAAGTACAGATTAACAATTATGAAAACAAAAGTGAAATTAGATTTTACAGACGAACAACTAACTAAATTTGATAATGCGGTAGATCTTGCTTTCAGCAAAGGCTACCAAATCGAAAAATTATTCCAGCCACCTAAAATGGTTGGAGATACTTTGATTACCTACGTGGTAATGCGCAATCTGCAGGATGCAAATCAAGCATATGACGTATTGGTTATGATGAAATTGCAAGGCGCGAACTGTGAAGTTTCGTTCAACAAACCCGGAGAGTTTGGTTTAGTACCAATTTCTTTCAAAGAGTTCCTAGCTCTTCCAGATGTGGATTAGTTTGAAGATCTTCGCGTAAGCGAAAAATTTCAAAATATTAGCAAAAAGTAGTTGATTTCTTAATTTGGGTGTGCTATAATACATCACATAAGGTAAGAGATTAGAGTGATCTCTCAGAAAATGAAAAATCGAGGTTTATTATGACATCAACAAACGTTACTTTAAATGATATCAACTTAGCATCGCATGATTTATATTCAAACGGTGGTTTGTTGAACTTTGACAAAGATTTGCACAATCGTTTTTGCGTTCTTAATATGCGCGTCAACGCGGAGTTATTTGAAACTCATCGCTTGTTAGGTTGTCGTTACGACGAATTGGATGCAGTTACTAATGCGTTAGATTCTGTAACCGCAGAGGATGTTGAAGCTAAAGCTTTCTACGAAACTCGCAAAGCGCAATTAGTTGTTTTAACTAACGAGTTAAGCGATAAGTTAGAAGAAATTAAAGACAATATGAAAACCCAGTATGTAGAGTTAACCGAAGAAGAATTCCAAGTTTTCGCGAAAGTGGTTGAATGGAATTCTAAAAACGGCAAAGAACGTACTGGATTTTCAAAATAATAGTTGATTTTAGTTTTAAATGATACTATAATGATTATGTTGATTAGGAGATCATAGTGATCTCCATCATAGCACAGGAGATTTAAAATGGAAAATATCAATTTAACTGACTTAGCAACCTTAGCAACCCCGGACGCAATCAAATTTGAATTAAATGCAGAAGGTCAAAAACGCGCTAAAGGCGCAAGTTTTGAAGAAGGTGCAGAGTACTACGATTTATTCATTGGTGGATACTTAGATCCTTCTAAAATGTTAGATGATCCGGAGCAAATTCAAATTCTTCGCGCGGCGATGCGTATTGTAGACAAGTATATTTCAGCGGTTGAAGCATTCGCGGAAGAAGAGTAATCTATTACACGCTGATTTGATAAGCAAGAAACTAACTATGGTGAAGCTGGTAACTGTAGTCGATTGAGGTGCTTAATGTCTTTTCTTGAGATTCGGTATCCGTTCTTACAAGAAGATTAGACACTCCAGCTCTCCTGGATATGAGATTAAACTTTCTATTCAAATCTTTCAAAAGGTTTCCTACTTAAAACTGAAAGGGGATTTGTCTGAGATGGTTTTAGAGTTGTGTAACCAAATACAACCCGGTCCTAGATGAACCGTATCATCGACGCTTAGAATTTCATCCGTTGCGGTAGGGGCAAAAGAAATTTAAAATAATAGTTGACTTTTAGTATTAGGATGTATTATAATACTTTATGTTGATTAGGAATTAAACAGAATTTTTAAAGAATTATGGTCCTATGGTGTAGCTAGGTTAGCATATCGCTCTGTCACAGCGAAGACGCGGATTCAAATTCCGCTAGGACCGCCAAAATTAAAATGCCTGAGTGGTGGAATTGGTAGACACGTCGGATTTAGATTCCGATGCTTATAGCGTGAAGGTTCAAGCCCTTTCTCAGGTACCATACCCAGCAATCACAGGAGCAAATATGTCATACATGCATAACGTCGAAACTTACACTTACAGTGTACTCTTCCAAACTGATGAAGGTTACAAAGTTTTCAAATTGGTGACTGATTTTACTAAAGATGAAGTTGTCGATCGTTTCGCAGTTCTTGCGAATACGCACAGTTTGCGAGGTTTAGTAGATGTGTTTGCTATGTATCCGCATACGGTGCATCATGTTAACTTATACCGCAATGCGGATGAGATTGCGTTTATTATCTTGCAGGAAAATCGCGAATCTGCAATCTCGCAAGATAAGCCAATCTTCTGGGAAATTGATAAACAATATCGCGATTACGGTTCGTTAACTGAAAATAAACCGGTAGATTTCTTATGGGATAATAGCATGATGTATGCTCGCGTTAACGATACCTCAGATTGGATTAAGGTTACTGATTATCCAACGGAATATGCGGTAGAACAATATAAAGCAGAACAATTTGAAGGCTTCTTAAAGCAATGCTCGCATGGTAAATGGTTCCGTAAAGGCTCTGATTATTTCCAAGTACTGCGCGGACTATTAGAATATTCGAATTATTCGCTGGAAGCGGTAGGCTTCGGAGAGACCGATGCATTGCTGTTAGATGAATTAGATGCCATCTTGCAACAAGAGCCGGTTTATGTGGAGTACGATCTTATTACTATTCCGGATCCGTGGGATGATTACGGAGATGATTATGCCCATCAACTTCGAATTGTTCAGTTACCGGAATGGCTAAAGTAATAAATAAACAGTAAGTTATTAAGTTCCCATCGTCTAATTGGTTAGGACATCACTCTTTCACAGTGAAAATCCGGGATCGTGCCCCGGTGGGAATGCCAAATTCAATGCGGGTTAGAGATCTGGGATCTCACAGGGCTCATTACCCTGCTGGCCAAAGTGCCTTAGAGTCGTTCGATTCGACTACCCGCAACCATAATTCAAAGTTTTTCAATTCTACGCTAAAGCGTAATTTTGAAAATCTTGAAAACTCGGATTAGCTCAGCTTGGTAGAGCGCTCGCTTTGGGAGCGAGAGGCCGCAAATTCGATTTTTGCATCCGAGACCATTTTAAACATTAAGATGAACTGATTTCCGTCGATGCTAATGTCAGATCCGCCAAGAACGTCTATTAGTATTAACGGTAATAACCAATTTATCTCCTGTGTAGAAAAACAACTCTAAAACTTCGGAGTTTTCAGTGCCGATGTCACTGACTTGATAACAAATCGAGCTCATACAAGGCCTAGTTGTTCTCCGACCTATTACAAAGATTTAAAGGTTTTGATCTTCGTCAAAGCCTTTAATTTTTCCGACCATCCTCTACATTTCGTAGAATACCGCGTAAGCGGAGATCTCAACAAGATCCGGAAATCAGAAATAATCGTAGAAATTAGTGTTATGTTATAATAAAATACTAACATAATCTTAACGATTAAAAGAAACCGAAAGGATCTAGAATTTACACTATAGTGTATAGTTCCAAATCTTTTCATAGACTCAGTATCCAACATTAAGGAAACTCTATGACATTATCAATTCAAACTTTAAAAGAAATCGATTCCCAGTCAGCGGCTGAGGTGCTAGATTACATCAGTCACGATCTTAAACTTTCATCGGAGCAATTTCAAAATCTTCAAGAGTATTTCAAATCGAAATATCCTAATGAGAAATTGTTAACTACTTTATTGAAGTTACGCGATCTTAAACCATTCGCCGCAGGCGGTAATGTGTTTGAATCTGGTCAAACTATCGATGAACCTACCCTATTGTGTATGCGTTGGGTAGCTGGTTTAAAAATGGAAGAAGTGTTAGACATCTTAAAATTTGATCGCACAGACTCTAACTTAGTTCAAGATCTTTCCGTAGGAAACATCGGGACAGCTCAGCGTTGGGCTAAGACCGTAACCGGTGATAGCTTAGAATGTGACAATGAAATGATGTGTGGTCGTTATGCTAAACCTCCGCGAATCGCGACATTCCCTGCAACTCACCCTGGTGAAGATCTAACTCCGTACGAACCATGTCCGGTAACAAAACGCGTGGATTTAAGCTCAGTTTGTAGCCACCACTTCCTTCCTTATGGTACATTGATTGGTGAAGGTTCATATGCGATTATCAGCTATGTTCCGGGTGATTTTGTGTTAGGTATTTCAAAATTACAACGTGTAGCTGATCATATTGCTCGTCGTCCAACTATCCAAGAAGACTTAACTAAAGAGTTATATCGCGCGGTAAGCGAAGCAGCTCAAACTCCGGATGTGTATGTGGGTATCTTCAATGCTCGTCATACCTGCGAATACTTACGTGGTTCACAATCTAATGATGGTTCATTATCAACTGAATGGTTCGGTGGTAAATTTGAAGATCGCAAATTACGCGAAAGCGTATTACGCACTGTTCAAAAATCTTAAAATTTCAAATCCTACAAATTATACGCCTTTGGCGTAGATCTTGAAATTATCAGTAAACTGAAGACCTCTTAGTCGAAAGATTAAGAGGTTTTGTTTATTACTTTAATAGGTATAACCTTGTTGTGTTAAGTTAATGTCTCTATTATAATACCAACATTGAAATGAGATATTGAATCGCAGGGGAATTTAAAATGATTATCGAAATTACTACCAATTACGAAAACAACTATACCTTTACCGCGGTTGAAGTAGCTAGCGTTTTAGAGCTTCAATCAAAAATCGAAGAGATTACAGGTGAAGTGGTATCAGAAACAGAATTAGAAATTTTATGGAATGGTGAACACGGTACGTACACTTACGTAAGTAATATCACCTCAGAATTAGCACAACCAATGTCTTGGATCTTCCGCAAAACTACCAAAGAAGCGTACAACGCTCGCGTAATGGAAGAAATGCAAGCAAAATTATTGAAATAGTCGGGAGGGGAGTATCAAATGGCTAAAACCGCAAAATCATTTTCGGAAGTGGAACCAATTTCAAAAACTTTCAAAAATCAACCGGTAGAGATTTATGTTCAACAAAACAACTTCTATGTTGGTTTTAACAATGTATTCTTCAAAGGAGATTGCTTGTACAACACTTTCGAGAATAAGAAATTTCTATGTATGGATATTATGCTTACCGCAACATCTCCATTATTAGAACCAATCAAAGCTACCGAAGTGGTTAAAATGGTAGTAGATGGAGAACAATACAGTATCAATGATCCGGAATATGTGCATAAGCGCTACGTTTGGGATTCTGAAGATTTAGAACTTTCTAATCTTGGTTATGTTCGCGTAGGCGACATTGTCAAATTAAAAGATGGCTTCCATTTATGTGTAGGAACTTACAACGGTGACTATAAGCTATTAGATTTAGAAGATTTAACTTTGAACGATCTTGGTTGGGTTTATGTTCACGAAAACGCAGAGATATATCAACATAAAACTTTATGGGAGCGCGCAGTTAGCGTGGTAAGCGAGGTACTATAATATGAAATTTATTATAATTGACAATTTTAGAAATCAACAAGACCGCGATAAGCTAGTCGATGCTTTACACGCAAATTTTGGTGAGGTTGTGGTATTAAGCTTAGGAGAACTCCACGATTTCCAAAACTTAGCTTCTCAGCTAAAACAGGAAATTTGGAATGATGAAGTCATTCTTCAACGAGTTTTGGTCACCAAAATTAAGACAGAACCAGAAACTGAAATTTTCCAACGAGACTTGGAAGATTCGCAAATTAACATTTTGTTGGATTATTACAAGCAACGTCTTAAAGACGAATTTGTAGAGATTGTGGATTTAAGAGTGTAAAGGATTTAAAATGTATTACAAACTTTTCATTGATGACTTAAGATTTCCAGTAACGGATGATTGGGTAGTCGCAAGACAATCCGGTGATGCGATCAATATTGTTCAACAAAACGGATTTCCGCAAGAAATCTCTTTTGATCACGACTTAGGTTATGATGATACTTCAATCAGATTCTTACACTGGATTGCGGAAGCCTTAATGGATGGGAAACTTACTATCCCTGAGAATTTTACGTATAGCGTACATTCTCAAAACCCAGTAGGAGCTAAAAACATTCATACTTACATGCAGTGTATTTTGAAAGCTTTTAAGAATTAAAGTTAAAGGATATTATAATGAAACCTAATTTTAAACCAAATTCAAAAATTACCGTAGCGGTAGCAACCTCGGAAGATATGAAAGATCAGATTGTTTATATTAACAAAAGCACATTAAGCTACGACCCTTGCAATACCAAACGCTTCCGTATTATGCGCGATGGGGTAATCTTAGATCGCGCGGAACGCGTATGGGATGATCTATCCGGTGATGAATTTGAATCATACGATATTCATTTCATCGGCAGCGAGGATTTAATGGTTATCAAACCGGAAAACGTTAAAGTCGGCGACTTCATCGATTCGCCTTACGGTTTGTTCTTAGTATTATCTGAAGATTGCACGGAGATGCTAAACGTCAATGAAGTAAGCTTTTGCACTTCGAACGCGATCGATCTTTTATCTGAAGCTTTCGCTGAAAGCGAAGTTTCAAGATTTTAAAAAGTTGACTTTATTTTGATAGTAGTATAATATAGTATTTTTGATAGGAGAAAATTATGTCAGGAATTTTTGAGATTGATAAACAATTTGACTTTTGTTACGGTCATCGCGTTTACAATCAGGAGTTGGATCCGGAACTTTCAGTCGATGGGTTATGCAAGTGCAGACATTTACACGGACACAATGGAACTTTGAAAATCGGTCTAAAAGCAGAAAACTTAGAGCGCGGAATGGTCACCGACTTCAAAAACTTAGAATGTATCAAAGTTTTAGTAGATGATGTGTTAGATCACAAATTCATCGCAGGTTTTGAAGATCCGTTGTTCGACGAATTATTCAACAATTCGAAAGAGAATATTCAATGGGATGAATATGATTTGGGTCATGTGCATCCGGCGCATATCGATGTGGTGTGCGAAGCACAAACTTCGGAAGAAATGAAACGAGCTATGCGCGATAAACTTGAAGGTTTGGTAGTAGTGAAATTTGTTCCTACTAGTGAAAATCTTTGTAAGATGTTCGCGGATATCGCTAGTAAGCGTTTAGCGAAGATTTTCGGAGATCGCGTTTCGGTAAGTTATGTAGATTTCTGGGAGACTCCAAAATCTCATTGTCGTTTTACCGTTAAAAGCGCTAAATTGATCGGTTAACTGGTTAAGGAGTTTGTATGGGTTATAGTGAACGAGCTTGCTTAAACTGGGCTGATTTAGATAAGAACTTGGAAATTCGTCGCATCGACGAGACTGGCGATGTTTGGATTTTGATGTGGAGAGATCATACTCACTCTGCATCTGGGCATAATCGAGCTATTAAAGTAATCGATGGTGAATATCACGGTCGCGTAGTAAGAGCCCCAGAATACCTTCGAGCGGATGAAATCTTTGAAGTTCCTAATGGCTGGTCTTACTTCATCGATAACATCAACGATCCTCATTTACATGAAGTCAATTATCAAGAATACCAAGTCGGAGACTTATTAGTTCGCGATTCGGATGTTTTAGTTATCGTGGATGTTTACGATGACGGAGACATCTACATCTACTCGATGTCTGAGAAAACCACTTACATGGCGAATATCGAAGATTTCGCAGCTAAAGGCTGGAAAGTCATTTCTTTAGATGATTTAATTTTATAACACACTATTTTACAATGCTTATAAGGAGCACATATGAAATTTGATTATGATCAAACGTCCACTGATGAGGAAATCAAAGAAGCGGCTGAGTATTTAGCCGAATTAGTTGAGTTTCCGATGTCTTTATCCATTCCACTGATGCTGGGTGAGGATTTCGTTAACGCTATTCTCGCGTACCGCGATCAATCTGAAGGCAAGAAACTTAACTTGCGCCCTGCGTTACGCAAAGATGTGGATCGCTTAACTGAAATCTTAGCAGATTATTCTCGTCATGTAGATGGGGTCGATGCGCAAGAAGCGTTGACGGGGTTCCCAACTCACGAAGACCAAGTTAAAGAAGAGCTTTCTCCAGTTTTAGACGCCTTAGCAGAACTCGGTATCCCACAGGATGCGTTAGACAAAGCGGTTAAATTTACCGCAGTGGTAATGGAAACCCTAATTGACCTTACCGGCGATGAAGAAACCGCGTTGGAAGTTTACGACCAATTAGATCCAGCGTTTGCGCCTTTTGCTATCCTCGCGTACCGCGAACAAGCAGAAGGTAAAGATGCGCGCTTAGAACCGGAAGTTCGTAAAGAAGTGGATCGTTTAACCGAAATCTTAGCTCGGTTATCTCGCGAGCAAGATGAAGAATTCTGCGGCGAAGAATGCGATTGCTGGCATGAGTTGGATACCCACGAAGATGAATTACCACAAGAAGTGAAAGATCGTATTGCGCGATTAGTAGATCGCTCGGTTGAAGCTTTCGGTGAAGAGGAATCACACGATCATATCGACCACTACGAAGACTATCGTCTAAGTACTGGTTATCAGTGGAACGGGGAAGATTCAGAAGATCGCGAAGATCAAGACTCGGAAGATCTTGATGAAGTGGCTTACGAACGCCACCAAGAAGACATTGTACGCGCTGCGCGTAAAAATGGTGGTTATGTTTTAGCAACTCGCGAAGTTTGGGCTAAACCAGTAGCTAAAACGGATGATGGTCGTTGGGTATTCGAAACTGAATATGGTTTAGAGTACTTAGACTTCGAAGATTACGAATTCGAGCCAGAATTTGATTCGTTCGAAGATGAAGAATCTTTGGTGGATTTCGATTAAAATCGTAATCTTTAAATTGTAGTTGATTTTGTGTTCTTATCATATTATAATACTTTATGTTTAAGAACACATCATCTATCAATTCACAGGGGATTATTATGGTAGTTCAAAAATTCAGCATCGAACAGGCTCTTAAAGGTCAGCCAGTAGTGTTGCGAAATGGTAGTTGTGCCATCATCGTCTATAGCGCGAATAAACACAATATTATCCATTCGATAAGCTCGGAAAAGGATGAACCGTTAGTTGGATTCTTATTCGATCCCAAAACTAACACGATCGATTTTGATTATACTTATTTCTGGGGCTTGGACGGTTCATTCGGTTCTGGGGATCCAGGTGAGGATATCGTCGGGATGTACGAAATGCAACAACAAGATATCCTGGAGTATGCGTTTCAAAACAACCAACCTCTGAAAGCTTACCAGGAAAAATTCGGGTATAGCTCAGTCAAGCCAGTCGCGAAAACGCGTGATGCTAAGTATCTTTTTATTACTGAAGATAACGAAAAAACATTCGTGACGCTCGAACCTCTCGAGGACTATAAGTTTGAATTAGTGTAAGAGTAGGAGATTAGAATGATGTTGTTAGATTTAACAAATTGCGAGTATTATTCGCTTCCAGCGACTATTCTACTATGGATTTGCGTAGTGTTAGCTGGGGTGATCACTGTAGGTGTTGCGATTATGATGTTTAAGATGTTAACAGGTAAATTCTAAGGAGATTAAGATGTCAAATTATATTAATCAATCAGCGGCTCTAACTGTAGTATTAGTCGCATTCTGCGCATTTACGTTCGGTTTAGGTTTATTATTAGGTAAGTTAATTTGGGGTTAGGGGACCTGTAAGTTATGTTATATTTTATTGTTTACCTATTTGATGTATATGGTCCAATTTTAAAAACGGTCCTAGGTTTCGCGATGTTAATGTTCGTTGGGGTTATTGCTTGCCTTACACAAACTAAAGAACCAGGCGAAGATACAGCTGAGGAAAAAATTAAAGAGATTAAAGAGGATAATGATAGACTAATCGCTAAAGCGAACAAAGCTCTTAAACGAGGTCTATTCGCTTTGATTCTATACATCTTATTACCATCAAAACAAGGCTTAGCTATGTTAGGTGGAGTATATGTAGGTACCGAGATCTATGAAGGATTGAACAAATCTACCCTAGTGGAGAAATCTGTTAAGATTTTAAACAAAGAATTGGATAATTACTTAGACCAATATTTGGTTGAACAAACAAAACCAACGGAATCCAAATAATTTTTAACACATAGAAATAAGGAGCTTGTATGTTAAAATTCGTAAAAATCGCCGCGTTAGCGGTATCATTCGCGGCGTTAACCGCTTGCGGTAACTTATCAAAAGTGACAGATGAAGGCACTATCAAAGAGGGCACCGAGATCGTTTGGCCTCAAATTGAGAAGTCAAAATTCAATCACGATGGTAGCCAGTTTGGTTCATGGCCTAACTTAGAAAGCTTAAAATTAGTTGAGCTTAACGGTAAAGGTATGAATAAAGACCAATTGCAAAACTTATTAGGTCGTCCGCATTTCGCGGAAGGTTTATATGGTGTAAGTGAGTGGGATTACGTGTTCAACTTTAACGAAAATGGTCAACACAAAATCTGCCAATACAAAATCTTATTTGACAAAAATCACAACGCCCAAAGCTTCTTCTGGCACCCGGAAGGTTGTTACGGTACTAAAGATACGCTTCCGGCGGATTACTTATTTGATTTCGATTCTGCAAAATTAACCGAGCAGGGTAAAACTGCAGTAACCGAATTAGCGGAAAAATTGCAATCTGCTAAACTGGTAATTGTTAAAGGCTTTACTGACCAATTAGGTTCAACAGCGTACAACGCAAAATTATCTAAAGAGCGCGCAGAAGCGGTAGCTAAACAATTAAAAGAGCAAGGCTTACAAGCTGAAATTATCACTAAAGCTCACGGCGAATCTCAACCAGTAGTAAAACCGGAAGAGTGCAAATTGGAGAAAGAAACAAAATTATCCAAAGAGCAATTAATCAAATGCTTAGCGCCTAACCGCCGTGTAGAGGTTACTTCGCTGTAAGCTCGGTAGTTTCACTATAATTTCGATAATCTAAAGGAGATTTGAGATGTACAATATTGTAAGCGGCATTATTAGCGAACGCGATAAACAAATTGAAGACGCTATCTTAGAGTTAGTTGAACAGGGTTCCAGACCGGAAGATCTAACTTTGGAATACAATGCGTATACGCAATTCCACATAGTCCGGGATACGGTCAAAGGAAGTTTAAAAGTTATCACAACGCTAAACCCTGGACTATCAACACTATAACAAATCTCAAATCTTCAGAAATCCGTTAACGTCTTATCCGCGTTAGCGGATTTTTTTTTAATAGGTTTTGTTTATTGCATCGATAGGTAATACCATTTATAGTAGGGTTGATTCGATGTTAAGTTTCTACTATAATATCTTTGCGTAGACGCAGATGGTATCGTTCGTCGTTTAACTTGGAACGAAAATGATAATACCTTAACTAACGCCAAAGGCGTAATTTTTGAAGAAGCGGATTTCGTTGAGTTCTGCAACGATTGTGCATATTAATTCGCTTAGGAGACTACAAATGAAATTAGAATTCCACGATTTAGCAGCGGTAACCGATAATACTACTAACATCATGATTGGTGGTGAATTACTTACCGTTAATCGCTCGCATAAAAATCTTGAAATTTTATACACGAGAGACGCCATTAGTGTTAAAATCTGCGATACTCTACGAAACGTAGAAACACGCATCGCAACTTACAAATTGGATAAAGATGAATATCTCAGATTCCCGGAGCGAGTTGCATATTACCACCAATTCTTCGACCTTAGCAAACATCACATGATCGTCGTAGACGCGGAAATTGAAGATATTTTAAATTATTATAAAGCTTAATCAAATTAAATCAGCAGGAGATTAAAATGACAACTATCAACCAAGCGGCACAAGAGCCGCAAGATAAAGTAATGCTTGGTATCACCAAAGCGGAATTTGTTAAACTTCCACCAGTAAATCAATTAGTAGATTTGCTTCCAGCAAAAGTTTATCGTTTTACGGTGAAAGAAACTATGCAAGGTCCAATCTACTCGTTAGAGTATGCGGATATGCCAAAACAGCCAGCCAAACTTTACGGTAACATCAATCTTCAAAAAGATCGTATCTTACGTTCTTACAAAACCCAAGATAAGAACCTAGGGGTATTGTTACACGGCAATGGTGGAACCGGTAAATCTACCTTAGCTAAATTGATTGCTTTTGACGTAGTCAATAATTTCAATCAACCAGTGATTTTAGTTCAACAAGATTCCATCAAACATTTAGAGTATGTGCTAAGCAATCTTAAACAGCCAGTGATGTTCTTAATCGATGAATTTGAGAAGATGTTCGAAGAAACCGAAGATCAAGGTTACTTACTCACTTTATTGGATGGTTTGTATAATAACAATCACTTATTTGTATTAACGGCAAATGATCAAGATCGAATCAATCGCTACTTCTTCAATCGCCCTAGTCGAATTCGTTATAATTTCTATTACGGGGCATTAGGTTATGATGTTTACTCTGAGATCATCAATCAGCATTTTGAACCGGATTTTGCTGCGCAATTAACTGGTAAATTAGCTACGATTAACAACTTAAGCTTTGACATCATCCAAGAGATCATCAATGAAGCTAAAGCGTTCCCAGATCTTTCCGTAACGGAATTATTCGAAGGTTTCAACTTAGATCGTTTGGATTTAGATTTAGGTTACGCTGATTTCAAAGTGATGTTGAAAAACCCGGAGACTGGCAAATTCGATTTGAGCTTAGCGGATTATATTATCTCTGCGCTTGGTATGTTGCCGTATAAATTGCCAAAAGCGACTGTTGGTGGAAACTTAAGCCGTAAGTTGACTTTGGAAGGCATCTACAATGGTGAATTCAACGAGCGAGCTGAGCCGTTCCGAGTAACATTAGCACTCGGTAGTGAAAGCAACAACCATTGGTTTTATGCTAGCAGAACTAGAGTGGAGCAGATCGATCATAAAGAAGTTCACCTTTTAGTGGATACAGATTTATCTTCGTCGCTACGAGGTTTAATAGCTAACGCCCTTCACGATGTCGTGGATTACGAGCCGTTCGGTGAAGACTACGATTACAATGATATGTACCAAGAGGTGGAGAAAGTAGTAAACCAAGATATCAATGAAGTTATGCTCGTGATCGAGCGACCTCAAACATTTTAAAATTTTTAGTTGATTTTCGATTAGGAAAAGATTATAATACATTTTTATTAAACATAAATGTCATTTTGTTAACAGAGGAGCATTAAATGAAAGTGACTTTTAATACGAAAAACGTAGCAACTGCATTAGTAGCTGGTATCTTATCCGGCGCAGTATTCTCCGCGACCGCGGTAGCTGCTAGTAAAACATTACCAACAGAACCATACGTGGTTGATGGCTATACTCCAGATACTCGTACTGCTGAAGCCAAAGAAACTTACGCGAACCGCGTAACTAAATCCGATGTGGAAGGTAACAACCATTCTGTATTCGGTCAGGATAATACCGTTCTTGCCGAACACGGCAGTACTTCGGTTTTCGGTAACCAAAACGTAGTTAAAGCCAATGCTAAAGACGGTAACATCTTTGGGGATGGCAGTTCTATCGATGGCTACCAATCTCAAGCAGTAGGTGATAACAACCACTTATCTGGTGAACAAAACACCGGAATCGGTATGAACAATATCGTAACTGGCAACCATACCCACGCTATCGGCGGCGGTAACAATGTTACTGGCGACCAAGCAACTGCAGTGGGTCATTACAACTTAATTACTGGCGCTAACACCGTAGCTATCGGTTATGACAACAAAGCTCTTCAAAACGAAGGTATTGTTATCGGTTCTGGTGCTAAATCAGACGGTTTAAACGCTTCTGCGTATGGCTCAAAAACAGTAGCTACTGGCGAATCTGCATTAGCAGTAGGTACTGGCGCTCACGCAACTAACGATACCACTGTAGCAGTAGGTAATGATAGTAACGCAACAGCAAAATCTTCCGTAGCTTTAGGTGGCTCAACCAACGCGACCGGTGTTTACTCTACTGCAGTGGGCGATACCGCGACTGCGAAAGGTAATCGTTCTATCGCGATTTCCGTAGACTCTGTAGCTAAAGCAGACGAATCTATCGCGATCGGTCACACTTCAACATCAGAAGGTATTCGTTCTATCGCAGTTGGTGCGAACGCACAAGCTAAGAATGAATCTGCAACTGTAGTGGGTACATTCTCAAAAGCAGAGATCCGCGGTACTGTAATCGGCGCGGAAAGCGAAGCTTACAATCACGGTTTCGCAGGTGGCTATCAAGCTAAAGCAACCGGCGAATCTTCAACAGCGATTGGTGTTCGCGCAAATTCTACTGGTTTAAGTACGATTGCAATTGGTAGCGATGCGGTAGCTAATAACAAAGCGTCAACTGCAGTCGGTCAAGGTGCAGTAGCAGAGGCAAATTATGGTGTGGCTTTAGGTAAAGCGGCAAAAGCATTACACGGCTCATCAGTGGCTTTAGGTACTGCGGCAGAGACTAAACAAGCGGTTTCAGTAACGGAAGCGACTGTTGGTAAAATCACTTATGGTGGTTTCGCGGGCACCGATGCTACTGCTAGTGTCTCTGTAGGTAAAGAAGGTGACCATACTCGTCAAATCCAAAATGTTGGTGCTGGTGAAATCTCTGCTACTTCCACAGATGCTATCAATGGTTCCCAATTGTACGCAACGAACGATGTGATTAACAACGTTGCGGGTTCTGTAACCAATATTTTAGGTGGTAACGCGGCGTTAGACAACAAAGGCAATATCACTATGACCGACATCGGTGGTACTGGTGAGAATACCGTGCATGATGCGATTAAGTCACATACTGATAAAATCCAAGCTAACGCAGACAACATTGCCGGAAATGCCCGTAACATCGCCACTAACACTGCAGATATCCGCGCAGCGGAAGCTTTAATCGACAAGAACGCCAAAGATATCGCCGCTAACACCAAGGCAATTGCCGGTAATACCGAGTACATCAAAGCGGTAGAACAAAAATTACCAGAAGTTAAAGCTGGTGAAAATACTACCGTTGATGTAACTGTAGATGCAAACGGCAAAGCAGTTTACACCGTAAGCTCAAAAGATTTCCAACCGGCAATTGACGCGGTAGACGCGAAAACTGCAACAAACGCGAAAGCAATCGAAGCTAACAAATCTGCTATCGCAGAAAACACCAAAGGTGTAAAAGCGAATGCTGAAGGCGTTAAACAAAACGCGGAAGGCGTAAAAGCTAATGCGGCTGAAATTAAAGAGGTTGCTAAAGAAGCTAAACGTCATTCAGTAGTGAAAGCTGGCCAAAATGTTCAAGTAACCAAAGAATTTGGTGAGAATGGTGAAGCGGTTTACACTGTAGGTGTAGAAACTAACCACTTAGCAACCAAAGCTGAAGTGAACAAACACATTGGCGCAATCAACGATCGTATCGACGGCGTAGAAGGCAAGGTAGCACAAAATACTAAAGCTATCCACAAATTAGACCGTGATGTTCGCAAGAACAGAAAACGCGCTGATGCCGGTATCGCTTCTGTAGCTGCAATGGCTAACATCCCGCAAGTATACCTTCCAGGTAAATCTGGCGTAGGTGTTGGTGTTGGTCACAAACACGGCCAAAGCGCTTTAGCAATTGGTTACTCTCGTACATCTGATAACGCGCATCACATCATCAAATTATCTGCTGGCGTTGATAGCCAAAAAGATGTGACTGTTGGCGCTGGTTACATGTATCAATGGTAATTTAATCTAAAGGATTAAGTAATAAAAGATCTCCGCAATCGCGGAGATTTTTTTTTTATTTTCGAAAGTTGCAAGTTTTGTTCACCAAAACTCGAGACCTTTGAAAAAAAGTTTTAAAAATGTGTAAGATGTAGTTGATTTCTAGTTTTAGATGTATTATAATACTCAACATAAGATAAGAGATCAACAACACAAGGAGATTAAAATGAACATTTCAAAAGCCATCGTAACGTATTCCGCTACCGCGGATGATTTCGACTTGGTAGAAACTACCCTTCAAAATTTATTAGCGGAAGCGGAGAATAACTGCTACCGCAGAGACTTCGAAACCTCATTCAAATATCTCAATCATACTATTACCCACAATCCGTACGATAATCGTTTTCTTGTAGTTTTAGTGGTAGAAGAGACTACTCAGGTTGAACGCGAATATTGGGATGAATAAGATTACGGGAACAACAGGAGCAATCAAAATGTCAAGTCAAATCAATTTCGCATTTAACCCAGAACTTCAAAAAGAACCGGTATGGTGCTATGATGACATCTGGTATTCTTTAACGGTGAGTGGTTGCATCGACCCTCGTAGAATGCTATTAGATCAATCACAAATTGAGCAAGTCGAGAAAGCCATCGAACTTATCAAAAACTTCGTAGATTCCGCGGAACGCGAAGGTGTGTTAGAATTGGATTAATTTAGGAGGAATAAAAATGAAACCTTTTGATTTACAAGCTGCCTTAAATGGTGAATTAGTTCAATTGCGTAATGGCTGTCGCGCTCGTATTGTTTACGTGCATGATGCTGGTTTAAAGAATGTCTATGGGAATGAACTTGAGCATATCCTTATCGGCTTTATCATCACTAAAGATGATAAAGTTCTCCGCGGGGCGGAAACTTGGACTCTTGAGGGTAAAGTAGGTCATTTATCCGATGAAGATCCTTACGACATCGTTGGAATGCACGAGAAACCTACCAGATTGGAAGTTCTTGCAGCGGCGTGGGAACGCGGAATGCTAGTTCGTAGTACAGAAACTGGAGCAAAATACAAAGTTATCGCGAAGACGAAAGATGATGATTTTATTCTGGAGAGCGTTGAACGAGGTTGGATGTCACGCTTAAAATACACAGATTTCGAGCTCGTAGAAGAGTATAAGAGTAAGGAGTAATCAAAATGCAAAACATTATTAACTTACCAAAACCTTTCGATCCACCAGCCGGAGCGTATTTCTATTATGTTACTCCTTACGGAGTAGTAAGAGATGCAAAGCCAACCGGTTATACCGGAGAATTATACGGTTGTTTCCGCACCGAAGAAGAAGCTATCGAATGGATGAAATTATTCGATAAAATGCGCAGGTTAGGTGAAGTTGCGGAGTTGTTGGGAGACGACAAATGATTAACATCACCAAAATGCATCGCTATCAGCGTAGTGATTTCTTAGACCATGTTATTTGGCACCTTAAAGGTAACAACTTCTACGCTTCGGAAGATGGAGACAAACGCAAATTAGAATCTAACGCCTTGGTAGTAACTTGGAGATCCAGAATAGTGCATGATATCACAATCAAATCAAAGTTAACCAATACGGAATTTGAATTGCGAGTTAGTGTTGGATGCTATGATTACGAAGAGCAATTTGTTTACAAGCTAGGTGAGTTATTCCGCAAAGGTAGCGAATGGACCGCAATGAAAGATGATAAGTTCCACAAAGAATTCTTTGGTTTGAAAGATTAACTGATTAACAACATAGGAGAATTAAAATGCATTACGATGATTTTGAAGGATATTGGAGGGTTGAAGAACGCCCGTGGGACGAAGAACCTAAAGCAGTTACCGGAAGTTACTCGCTAAGCGAAAAGCGTTATCAATTTGATAAAATCGATCACGTTACGCAAGGGGCTTACAAATTCCGCGATGCTAACGGTTTATTCTGGGTTCCTAAATATGCCGTAGCTGGAATGGTTCATCCAAATGAAGATCATCCGGGTTATGTGATCATCGATCCGTACGTAGATTTTAGCGCTCGCTATTGGAACGGTATGGAAAATGTCACTACAAGCGATCCAGTACCGGAAATGGGTAAGGGTTACCGCAAGTATGAAATCCAAGCACCTGCCAACATTCAACCGGTAACAAAAGTAAAAGTGTTAAGTTTACATTCTCATAACGAGGAACTTTTCGCAGTATGCGAAGATGGCAAAGTTCGTGGTTTTGACTTTGATAACAACGAATGGTATGATTTACCAGCAGTAACAAAGTAAAAGTGAATTTTAAATAGAATAAAATTGGATAGTTTATTATAATAATATTCTATTCAATTTTAGTAATTTTTAGGAGTATTAAGTTTCAATGAACGAAATTAAAGTTAAAAATTTACCAATCTTCAAAAATCGTCCATTACCGGTAGTGGAGATCTTTGGTAATACCATTCAAGGAGAAGGCCCTCGTTTAAGACCAGCTATCTTTGTTCGTACCGGGATGTGTAACTTAAAATGTGAAGGCTTCGGGTGTACGCGAGTGGCTCCGAACGGAGAGACTATTGTAGGTTGTGATACTATCCATGCAGTGAGTCCAAAGTTCAAAAGTACCTGGACTGAGTATACTAAAGCGACTGATTTAATTGATCAAATTAACAAGATTGCTGATTCGATGATCGAGGAATCTAAAGCGTTAGGTGTGGTAAGTAAACCCGATATAGTCCTTACTGGAGGAGAACCTCTCCTACATTTTGATAATGAAGTTCTTCAAACAACATTGAAATACTTCCACAGTCGCGGATTCCACATTACCATCGAAACTAACGCTTCGCGTAATATCGAATTTACGGAAGATTATCAAAAAGCTTTACAATTTTCGATGTCTGTAAAATTGTCCGTTTCTGGGGAGCCAGAGCGTAAACGCTTAAACTTCGATGCGATTAACAATATCATTAAGAATTCAACTGGTAGCTATTTCAAATTTGTAGTAAATCCAGAGACCTGGGATGAAACAAGTAAAGAAATCTTAAATATATTAAATTCAACAGAATCCGCTAATACTCAAGTATACTTGATGCCTTTAGGGGAGACCATTGAGAAGCAATTGAAGAATACCCGATTTGTTTTTGATGTATGTGCTAAATACGGTTTTAGTTTTACGCCAAGAGCTCACATCTTAGCTTATGATGATTTAGATGGGGTCTAGGAACCTCATCCTACTAAAAGGATCCTTAATATGAAATTTACCCATGTTGTAGTAAAAGAAGGTAACGGTAAACCTTCAAAAGATCAAATCGACGACGCCGCAATGGTTAAGAACGCTGGCCAAGTTTTCGCAATTGTAGCTACTTTCAAAGATGATGCTAAAGCATCCATTTTGATTGATTCTAAAATTGCGAAAGATATTGAAGAGCACGCGGAAAGCCACGGCTTTGAAATTCACAAATTAGAAGAACCGGAAAACGGCGAACCAGTTAAACCTGGTGATGATATCAATGAATCTAACTTCGTTGAACAAGAATACGGTGAGTATCGCTTAACTCAAACTGCTATCGACCTTTTAGAATCTTTCGCGTCAAGCGATCACGCTAGTGTTCGTTTAATGGGCGAAGTTTTAAAAGCTGAAATGCAAACCACAATCTAACGAATAGGGGATAGGAGCAACTAATGTCTATCAAAGTAATTAGTGAACGTAACCTAGATAACAAAACTATCCGCAAAAACGCTTCTGGTACCGCAATCGAAGTAGCGGTCGCGGAAAGCGAAGATAACGCGTTAAAATTAACCGATCAAGGCCTTAAAGTGGAAAAACCACAGACTATTCAATTGCAGTCTTTGGGCGGCGAAAAGATCGGGGACGTAATCGTTAACTAAGGGTGAAAACTATGAAAGCAATTCAAATTATTGAAGATTTCTCCAACAAGAGAGATGTTCACTATGGTGACTTATCCGGTTCTATTTGGTTAATCGAATCTAACAAAGCTCGTTGTTTAGTGGCTAAAGAGGTTAAAGAAGATACGGTAATCCCAGCGAATCATTTAGATGGTTACGAGTATCGCGAAGTCGAAATTCAAAATCAACCTAAGGTTAAAGTGGAAGGTGGTCAGCATCTTAACGTAAATGTTCTTAATCGCGAAACGTTGGAAGATGCTATCCAAAACCCAGACAAATATCCACAATTAACTATCCGAGTTTCTGGTTACGCAGTTCGTTTCAACTCTTTAACACCAGAGCAACAACGTGATGTAATCACTCGTACATTCACTGAGTCGTTGTAATTTCGGTAACCGAAATCTCCAAGTTCAAAAGATCTCCGCGATTGCGGAGATTTTTTATTGGTAAAATCTATTGCATTGATAGTTAAAACTTGTTGTGTTATGTTAATATTTCTATTATAATACATCACATAAAGATAAGAGATTACGCGAAAGCGTAGAATTCAAACTTCAGGAGATTTAAAAATGAAAAAAATCGAATTATATTCAACTTGTGCAACGGTTACTTGGTGTGGTCGTTTAATCGCTTTGAATAATCTTACTCGCGTATACGTTGAAGTAAATCATGATAAAGCTGAAATTAGCATCCGCGAACCTGGTAAAAATTTCGTTACTTTAGCGGAAATCGAACTTAACAAAGATTTCGAATCTGTTGCATTAAAAGATGCAAAACGTATCTTAGATTTCATAAGCGAACACAATAGTGTGCTATTGGATGGCTATGATTTAGATGGCTTAGCGGCTACATTCGAAGAGTTATTGCGACGTGCTGGCTTAGTAGATGTTGAATAAGGTTAACAAGTTATGAAATTAAAAGATCTTTTCAAATTAGAAACCGGTGATAACGTTCGCCTTAAAGGAACGGACATGGTTTTCGAAATTGTCGAATTTGATGAGGAAGATCATAAATGCCCAATACTGGTTGAATTAGTATCCGGATCTTCAACTGCGATTCCTGTAATTCATAATTTTATGGGTAGCGACCCGATGCTCGTAATACCAAATTCTGCAGTATGGGTTTACAAGAATAAGAAGAGTTTATGCCGTTATACTACGTATAACAAATCCGGATTCGGTGATTTGTTTAAAGAACATATTTTTCTAACCGTGAGAAACTTAGAGGTTGTGTAAAAAGAGGTGATTAAAATGGAAATGGTAATTTTAAATGATGGTCGTCGAGGTTTGTTTAGTAAAGAACTGATGACTATCAAAACATTAGAATTATGGGAAGGGGATCTCCCAAGCATTACCTACCACCTAACCGAACAAGATTTAGAAGATCAGGTTATTCGAACAGTTGGTGGATTGGTAAAATGGGTATATTCTAACAAGCAATCGTAAGTAGCGGCATAAGGAGAATTAGATGACAAAATTTACACATTCAGAATACTCAATTCAAGTTTTAGAAGCGGCGTTTGCAAAAGGTCGTGAAATCCGCCATAATGTGCTAGTTAGCTATCTTCCGAATTTTCGAATTCTTTCGAAAATCGATGATGGTATTTTCAGAATGGAATGTGATGGACGGGAAATGATCTTCCCTCAGGATTTCAATCCGGAAGTGGATTGGTATATGGTTTAACTATTGATTTAATTTTAAGTTTCTATTATAATACATCACATAAAGTTAATCAGGAGCATGATAATGGAAAGATATATTTTACACATTACAACAGAAGAAACTTACGTTTCTGGGCAAATCTTCGCGGTACGCGATTTTGATGAAGCGTTGGAAATTATCAAACAACAACTTTGGATTGATTTTGAAGCAATCAACCAGGAATATTTCCGTGAGAATTATTATTGTACTTCTCATACTTTATTTAGTGGCGATGGCGTAAACATCGAAATGATGTCACCGTTAGAGTATCATGCAATGATCAAACAAGAATACGAAGCTCGCAGATCTGAAGTCATCCGCTTATGCGGAGAACTTTCAGCTTCACAAGTCGGGCAGGTCGAAGGAGAATAAAATGATTCTATCAATTTTTCAAATTTTTAATCCGAACGTCTTAAGTTTGAGTCACCAAAACCCAGGCGCTTCAAAAATCGAAATTATCAAACCAACCGAGGTAAACGGATTCGATGATGTTTTTCGAATTTGTGATTCTCTAGGATTGGAGTTAACAGATGATCATCTTACCGAATTACATTTAGATGGTAAGTTAGATTATGAAGATTTCCTGGTTACGGGAAGACTTTTCAAAGTAGAACTTTTGTTGGAAACTAAAGAAGAGTTTAAACAACGCTTATTAGATGAATTAAAACTTAAGTATTTGCAAGCAACTGGAGAAGATTATGAGTAACTTAGAATACATCAATTATCGCAAATTAGAAGTTGGTGACCAAGTATCTTGGGAACACCCGGTAACCGGAAAAGTTTATGATTTTGAAGTAACCGATTTGGACCTAAAAGATGAGTATCAACCAGTAGAGTTACAATTATTGGATGACTTAGAACACGAGGATGGAATTATCGTTAGCGAATACGCAGAATTCCCCTTTAAGGGTGTACGTCGCTGGCCGTATATTTCAAACCGATCTTACGACGATCGTTACGGTTATGGTATCCCAGAGAATTCTATTACTTTAGATTGCTTGTTTTACACCTCGATGCATCATGTACCCAAATCTGCTGAAACTGAAGAAATCGAGAATGGTCGAATTCTTGCGCACCGCGCATTAATGGAAGATCTTACCACAGTGGAAGGTGATGGCTCTTCAGAAATCGCGTTGGTAGCACCCGAAGTTCGGGGAGAACTTAATATCCCTAGCGCGGATGAGGTTAATCAACTTCGTTATACTAGCCAAGCAGATTTCCAAAAGATGTTCGTAGAACAATTAGCGGAAGCGATTAAAGAAGATGAAGATCATATCAAATTACCGCCAGTATTAGTCGAAATGTACCGAGAAGAGCTCGTTAATTTAGGTTACAAAGTTTATTACGATGCGGTATATTTTGAGAAATTTGATTAGGAGAAGATTATGAGTGATTTAACCCCAAAAAGATATAAAAGAAAATGAATTTGTTTATTATAAAGACCCTATTACCAATCAGGAATTGAAATTCTTGGTAGTTGACGTTGCGGATGAATTATTTTCAAACGGATTTACTTGCCGTTTGATGTTGTTAGATGAACCTAAGCGCATAGTTAAGATTCTCAATCGTCAAGATTCGAGCGCATTTTCAGTTCCACGACAAATTCGCCAAGTAGCAGACGACGCTTATAAGTTCCGCGACGAGGTAGGGGAATGGCCAAGCTCGGATGTGATTTTATTAAGTCGTTGCTACACCAAGCAATATGGTGAAGTGATCGAACAAGTTAATGAGAAATTATCTCTTCCGGATGCATCGACCGATTTCAAAGTGATCGCGAGCTCAAAAGCTTCTGCTCACCCAGATGATTACGATAAACCGTTTATGTCGGCTGAGAAAGCCCGCGAATTGGCAGAGAACTCAGTAAACATCAAAGAGCGCGTAGCTTTAAGAATCGAGGACGCCGCTAAAAGCGGAGAATTCGAAACTTATCTAACAGAAGAAGAATTTAAAATCTGCAAATCGGATTTAGTTGAACATAACTACGAAGTCTCAAACAATCGAGTATCTTGGGGTGATCAAGGTGATTGGGGAGATTATGATGCGTAAAATTTCGGATACGAGTGATATCGAGCAAGGCGATATCTTACGTGACCCGGTCACTAACGCTTTATTCGAAGTGATCAAGGTAGATTTTGGGATGGCTTTGTTGGAGATTAAAACCAAATCATCTCAAATTTGCGCGAGTCCTCACGAAGAATTTGAGGAGTGGTTTACTAATCCAGGCGATAAGTTTTGGGTTTATTTGGATTATGAATATGCATGCGAATGGTTCCAAACAGATACTCAAATTCGCGTACGGGCACTGTATTTGAAGGATATGTTGGTAGTAGAGCCTGATGTTTTGACCGAACCCAAAATCCGAGCGGCTTCTCTTACTGGTAGCAAGTTGGAATTGGAGCTTTCCAGTGGTGGGAAAATTTCAACGATTATTCCAAAGTTAGACTTACCAAAACCGGAAGATCTTCGAAAAATCCGCGAGCGCGGAAATGACGAACTTTTAGAATCCACGATTGCTAAAATCATTGAGCATAATGCCGAAGGTAAAACTTCATTAAAAATGGAATATGCCGAGTTGTTAACACTAAAATCTAAATTGGAAGAATCTGGTTACCTGGTAGATTTGGCAGATTGCGAAATTAGTTGGTGAGGAAAAATGTATGAATATTGAAGAAATCGAAGAATTGAAAGCTGGGGACTTCGTCCAAGAACAAGTTACTGGAGCGATTTTCGAAGTGATCCGGGTTGAATTTAACCCAGATGAATTGGAAGCTGACACTTATGTAAGTATTCCACTTTACGTGAAGTTAGTACATTTACCGGAAGGGGTGGAAGGAATTCGATCTGGAGATAATGAAGATGAGATCTTCCGCAAAGAGGGGGATTGCGATTATGTTTACTATGACATGGAATCTTACCGCAACGCGGAAATTTCTCCAGATTATAGTTATGTTCTTACTTGCCAAGATTTGGAGAAAGTTGAAGTGGGTTATCATGTTAAACAACCAGAACCAGTCAAAGTTCTTAAGCCGGAAAACATCACTTCTTTCAAAAACGAAGGTTTGATCGAAAAAGTCGACGAAGAAGCCGCGTTAGCGGAGAACTTAATATTCCCAGTAGAAGAAGCTCGAGCTAATAAAGAAAAATTCTTTACTTTGAAACGCGAGCTAGTTCAAATTAGCCAGCTTATCAAAGAGGCTAGCACGCAAGGCAAATCCTGTGTTAGAATTCCGGCAGATTTGGATCGATTGGAAATCACTACACAATTTTCGAGAGCTGGTTACAAAATTTATGCAGGATGCATTGCTTGGTAGCTTAAAGATCTCCGCAATCGCGGAGATTTTTTATTGATAGCAACTATCGCAACAATAGGTAAAATCTTTAAGTTTGGTATTGATTTAAATGTTATGTTCTATTATAATACCATCATTAAGTTAATACGGGGATTTCAAAATGGATCATAAAGATTTAAAAATCGGAACAAAGTTGAAAGATTTACACGGTAACGAATTTGTCGTGTCTGCAATCGATTGCGAAACTGACGGTCGCGCAGCTTTGTGGTTATTAGAAATGACTAAGTTTGTTAAGCGCGTAAGAACGCCGATTGGTGGTTACACGTTCCGTGAAGTTCAAGATGCCTACTGGTTCCCGAATCAAGCCGTAGAATCTTACGCGAAGCGTACGTCTAACGATTGTTCACAAGTCTTTATTATCGATATGCAAATTATCTAACACTATTAACAACTCACCCAGGAGAAAAGAATATGAAATTAACAGATTTATACCGCTTAGAAATCGGAACTAGAGTTCGTTTAAAAGGAACTAATGCTACTTTTGCGGTTCGTAAAGTTGACTATACTGACGATGAGCGTCCAGTCTTTTTGAGACTTATCAACTCTGATAAACCAGTTTTAACAAAACTTTACGTAGGTGGAGAGCATACCATCATCTATCCATCCAAAAACGGTGAAGAAGCGTGGATTTTCAACAATAAAACGCTAATGCGTGAAGATGTTGGTTATTCGCGTAGCGAATTTGAAAAAGCGTGTGAAGGTTATCATGTAGCAACTTTGCGCGATTTAGAAGTTGTTAAAGTTTCTGAAACTATGGACGATCTAGATAAACACATCGATCCTAGAGATTTAATTTATCGTGGTCAGCCGGACGATCAAACAGCTCAAAAACAGGTTGAACCATTACCAGTCGCTAAAGCGTGCGAATTATCAAATGCAAATGATCCGGCAATGATCGAGTTGATTAATCACGCTATTGAGTATGAAGCTAATCTCGGGTTGCGCGTAGTGAAGTTCAGTGAACTTCCGCCAGTACCAGAAGTGATCAAAGAAAAATATCGCTTGGTGGGTTATACTGTAACAGAACATACAATTGAGTGGTAATATCAGAGAACGGGAGAAAGAATATGAAATTAACAGAATTACACAAATTAGAAAAGGGTGCACTATTACGCTTAAAAGGTACAGATGTAATCTTCAAATTGCATGAAGTGGATACGTATGATGATAAACGCCCGTGCTGTATTACGGTTCTAGAAGCGGATGGTCCGGTTCTTTACGGCATCGGTTATACTGCTGACGACCTCATCCTGGATGTAAATGACGGCTACTATAACTCCGGTTGGATCTATAACAACAAAACTCTTATGCGCGAAGATGCGAATATGACTCGTTATGAGTTTGACGAGTATGTTAAACAATATCGCTATGTGGTTACCTTACGCGATTTAGAGGTTTATGAAGAAGATATTGGTGCGCTGTTTGATGAGCATATCGATCCTAGAGACCTGCTTCCACACCGACCATCAGAAGAAACTTACACCGCGAATGAATTCGATCCGTTTGACATTTCAAAAGCACGTGAACTATCGGAAGAGCACGAGAATGATAGAGAAACCATCGCGCTGATTAATCATGCTATTGAGTTTGAAGCTAAACGAGGCCTGCGCACTGTATTATTCGAAGAGATTCCAACCATCTCAAAAGCGGTTAAAGAAAAATATCGTCAAGCCGGTTACACCGTAACGAAACACGCGATTGAATGGTAATTAGGAGAGGTCACATAAAATGAATTTTGAAGATGTAAGAGTAGGTCAAATTTTAGTTGACCGAGATGGTAACGAATTTGAAGTAATGGAAATCGATCGCATGGATGATGATCTTCCAGTTTGTTTGTGTTTAGTTAAGCACGTTAAAGCTTTCGGGGTTCCCGAAAATGAATTCGAAGTGATGGAACCTGGTCAGGGTTTTGAAGATACCGAATTCTGGGTTGAACGTAAACTTAGCGAAGAAGCAAAAGAAGACTTCGAAGTTCCTTGTATTGATGTGGAATCTTTGAGTCTATTTGTTGGTGAACCCAAATCACCTAAAACAGTAACCGAAGTCATCAACAATGTTAAACACGCAAGCTTAAAAGCATCAGATCCTCGTACACAAGGCGATTCAAAACAAAATTCGCACGATCGAAACTTCAAGCAATCAAAAGCTTGCGCGGAAGAGGAAGAACTTCGTAATATCGTACACGATATGTTTGTGTTACCAACACCGGAAGAAATGCGTCAATTAGTGATGCAACATCAATTAGATGATGTATCGCAAGTTATCCGTGACGCCGCGAAACGCGGAGAATCTTCGGTAAATTTGCCGGAGGATAAAGTTGATGGAATTGGTGGAGCTTTGATGGCGGCTGGTTATCAAGTGTACTTTACAAAACACCCACAACGTTGTATTATTAGTTGGTAAACAAAGGAGAATAATATGGGTTTAGAGTTAAACATTCGATTTTCGGACATTCCGGATACCAACGAAATTCACGAGAAGCTCGCGGACGCGAAACTTCGTATGATCAAAGAGCAAATCCAAGAAGCAGTAAATCGTGGAGATGATTATTGTTGGGTAAGCGATAAGATCTTGGATGTGCAAACTCGCGATCTCTTAGAGAAGAAGGGTTACGTCTTAACGTATAACTTTAGTGATTATCAAATTAGTTGGTAGTGTGGTAAAGTATGAACCTGGTAATTGAGGTAAGCTTTACCGAAGATACTGGAATTTATGTAAGCGCCGAAGATCAGAAAATTCAATTTATCGAGAACTTAGTAGCAAAATCTCCAGATGGAAGTTATAGAGTTCCTGAGAATTTTATGAATGAAGTAGATAATCGAACTTACAAACTTCTAAAAGCAAAAGGATACACTATAGTGTATAAGTTTGGTCATTTCACTATTAGTAGATAATTCTAAACAACCTCTTGGTCGAAAGATTAAGAGGTTTTGTTTATTACATCGATAGGCAAAAACTTTGATTTAGGTGTTGTGTTATGTTTTATTTTCTATTATAATACATCCCATAAGTGATAAGATTAATCAAAAATCCAGGAGATTAAAATGAACGAAATCGAAATCCCAATGTTCGATAAAGGCGATGTCGTAAAAGACAAATTTGGTAACTTGTTTGTAATTGAAGACTTAGTATCGTCTCAACAACTTGAACGAGATACTCCGGAATATGATCATATGGGTTATCGTTTAAAAATCATCGAAAATAATACTTCAAGTCCTGCGCGTAAAGTTGGTAATGTTTCCGGCTTCTATAGCGATGGCGCGTGTATGTGGATCTACAATACTTTCGGGGACGCAGTAAATGATGAAGTTCTCGTAACTGATGCACATATATTTGCGACAGAATTGGAATTGTATGATGAGGAAGATGAGGATGAATTAGATGCGGATGATGCGGAAGAAGCGGAAGAGATTGAAGTTTCCGATGTTCCGATTTTCTTAGTGGGTGACTTAGTTAAAGATAAATTTGGAAACACCTTCAAAGTGGTAGATGCGGATAAGTTTGAAGATTTCAGCGATGATTGTATGCACTACAATGTGGAATTAGTTATTAAGCACCCAGATTCACCAATTCGTAAAGCTGGAGGCGCCGCGGAATTTGAAAAAGCGGGGCACTATTTCTGGATTTATGATACCGCGGAAGATGCCGAATCGAGAGGGGTTATCGTTAACGATAGACAGCTCTTAGCCACCGAATTGGTTTTAGTTCAAAGCGTTTTACAAACGAAATCAACTAAATCTGACAAATCAAAAATTCAGAAACCGGTTAAGCCGGTTAAACCCGCAAAACCCGCAAAACCCGCTAAAGCGGAAAAGGCGGAAATTGCTAAACGTTACCCAAGTATCGAGGATCTACAAAAGATTTCCGAAGAGAACGATCTTGGAAAATTATTAGATCAAGCGTACGAAATTTTGAAAGAGCAAGCTTTACAAGGCGAACGACGATCAAATCTCGAAGCGGAAAAATTTAAACGTTGCATTCCGCATTTTGAGCGCGAAGGTTTCGATATTACCGAGCACGGTATGTTGATCGAAGTTCGTTGGTAATAGAAGGGTAAAGTATGAATCTTAAAGACTTAAAATTTGGATTACAAGTAATTACTCCGCAAGGAGATATCTTCGAAGTATGCGGAACTGATGTTCTAAAAGAAGAATTGTTGGTCAAAATAGTTGAATTTGCCACTAAGGGTCCTATGGATGAAGAGCCAATGGATCGTTACGGTCGCGATTTTGCTTCCGATAGCGGTTGGGTTACCGAACACGGTAAGAATGTAATGAAGCGAGGTTTCTACGAAGTTCACTACAAAGATTTCTCATTATGGTATGAAGATGTTCCAAATTTCAAAGAAGGGGACATCGTCAAAGATTTAGATGGCAACAAATACCGAATTGATTTTGTCGGCGGGGTTAGCGCAAACCCAGATATCTACAAACTCGAATTATTAGAATTCTCCGGGGATCACATCCAACGCTTAGCGCGTAAAGGTCAAGAATTCGAGGAGGTCGGGTCTAAATGGTACATCTACAACACTAAAAATGATGCAGTTCGCCATGATAACTACTTAGGAATTTACCAGTTATTTGCCTCTGAGTTGATGTTAGTTGAACCGAATACGGAAGTTGCTACTCCAGAAGTCGTTCCGGTAGCACCTAGCACACCACGACTTTCAATCGATGAAATTCGCGAAATCACCGCTAACGCGGAGCAAACCGAAATTAGCAAATTATTGGATATTTCTTATAGCTCGATTTTAGAAGCGGCAAGTAAAGGTATTCGCGAAGTTCCGGTGACCAAAACTTACACGGTGGCAGATTTAAAAGTTATCGAGTATTTCCGCAGTGAAGGGTTTACAGTGAATGACTTTTTGACTAATTTTGAAATTAAGTGGTAGTTGGTGGTAGCAAAAATGCAGAATATCATATTCTTAGACGTAGATGGTGTGTTGAACGGAGCTAGAGATTTCGGGTATGAAAGACATTTCGAAACTATCGATTGCCACGTCGATACCGTCCTTGGTAAGCAACATTTTGGTCGCGTAAACCGTGAACAGCTCAACAAACTTCGAGAAATAGTAAAATTAGCCGATGCTAAAGTTTACTTAATTTCGAGTTGGTCGGTAGCTTTCAAAATTGAAGAATTCTTAAATGTGCAAGAAACGTTCAACGAGTTCTTTGGTTTTGAGGTTATAGCTTCTCAATGTGGAATGCAAACCGCCAACGGAAGAGCTCAATTCGCGATTGATTTGCTCAACTCCCTAGAATCTCAAGACTACCGCGCCGCGGTATATTTGGACGATATGCAAGATTTCGATCCGGAGATTGCTAGCGAACTTCAATCCAAATGCTTCGTTCCGGTAATCAAAGGTTCGGTAGGTCTTAGAAATTGCGATTTCGAAGCGATTAAAAGTTATTTTGGAGTCGCGAATATCAATTAAACTAATTGAACATATAAAGGTGTTATATTATAATACTTATTCAAATATTCAATCGCATAATAAAGGAGCATAATATGAAATACAATCCAAACGCAAACTACCTGTTACCAGGAGTTAATGTAATTCTTCGAGATGAAGACGGGCATCATTATCATGCAAGTGCGCACGGTGGTGCAGGCATGGCATTTATCGATCTATTCGATATCGAGGAACATGAAAAATATAAAATTGAAGGTTTGGAAATCCCGTGGGAATATGAAGTAGTTCTCAACCCGTTAGAACCATACAATAACCACTATGATCTAGTTACCCTTGATAATTTGCGAGTTTTAGTAACACGTCGAAATGACGATTTCATCTACGTTCGCACAGATCAAGATCACAAATTTACTTGGCGCGAACTCATTACCGAGTTAGATGCTATTGAAAATCGCGATTTCAACGCTAAAGTGACCCCTCAAGTTTATTGGTACGTTAATGAATTCTTAGAAATTTGCAGTGCTACGGTGCATCACCAAGATTTGCATGATGCTAATTCTCTAATCAACAAACACATCAAAGCGGGTAACTTCTTCCCAACTTCGCGTGACGCGAGTAAGGCGATTTGGAGTTTTATGGGCTTTGATAAAGAAGAGTTCTTAAAACCGTAGGAGCAATAAATGTCAGAATTAATTGTAGACTTCAACAATCTAAACACCGAAAACAATCAAATTTTCTTTGGAAGCTATTCCGGTTTCCAGCGTTATGATAACCCAGCATTCCCTTCAGCGGTAAAATTAGAAGAAAGTATGCGTAACGCATTCTGGAATCCTAACGAAATTTCCATGAGAGACGACGCGGTAAAATTCCACTTAATGCCTACACCAGTACAAGACGCGATGTGCAGTATTTGGTTCTACCAAACTTTGATGGACTCTGCACAAAATCGTGGTTTGGAAGAAACTATCTCCTTGTTTGTGACCAATCCGGAATTCGAAGCCCTATTCAAAACTTGGGGCTATTTCGAAATGATTCATAGCTTAAGCTATTCACATATTATTCGCGGCATTTTTATGGATAGCACTCCAGTATTTGAGCGCAACTTCCAAAATATGGACATCATCAATCGCGTGAAATCTGAAATCGAGCAATACTCTGATATCGCTGCTTACGCAGAAGATTTAGCTGGCGCAGAGTTTAGCGAAGAGAACGCGAAGAAAATCATTGAGTTGATTTTAACCATCTATGCTTTAGAAGGGATCAAGTTCTACGCAAGTTTCTTATACACTTACTTAATCCACGATCGTTATGCTTCCATTCCAGGAGCTACCCGAATTATCAAATTGATCGCGTTTGATGAACTGATGCATACGGTTGCATCGACTGTCCTTATCAAGGAGCTTCGCAAAGATCCTCGCTTTAGCGAAATTTTAGATAGTGAATGGTTCACAGAAACTGCGCAGAAACATTTCTTGAAAGTTTATCAAGATGAATCCAACTTCGCGGAATATCTTCGAAGCGTATTAGGTGAATTTACCCCAATCTCGGAAGAGAACACTAATAACTTCCTAAAATATTGGGTCGATTTAAGACTTCGAGATATCGGTGTAGCTGGAGTTTTCGGAGATTTTGAAGAGACTCCAATTGTAAGATGGTTCAACGAGTACGGTGATCTAAATCTTTCTAATGCAGCTTTGCAGGAGAGCGATCTCGCAGTATACAATATTGGCACGATGGTTGACGACATGTAATCACGGGTAAGTAACAAAGGTAATGTTTAAATATTAAAGACATTACCTTTTATTTTATTCGTAGGAGTCTTATATGCTTAATAAATTAGTGAAGATCTCGTCACTGGACGATCTTCAAAACGCAAAACATCGACATAATGGACTATGGGCGATTGGCTCCATCTTTAGAGCAACGGAAGAGGTCATGCATCTTTTCAAAACTAACTTTATGCTGGCTAACAACCCGTCGAAATACGCCTTTATCGAAGAGTTAAGATGTTTAGTTAACCTAAACGATAAATTCTTAGAATTGGAAGTAAGTGATATCACCCCAGCAAATGCTTTAGAGTTATACGACTACGTCGACAATTTAAGAGCTAATATGATTAGAAGCTTAACGATCCAAGTAAACGGGGAAGATTTGGTGGGATTTGCTTCTTCTAAAAACACTACTATAGAATTGCTCCCAGCGATCGAAACTTTAACTAATGCGTACCACGAATTAGTTGAACAATCTCGACATAACTTGCTAGCAAGTATTTCGATTCATCCAACTGCGGATCATTCAGAGTTTGATCAACTTCGCAAGCTATGCAGTAGACTGCAATGTATGCAAGATCACGAGATTAGAGCAAATTTAACTAACGATACATTCGAATTTTTGAGATTAGCTAAACAAATTGATCCAGCTATCAAAAATTCATTAGCTTTCCAAAACCAAGGACTTTAATAATGACCGACACCATCGAAAATGAAAACCTTGATCACTTAGATCCTATTGAGAAACCAGTAGCAACCGAAAATACCGCGACAGCGGAAACTACCGAGATCTCTAATGTTGCAGAGAACGCAGAAGCTTCGGTGACTGAAACACAACCAGTTACAAATTCAGATAGCGCGGAGACTTCCGCTGCCGCGGAGACTTCAAATGCTCCAGTAACAGCAGAAGCACCAACAACTGAAAATTCCGCTACCACGGAAACCACAGAACCAAAACTATGCGGAACAGATCCTAAAATCATCTGCGATGTGGTAAACGAATTATTCCAAACTCCAAAACCTAAGGAAGAACCTAAACTGGAAGAGCCTACCCGCTCTTTGGAATTCCAAACCACCCGTAACGTATCCAAGACGGTAGTTCCTAAAGTACCGGTACAGTACGTGGAAAATCCATTAAAATTTGCAAAGGATTTAAAGAAACCGACTGCGTTGGATAAAATCAAAGATGTTGCGGATAACCTAAAACTAATAGGTAAGGAAGTAGAGGGTGAATTCATCGTTAAAGCTTTCGATAATATTACGAATCCTACGCTTGAGCGTAAAGAATTTGAAATTAAGGACACGGAAGAATTAGCAAAAGCTTTCTTTGGTCGTGAGAAAATTGTACCGAAAGAACCGGGTGCATTACATTCCGGAGAATTCACTATCAGTGAAAACGCGGAACCTGGCAAATCTTTCCAAGATGATAATGCTGGAACTGTAGCGGATAAAGTAATCGATTCTGCATATGGAACGGTCGCTGCTCAAGTTAAATTCGATATGTTGCAAGAACTACGCGAACGCGTATATCATGCAAAATTCGAATTGGATAAAGTAGTTGGAGTTAAAGGTGAACTATTTGATTCTTTGAATTGCTCTTTGAAGAAAGCTGAAGAAATTTTGAATGTTGAGCGTTCCAATATCGTTAAACATAACTTAGAAGAGATTACCAAAACTTTAGAAGCTGTTAAGGTGGAAGATTTGGCTCCGGAAGATCGTAAAGCTCTTTGGGATGCTATTCATAATCTTAAATGTGCTATCAACCTCGTGAACAAATCTGGCTTCAAAGATAAAGCTGGAGACGCTGAGAAGTTAGTGCAAGAACAAGTCGCTAAAGCTCTTAAACTCTACCCTAAATTGAAAGAAGATGTTAGAATGCAAGCTTTAGCTTCTCAGATCTTCGCTTTAAGCGAGTAAATGAATTTGATTGAGTTATAATATAACAAAATCATTAAAAATCTCGAAGTTAACCGCGAAAGCGGAAGATTTCGAGACCTCGAATATCAAAAACCTATCAGATTTTCGCGTTAGCGATGTTTGATAGTTTTTTTTGTTTTCGAAAATATTTTTGAGATGTCAAAGTTTTGTTCAACGAAACTCTCAACTTATAAAAACAAGTTTTCAAAAGGGGTTGCCATCCAGATGGAAATGACTTATAATAGGCCTTGTAAGATGAGGTTCGTGGTGAACCTTATCATAAACACCAAAATATAGGAGATTAATTATGATTATCAATGGTGGAATTTACGAAATTAATGGTGAACTTTTAATGGTTATTGGGTTATCCAAAGATTCTAAAGTAGAGGTTTGTGAAGTGATCGATTTCAAACCAGATTTTTATGGTGAAGGTGATCCGAAATTTGATACTAAGCTTTTCGATGACCGATTAGAAGATCCAGCAAATTTCAAAATGGAAAACTTGAAAGGACACAAAACTTTCCTTTTAGGGTATCTCTTAGAAAACAAAGAGTTTGCTAGTAAGCACGATATTTCAAAATTTATTAAGTAATGATTAAAAGATCTCCGCGAAAGTGGTAGGGTATAACTTAAAGACCTCTCATTTAGACACTAAAGTGTAGATTTGAGAGGTTTTATTTTGCAAAAAAAAAATATTTCGAAAGTCTCGAGTTTGGTTCAACAAGACTCCCACCACTTGAAAAAAAAGTTTAAAAAATTAGCGAAACTAGTTGTGTTTTGGGTTTAGATCTATTATAATACCCAACATAAGGAGTTAATATGACCAAACCAAAATTCAAACCAATGCTTGCGGCTTCCGCAACAAATGAAGAAATCGAAAAATTCACTTTTCCTTTGATGGCTAGCCCAAAATTAGATGGGATTCGAGCTATCGTATTAGACAATGTAGTAATGTCCCGAAGCTTAAAACCTATTCGCAATAAGAGGGTTCAAGAGCTTTTTGGAAAACCAGAATTTAATGGATTAGATGGCGAATTGATTTTAGGTTCTCCAACAGATCCAAATTGCTTCAATCACTCTACTGCGTTAATGGGTGAAGATCTGCGCGAAGACGTGAAAGATTTAGAAATCTGTTATTACGTCTTCGACGTGATTCCGGATGTTTTAGATGATGAAGCAGTTTTAAGACATGATCATTTACTCAATTTGAAGGGTCAGCTTCCAGCGAATATTCAAATCGTTCCGCAAGTAATTGTTCAAAGCCTATCTCAATTATATGCATTCGAAACCGAATGTTTAAACGAAGGTTATGAAGGGGTAATGGTTAAAAGTTTGGATGGCAAGTATAAACAAGGCCGCTCTACTCTAAAACAGCGATTACTCACTAAAGTGAAACGCTTCCAAGATTCTGAAGCGGTGGTTATTGGCTGGGAAGAGAAGATGCAAAACATCGGAGAACGCGAAATTTCTGAATTAGGTTACTCAAAGACTTCCAGTAAGAAAGCGGATTTCGTTCCAGCTGGAACTCTAGGAGCTTTAAAAGTTCGCGACCTGGAAACTGGTATTGAGTTTAGCATTGGTTCTGGCTATGATGATAAAACCCGTGAAGTGTTATGGGCTACTAGATCATCGCTAGGCGGTAAAATCGTTAAGTATAAACACTTTAGTGTAGGAGTTAAAGAAGCTCCAAGATTCCCAACCTTCTTGGGTTTCCGCGATTTGGATGATATGTAAGAGGAGTATGCTATGTTGATGAATATCGGTTTGGGATTTTTAGGTTTAGGGTTAATCTCGTTTTTATTAGGGGTGATCTGTTTTGGATTTTGTATTTTATTAGACAAGGATGTTTTGTCTACCAAAATTGACAAGTTATTTGCGGTTGCTATAATCTCTTGGGCTTTAGGAGTGGTGATGATTGTGATCGATTTGATTACCAACTACTCAGAGTACGCTCAATAACAAATTAACCGGGGGAGATTATGAAATTTGAAGATTTACATGATGTCGAAATTGGGGATATCTTAAAATGTAAGGATTCCGACGATTCGTTTGAAGTGATTGAAATTGATATGGCGGCCAAATACACCCCAATCCGTGTGCAAATGACCTCAGGGTACTCAACCACTGAGCTGGTTTCCGGTGTTTTGGATTCCGATAGATTCGACGAATCTTATAAACAATGGTTGTACGTGGACTCTGAAGCTATACGAAACCAAATACCGGTTTATGAAGATATGATCGATGCTAGTAATCTGATCACATTAGATCGTTTAGAACCGCTAAAGCTGGAAGAATCAACAGAATCAACAGAACATGAAGCGCATGAAGCGCTCGAAAACCTTACCGCAAACCGCGCCGCGGAAATTGTAAAAGGTCGACTAATTCGTGAAGTTTTAAAACGAGTAAGACAAGCGGTTTATGGTGAGTTGGGTACCTTTGAAATCAAAGTTAAAGACTTGGATTTAGATCCAGTAACATCCGATTTGGAATGGTTGGGTTATACAGTTCGCTTTAGTATGAAAGATGATGAATTTACCGTCTCGTGGGAACCTAAGTTATGAGTATAATCATAATTTTAGTTTTATGTTTTGTTTACGGTTACTGCTCTGCTTTAGAGCGAAGTATGAGATCTTATAGTTCTTTCAGCGATCGAGATTATTATGATCGTAATTCCCGAATCTTCGAAAAATTCCGCGTAAGCGGATATTCGAAATCTTGGGATAAATCGAAATTTATACGATAAGGAGTAACTTATGATTTTTGGCGTAGATGCATTAGTTTGGTTAGGTATGTTCTTGCAAATCGGGGCTTTATTTTGTGTAGCTTGCGCGGTTACTATCGCTTTGGATGGTTTGCATGATTCAATGAACTCCGCTTTAGCGGTAATGTTTGTGTTTATTGCTGGCGTGTTCCTAATGTTAGCGTTTAAGTGTTTTGGAGTTTATTAAAAGTTTTAGATATAATATACTAAATTTATTATAATAAACAATGCATAGATTAACTGTTGGAAGTTGGGTTCTTTTAGGATTTGTTTTAGAGTTTATGATAGCTTTGTATTTCCTTTGGAAGAACCCATCAATCGTAGTATCGAAATTTTGGAAGATTGCCACTACGTTGTTAGTGGTGATCTTTTCGATTATTTTATTAAGGGGAGCTTATGAGCAACATTGGTAACGGGGGTAGTGGTTTAGTAAGAATCAAAACTTTGAATTCTAGTTTTGTTCAACTAAACTTCAACGAGATGGAAGCATCTCAAAATGCGCTCAAAACGCTAAAACAAACCTTACAGGTTGAACGAGCAGGATGGCAATACGATTACATGGTCAAAATCGGGCGTAAGAGTAAGTATGATGTGTTCTATCAAGAATACGGTGAAAACACCTTAGTGTTGGATTCAGGCTTATTGGAGATCCCGCCAGTTCAAGATATTCTGCAACTCAACGAACTGGAGACTTCCGATAACTCGGAAATCGATGAATACCTGGAAGATATCTTAGAATCGGATGTTTTACCGTTTGCTCCATACGCCTATCAAATTGAAGCTTGCCGAAAAGCTCTGAACAAAAAACGCAAGTTAAGTTTGATGTGCACCGGTTCTGGTAAGTCTTTGACTATTTCGTTATGTTTAGAATATTTCCGTAGGAAAGGTCTTAAAGGGGTATTGGTAGTTCCTAATATCAACCTACTTACGCAATTTGCTAATGATATTAAGAGTTATAATTTAAATGAATTACACTCTAACATCATCACCTTCGGTGGCGGTTCGAAGAAATTAAAGCAATTAAAAGAATCCAATAGTTCGCTGCAAGCGGGAGATTTGGTGATTACTACTTGGCAGAGTTTAAGCAAATTAGAGCCGAGCTTCTTCAAGTCTATCGATTTCATCATCTGCGATGAAGTGCACAAATTCAGCTCTAGCTGTACCTCGCAATTAGTGCAAGATTCTGGATTTGCAGAATATAAGTTAGGGTTTACTGGCACTTTACCAGATTCAAAATCTCAAAAATTAACCTTGATTGGATTATTTGGGATGCCGGAAAATATCATTACTTCCAGTCAATTAATCGAGGAAGGTCGAGGCACTCCAATTCATATTACTGGGGTAAAATTAAAGCATACTGCCTATACCGCAGAGGAATTTAGCCGGTACGGCGAATATCTGGATAAGCTCAAAGTCATGCTAAATGCTCCGGGAAGAAACCAAATCATTGCCAATATCGCTTTACAAGCAAGCCAGCGAAAAGAAGGCTCTACTCTAGTTTTGTTCACCTTAATCGAGCACGGTTTTGAAATTTTCAAAGAGATTGCTAGCCGCAAAGGTTTCTCCGTAGGAGAAGATGTCCCAAAATTGGAAGAAATGCAAAAGCATAGCTTGTACTTTATGTCAGGGCAATCCAGTGCTAAAGATCGCGAAGCTATCCGACATTTAATGGATGAAGACCCGGAAGCTATTTTGGTAGCGAATTACGCGTTGTTGAGTACTGGGGTAAACATCAAATCTTTGAGATATGCGATCTTTGCGAGCCCAGTAAAATCGGGTGTAGTAGTAGCTCAAAGTTTAGGGCGTGGAATTCGATTAAGTGAACAAAAGCAAACTTTCAATGTGTATGATATTGTCGATGTAGTCGGAGGATCCAGAATGTTCGCAAGACAATACAATCATAGAAAACAAATATACAAGAAATCTAACTTTACGTTAGATGAGCGTACTGAGGAAATTAAGGGAAATTAATGGTTCATAAAATTCAAACAAATCCTTATACCCTACAAATTGGTGACCCGAAAACTTCCACTACGGATAATATCAGAGATCCCAATTTCGGTTTAGAGGATGGTCACTTAGACGAGATCAATCCGTCTACGGAGAAGTATTTTCTCAATACTGGGTATAACATCCGCAATCGCGGGGGCATTACAATCCCTGCGTACGCGGATAGAGATAAGTTTCCGGAGACTCCAACAAAATGTAAAGTACCGGATACTAGTGATGCGGACGTGATTACATTACCTCCAGGTGAATATAAAGCCAAATTTGACGCGAAAGCGTTGAAAGTGGATTGTATCGATGATCTTAAGACCTAATCTGGTTGATTATATGATTAAGTTATAATATAATACAACCATCGTTCGGCATCAAAAATTTGAAAACGTGCATATTCGAGTTCCGGAAGTACTTCAAATTAGTTAAAATGTAAGGAGATTACATCATAATGAAATTAACTAATCTTAAGAGTATCAAAGACTCGACTGTTAAATTTGCTAAGACTTTCGTAACATCAATATTTGCGTTACACGCGTTATTGGTAATTGCGACAACTTTAGTAACTTCAACATCAGCGTATGCTTCGAGGTCTACCCAAACCGCGCAATCCACACCAAAGGTGTACCACGGCGCAAACTGGGATAATTCGAAGTCTTACGTAATTCGCAAAGTTCGATATCATTTAAAAGATAAGAAACAAGCGATCAAACATAAAGAGCAAGGGAAAGCAACGTGGTATTGTTGCTATCGTAAAGGAACCAAAACCGCAGATGGTGGGGTGTTTTCCCAACATAAACTCACTGCGGCTCACAAAACATTGCCATTCGGAAGTCAAGTTCGAGTAACTAACCTAAAGAATGGCAAATCGGTTATCGTAGAGATTACCGATCGCGGTCCATTTAAGCCTGGGAAGATCATTGATTTAACTCCGGCAGCGTTCGCTAAGATTGACTCAAAATCTACAGGAGTCGCAAACGTTAAATTGGATGTTTTAGGATTTAAGTACTAAGAGCAACTGATTAAATCAAAAGGAACAAAGATATGCACGATTTCAACATTAAAGTTAAAGATAACAAACTCAAAGCTATTGTAACCACCTCCATGTTTCGCAATCGAGTCGAAAAGAACGCTAAAGCGTATACTCGAAAAGCTAAGCATAAATCTAAATCTTGGGAATAATTTGAATTATGTTGAGTTTATTATTATTACCATTTAAAATATTAAAATTCATTGCGATCTCAGCTTTGAAGATTTTCATATTCTTTGCGCTCTGCGCACTTATTTTGAATTATGTAGCGAATACAGGAGTAAAAGATGTTCACAGTTTTCAAAAAGGTCCTGGAACAGAAAGAAATCACACCGCAAGATGCTGATAAAGTCAGCGACTTTCTTCTACGAAGATGGCTATCTGGAGATAATCGTCTTATCGAATTAGCTAACACATTAAATTGTTTACCTGGTAAGCAATCCAATCTCGCGATCTTAAGAGGAATTTCAAAAGCTCTTAAAGGTCAAATCAAGTTCATCAAATTTCCATCCGGAGCTAAGAAAGATTCGAAAGATGTAGAGTTTCAAGATACTTTATCAAAATTCTTCAAAATTTCTCCGAAGGAGTCAATTGAATATTTGGAGTGGATGAAGAATCATTGTCCGGATGAATTAGAAACATTAAAGAAAATTTGTAGAGATTTATAGGAGCGAAAAATGAAATATTATGAAGGTGGGTTCTTCGCGAACTTCAAGTATTGGGCAAGATATTACGATTCGGAAATTGGGAAATCCTTCCTAACGGATGATGTTCCACAAAAATGGGAATATTATGTTCCGGATGAAACTGGTAAATTTACTTCGATTTATAATGGAAAGAAATTTCGCAGAGAGCGAGGTTCTTCGAATGATGCGAAAGCTTTTGGTTGCACAAGTCAAATCAGTCCAGTAGATCTCGCGATTCGCGAACAATTTAGAAATTTAGGTAATCAAAATCCTCGAATCTTCTATCTGGATATTGAGACTCGAGTAGGAACCGTAATGAAAGGTTTCCCGAGTCCGGATAAAGCGTTAGAACCTGTAAGTCTTATTCAGTTTTTAGACAATAAAACTCAGATTGTTCACTTGATTGGGGACCGAGAATTTTATTATGAAGATTGGTATAGACAACAACCAGATCATTTAGGTAAAGAAATCCAATATCATAAGTGCCGGAATGAAATTGAAATGTTTGAAAAGTTTTTCGATTTTGTTGAACAACTTCAACCAGCTGTAGTATTCGCATGGAACGGAGAGGGATTCGACTTTCCGTATTTGTATCATCGCTGTAAGCGAATTGGTTTGGATGTTAGTAAGTTCTCTCCATTCTGGAGAAAATTCGGAGAGAATACAGGTGAGCAAAAAGGTTATATTCAAGGAAGATCTCAAATTTTCGATAATCGATACACGTTTGATCTTACCGTAGGTGGATGTACTTACATTGATATTAAACGATTATATCAAAAGATTGTGTTAGCTCCGAGAACTTCATATTCGTTGAACGCAATCGCAGAAGTGGAAGTAAAAGCAAGAAAGATTGATCACAGTGAATTCAAAACATTCGATGATTTCTATCTTGGTAATTACACAAAACCTGAAAATCCAACAGAAGATCAGAAGAAAACATTATGCTACTTAATGACGGAAGCTGGTAAACCAGAAGAGGAAATTAAGAAAGCGGGTCACGGACAATTCATCTACTATGGTGTAATCGATGTGGTGCTTTTGCAAGAAATTGACAAGAAATGTGGTTTGTCTGCGTTGATGTGTGATGTTTCAAATCGTATGACTTCACAATACAATAGCATTTTAGGAACTACAAAACCTTGGGCAAACTTTATTCGTAACATTCTGTTAGATTCTGGTTGGATTATCGATCCGGAAACTATTTTAGCTCGAGGAGCAGATTTAGAGAAATCTATTTTGGGTGGATTTGTTCGAGATCCAGTTACTGGAAAGCATGAATGGGTGTTATCTGCGGACGTTAACTCGATGTATCCGATTCTCGCGATTGCGGGGTCTGGGATGTCTCCGAATAACTTTATGTTTGCATGGGAATTGAGTAATGAAGGATCTGAGGGTGAGCTAAAACGTTTAGTGGTAGAACATCTTCACGTAGGGGATCCATCACAAGAACAAAATGAACAAAACTTGTTGAACTTAATTAAGAACCCAGAATTGAAATCTGAATTGGTGAGATTGTTGAAAGAAACTAATCTTACAATGGCTCCGAACGGGGTATTCTTTAGAAAAGATAAACCAGGTTTCTTACCAGAATTGGTTAAGAACATCTACAAGGAACGTAAAGTGGTGAAGAAAGCTATGTTCAAAAAGGAACAGCGAGCTATCAAACTTCAAGAGATTTTACATCGTAGATAACTTAAAGAACTCCGCAATCGCGGAGTTTTTAAATATGTAAAATTCTTTATAATAAAACATATGACTATATTATCACAAGAAGAAATCGAATACTTCAAACAAAACCAACACCTGATTACTCAAGAGCTTTTGGATACCCTAAGATCTCAAGGTAAGGATGGTAAGCGCGTAGCGCTAGAGATCCTTGATATTGAAAAGAATGAGCGCATGTTCTATTTGGATGCTTTCGGGTCTCCGATTAGTTTTGATGGTAACAAAGGTCTTAAAAAGCAAGCGACTACTTTAAAACTCGCAGATATTCACGTGAGTGAATTTGAGCGATGTGCTAACGATTTTGAATACTTCCGAGAAAACTACATCCAGATTAAAACCCCGAAAGGTATCGATTTCCCGGATATGCGAGATTATCAAACTCGATTTATTCACAAGATGTTGGATGATGATAAAGAAGAAGTAGTGGGGCTTTTGGGTAGACAATGTGTCGCAGGAGAAACCATAGTCGATATGGAAGATCGAAATCGCTCGTTACGAGAATTATTCGAGAATCCGGAATTATAAATATTTTTGAAACAATCTAATATTGATCAATAAAAAAGGAAACTAAAATGCATATTACATTCGAGCAATTCGATAACGAATTAATGAACGAATCATTAAACGAGTTCGCAGCCGATCTTAACGAACTAAACGAAAGTTTAGGTAACTTACGTCAAGCTGGCGCTTCTCCAGATTATCTTAAAATCATCAAAGCCGCTTTAAAACAAAAAGCGATCCTTTCCGTTTCACCAAACTCAAAAGTGGTAGCTATTGAAGGTCATAATTTTGACGAATTAGTGGCTGACGTTCGTGCAGCTAGCAAGAAAAGCGGCGAATTCGGTATGTTCTATATTGGTACTGCGTCAGGCACTCACGTAGTGGTTAACAACGAACCGGGATTCAGTGATAAACCGGTTGGTATGAACACCGACGTTAAAACATTAACTTTAGGTAAACATCCAGTTACTGGTGATGATATGCTAGAGATCTACGATGGTAGTGGTTGGAGAAGTTCTTTCCGCGCTCAAAAAATTAAAGATCTTAAAAATCGCCTACAAGTAGAAGCGGAAGGTTATAAAGGCTTCATCGTAATCAAAGATCCAGATTTAGCGAAATTACGCAATGAGCGTGAAGTAAACCAACGTGTTGACGACAAATACGCTCCGCAAGCTGGTTCTTGGAAAAACCAAGAAGGTGAAACTGATTTCTACGCTAACGCGAAACGTCAAGCTGTAGTAAATCGCGCAGCTAAAGCAAATACCTTCCCTGCAGTAGATAAAATGTCTTGGGATGATATCTTAAAACTTAACGAAGCGTCTAAAAGCTGGAGAGGTGAGAACGTAGCTAAGATTGGTGACCAATTCTTCAAAAGCATCCGCGGTGATGTTTTCAAACCACAGCCAGTTGCGGACGGTCTACAATTATTCTGGTTGTATGACGAAAATGATGTTGGCTATCAAATCGTTCTTGGTCTTAAAGGTATCCGTTTAGAGAAGAAATAATTACACTTTAGTGTAGATTTTTCAAAACCTCAAGAAATTTAAAATCTTGAGGTTTTTTATTAAATATGTTAATTATAATTAACGCTATTACATTTTAATGGAGCTTAAAATGTTGAACGAAAGTGGTAATTTAATATCGGAGGGGTTGGAGATTACCCGAGAGTTATTAGATTTTGCGCTAGCAAACGGATATAAAATTTCGCTAAAATCCGGCGATTATTCAAAGGAAGAAATTAGTCATGGCAGATTCTACAATAAAGATCTTCTCAAACAGATTCACCTTCTCTATTTAATTGGGGAATTCTACCCAAATCGATACTATAAAATGCTGATGTTTAAAACTGCGGATCATATTATTTCAGTTTTCATCAGCCAGCATCTCCCAAAACTTCCACCTGAAGAATTCATGCGTATGTATAAGAATGATATTAGACAAGCATGTCGGGAGACATTTATGGAAAACTTAGGTGTGCCTCATCCTAATCTCTCAGAGAAAAGCCAGCGTGTGCGAAAAGCGCGTAGTAAGAAGAAATGGGGCGTAGAACACCCGCGTCAAAACGAGGAAAATAAATTAAGGTATGTGGCTTCTTGGAAGCGTAATGAGTCAACCCGCATCTCTGAACTGAAGTCTGCGTTTACTTGCTTTGATAAAAATAGGGCAAGTTCACCATATGAAGGATGAAGAATTTAAGGAATCCGTTATCAGTAAAATAAGAGCTGGAGGTGGATTGGGATTTGAGAGACCCGGTGCTCGCGATTATGCTATGCAGTGTATGATTGATAAGCTGGGAACAAATAAACCATCAACACTGGATGATGTTAGGGCGAAGATAACCGAAGCGATGAACTCCCCCGAAGTGCGTGATAAAGTAAGAGATACAAAATCCTCTAGAGATGAGCGTTACGCTAGAATATTGCAGTTCTACGAGGATTTCGATCGAGGTGAGCTCGATGAGGAAGCTGCATTTAAATTTATAGATGATAATTTTAAAGAAACTGCTAAAATAATACACCTAACCAATCTAGGTCTTCGCAAAAGATATCGATCACACTACGAACTCAAGCTTATTAAATTTATTGAGAGTTTAGGGTTGGAATATTCCCACAATTATTACGATGATGCGCTACGCAATCGGAACGGCAATAAGTTTGAAGTTGACATCTTTATACCGGCATTCAAATTAGGTATCGAGGTGAACGGGTTATATTTCCACTCTAAAGATGGAATAAATCCAGAATTCGCGGATGATTTCCATAATTATAAGATGAAGGAATGCCGAAAAGCTGGTATTATGTTGCTAAGTTTTACCGATTATGAAATCGATAATTATCGAGAATTCGTCAAGTCTGTGATTTTGATGCATCTTAGTTTAACCGATCAATCCGAAGTGGTGTCTCATATTACCGAAGAAATGTTGCAAGATTTGCAATTTACTAAAGATGAAATTTTAAACTCCCTTAACTACTCGATCACCAGCGATTTGGATGCTTTCGATTCGTATACAAAAGAAAGAACATTAGGCGGGTTTACATACATCGATTGTGGTATTTCCTATAAATATTAAATTAATGAGAGGTTACTAATGTCGAGTATTATTCAAAATAAGTTCCATGAGATTCTAGGTGATGCGGCCAGAACTACGAAATTCACGTTTGTTCTCCCGCCCATCACTGGTGATATAGAGCTAATGAATCATCTCGTGTATTCTGTTAAGGCGCTGACATTACCTACAATGGAACATACCCCGTTTGAATTTAAACACAAAGGGCAAACCATACCCATCAGAGGCCAGACCAAGTTCTCCCAAAGTTTTACAGTGACATTTTATTTAAGCGAAACGCATATTTTAAAAAGATTTTTTAGCGAGTGGATGGCTGCCATTGAACAAAGACACTTTTTCTACAACCCAAGAAAAGAAGCAATGAAACAACGTCAAATCGCGAATATCGGGAATGATATGCCTCAGTATATGACTTGGTATAACACCACCGCATATATCGAGCAATGGGACTTCGATGGAATGAAACCTACCGCAGTCTACGAAATTCATAATGTCTTCCCGATTCGGGTAGAAGCTCCTAGTTATTCGTATGATTCGGTTGGTCAAATTGCCGAGTTCACCGTAACCTTTGCGTGTTCGCACTACATGCTATATTCGAAAGGTTTGAAATCTGGACAAGTGCAAAATCAATTGTTTCATACTACTAACCGCTGGGCAATTATGGGTCAACAAGCTGAGCGCGGTAAAGATTATGTTCGTTATGATGGCGAGTATTGGTGGGATGAGGAAAGATATCGCGAGTTTAATAGCTTCCTAAGTTCTGGTGACACGACCCTGGATCAGACGGCAGAACGTGGACAGGAAATTTACTGGAGGCCCGGAGAACTCGCGCGAGGTCCGTCGCCAAATGACTGGAACCGCTGGAGGGAGATCAATGAAGGAGTCAACCGGGACCCTAATTATGATAAGAAACTCAAAGACTTCGACTACGATCAACTGGAAGACAAACGCTTAAGCGTAGATTCCATATTACAAAAATCTTATAAACAAATACCGGGTGACTTTGGTTACAATGGTGATACTAGCTCGAGTTCATAACATAATCTAAAGAATCTAAAAATCTTCAAGATCGACACCAACGGTGTAAGTTTTGAAGATTTTTTTTTTGAAGTATGAGAGTTTTGTTCAACGAAACTTTTAATGTAAGTTACAAAAAATTCACATACGTGAAAATTTTGATGGTTGATTTTATGTTTTAGTTATATTATAATACATTCAAAACTTAATAAGGAGCAATCATAATGATAGAAATATTAAAAGATATCAGGGATATCATCGAAACGGATATCGAGCCGTATAAACCAGGAGCAGCAAAAGCTCTAAGGTTCTTTCTAATTCCGCTAGTCATCGCGATCGTTTCAATCTTAGCCGGAACCGTAGGTAGCCTAATTGTTCGATCATTTACTGACATCGGATTAAAACACATGCCGTTTTGGATTATTTTGCACTCGTTAATTACTTTGGTGATGTACGGGTTGTTGCATGCTATTCGAGCTTATCAACTTTACGCTGGAAGCGGAATTTTGAATGATCCGAAATATGTAGTAGTGGTAGAAAAACATAAAGATTGGTTACTGAAAGTAAGTACCGGCAAATTCGCTTTTACAGTAGCTGTGGATACTATCATCGTAGCTATTATTTTCCTAGCGTTCAACTTTGAGATTAAAGTGCAAGTAGGATCTTGGGTTTCTGCCATTGATTCGAAAGCTTTCGCTTTAGCGGCGTTGTCGATTTATTGTTGGGAAGCTTGGTGCGATATGGGCCGAGCTATCAAAAGTTGGGTTAAATGCCGCGAGCATATCAAAACTCGTTTTGGGGTTTAATATCTAGAGGACAAGGGAGATTTAAAATGAACAAAATTTACTTACCGGCTAGCAAAATGCAAGATCTCGAAACTATCATCAAAGAATCTTGGGAGCTCAAAGTTCGTTTAAATCAGTTAAGCTTGGACGAACGAAAAATCATCGTACTATCCGGAGATCACGGGGTCGGTAAAGATGTTTGGGCTAAATTAATGAAGACTAAAAACCCGGAAATCGAAATTATCCGCTTCGCGGATCCGCTTCGAGAAGCTTTTGAGAAAGCTGGAATTCCAGGCCACTCAATAGATTCGCTAAAGCGCACCAGTTTCAAATTCTCAGAGTTCAAAGTAGATGGTTACCAGTTAGATGGTATGACGATGCGCGAAGCGCTAGTTCACGTAGCAGAATCCAACAAAGTTAAATTTGGTCAAGATTATTACGCTAAACAAGCTATTGAACGAGCTCAAAAGGCATTAGAATATTCAAAGCTTATAGTGTTTACTGATATGAGATTCCTGGTAGAAAACAAAGCTGTACAAGACTTCGCGAAAGCGAACAATTTGTATATTGTGAGAATCAACATTCCGGAAGGTTTGCCAAAAATTGAAGTACTACAAGACCAACGCTTACGCGTAAAATTGTAGGTTTAAATAAAAAAATAACATTAGAGGAAATACTATGAAAGAAGCATTATTAGATTTGCTAAAACAAGCAGAACGTAAAGTAGAAGAGTTGACCGAATTACGTAAAGCTCTTTACAATAACGCTAAAGCGTAGAGTAGAGTAGAGTAGAGTAGAGTATTCCATCTTACTAAGGAGTAATTGAAATGACCACAGCACAATTTAAACGTCAGCAACTGGAGAAGTTCCGTAACGCTTATAAGAAAGCGAAAGAAAATGGTACAACAAAAGCACTGTAAGCTGTACACTTTAGTGTAAGTTTTGTTGGTGAAGATTCTATTATAAATACTCATAATACAATTATCTTAATTTGCAAATTAAAGGATAACCATAATGGGTAAAATTTTAGAATTGAAACAGGCTTTAGGTCCTGGAGCACGCGCGAACAAATATCGCGTACACTTCAATATTCCGAATGCTGTGCCGAAAACGGCAGACATTCAAACTTTTGATACATTAGCGATTGTTGCTAGCTTTCCAAGCAAATCTATCGGTATGATCGAGACCTTTAACCAAGGTCGTAAGTTGGTGCTACCGGGAGATACGGCATTTCCGAATACCATCGCGATTGAGTTTTATAACACGGAAGAGCATAATCTACGCCGAGCAATATTAGAGTGGATGAGAAGCATAGATCATTTTAGCGATAACATGCACTCGGGTATGCCAATTGAGGTTATGACCAATATGGCGGTGAGTCAGTTGGATTCCGCGATGAACGAAACCGTGCGTTATACGTTCCACGGTGTCTTCCCTCAAGATATTGCAGAAGTATCGCTAGGCGATGATCAGCAAGATACCATTACTCGTACGACAGTGACGTTCGCATACACGGATTGGGTAGTAGGCGATGCGGACTTAGATAAGCCATTGCAATATAATACACGAACCGGGAACTTCATCGCGTAACGCGAATTACTCAATATCAACAAAAACTCCCACGTCTACACTCAAGTGTAAATTTGGGGGTTTTGTTTTATTAAATATTAATGTAATTCAAACATCAAATTCTCGGTAACCGAAACTCCCAATGGCTCAAAAACTCGACACCTTTAAAGGCAAAATCACTTCGAAAAGTACTCCGAAAGAGATCGATAAAACTCTTACGGATCTAAAAGCGTACTTGGAAAAGTACGAAGAAAAGGATGCTGCGAAAGTCGTCGATGAGCTTAAATCCGGAAGTTCTAAAGGTTCCCACCAAGATAAGATTCTTTCCAAACAATTCATCAAACTTTATGCCCGCAGAACTGATACTTTAGAGCGTATCGCTAAATCTATCAAGCGTATGCAAGAAGATTTAATTGATGAGCAAGATACTAGCATTAAGAAACGCGGAATTGTAGGTAAGGCGAAATCCAAATTAGTTGGAGGTTTGCAAGCTACTAAAAATGCAATCTCTACCGTCAAAGATAAAGCGAAATCCGGTTTTGATATGCTGCAAAGTATGATGAGTAATATGCTTAACCTCAAGAATTTACTACCAATGATCTTAGGTGGCATCACCTCTATGATATCGGGGGTAGTAGGTGGATTAGTTTCTAAAGTAATCGGGAAAGTTCTCAAAGTAGTAGGTTGGATTGGTAAAATTCCATTTAAGATTGCGGGTTGGTTGATCAAAAAAGTAGCCAAAGTTGGTGTTGCTGTTGGGAAGATGGCTTTCAAAGCGGTCAAATTTATCGGTGGTATGATCTTCAAAGTAGGATCTAAGATTGCGAAATTCGCTCTGAAAGGTCTTGCAAAACTTGGAGATATGCTAGGAGATGCGTGGCGCAAAATCAAAGCAAAAGTCCAATCTGCGGTTAAGCCAAAATCGAAAGCCCCAGAGCCTAAAGCTAAAGCGGATGCTAAGACTGGTAAGCAAGCTTCCAATAACACCAAATCCCAAGTTCAAAAAGCCGCGAAATCTAAAGGTAATGAGAAAGGTTGGTTACAAAAAGGTAAGGAAGCGATTGAAAGCGTCAAAAAGAAAATCATTCCTTCGTTAGAGAAAACCGGATCTAAAGGGATCGCTAAAGCGGTAAGTGGTGCGTTAGGTAAAGTAGCTAGCAAAGCATTCCCAATTATTGGTTGGGGGTTATTAGCGTATGATGCTTATTCAGCGGCGAAGAAATCTGATAGTTTGACGAGTTTCGGGGTCAACTTACTGGATGAAGCTTCTGGCGGATTAATCAGTTTAGCTTTAGGTAACACAGATGGTAAGAGCGCTGGTCAATATATTGAGTCTTTGATTGAAGGCGGAATTAGCACAGATTCTAACGCTAACAATACCTCGAATTCTAGCAGTTATTCCGCGACCGCGGCGGTTGGGGCTAGCTCTGTAGCTGGTGGTGTTTTAAATTCTCCGTTGATGTCGATGACCAACGGGGCTTTGATGTCTAGCGATAATTCCGGAGTTTCTGTTGGTCAAGTTCAAATGTTAGATAACAACGGTAAACCGTTAAGCCCTGAGTATGATAGATTCTATAATGAATATCATAATCATAAAAGTTTTAGTTACTACAACGACAAAATTATGAAAGGGGAAATGACGGTACAAGAAGCTATAAACGCTTTAGGTTCTCCGGTTTCTCCAATGGTAAATTCTAGCACAACTATTGTTAACCGAAAATCCGAAGAATTACGAATTGTCAAAGAATCCGCGGTCGCGGAAGCCGTGAAGATTTCGTCTATGATGGATAAAACGGTAATTTCTGGAGTTTCCGGAATGGTATCTGGTGTAGCTCAATCTGTAACAGAAGTGAATATGAATGTTGGTGATACAGATCCTAACAGAGCTATTACGTTGAATGGCAATAAAGCCGCTGGTGGTTACCAAGGTTAACGATTCGCAGGAGCAATAAATGAATCATAATGCTTTAGATAATATTAATAACACTTTTAACACATTAAATTCTCGAGTAACTGGAACTTTGGATAACGCGAATTTGTATAAACCGCAGATACCTCAAAGTTGTTTAACGGTTCGAGATATTCGAATTCTGAGCGATCGCTCGATTTTCGAAGAGTATGATGCAAGACGAAAAACCTACCAATTCAACAAAGATTTTATCAACGATCAAGATTCTATCGCTGGACCTAGCATTGTGCACAATATGATCAAAAATGTATTATGCACGCAGCTAGGATCTTTGAGACACGCTCCTGATTTCGGGGTGAATTTGACTTCGTTCATTTTTGAGCAATTGGATTGGGTGACGATCGTAGCTATCCGAAATCATATAGCTAATCAATTAGATGTCAATCTTCCACCGGCGGTGGAAATTGAAAATATTGATATCAAAGCAAACCAAGACGGTCAAGCAAATGCTATCGATATTGATATTACATATAACTATAGATTAGACGAAGAAGGACGTTTAGAACAATCCCCGTATTTTGAAGAGAATTCACAAGATGGTCCTGGTAAGGATTTGTATACTAAACGCACTACATTTACATTAGGGGTGGAAGGATTTACCGGTTTTGGTTACCCAAATCATACCCAATTTAGACGCGCGAGATAAAGGAGAATTAGATGGGATTAGCCCCGACACCGGCACCGGGATTGGGTGCAGTAGCTGGATCAGTAGCAAGTACCGCCGTTAATCCTACCGGAGGGGCGGGTGGCGTCGCAGCAACCGCAGCGGCAACCGCTATCAACATTCAAAAGATTACCGGTCAAAAAGGTGAAGAGGGTGAAGATGTAACGATTGCGGTTGACCCAGTTAAAGATATTTTAGTATTCCCGCATCAAAATAATCGAACTTATCGTTCTGGTTATGTGATGTTGATGGCTTTTGCGAATGATTATAGTCTGAAAGATATCGCTGGAAGCGTAGATCAAACATTAGATTATAAACAAAAGAACACCAAGGCTAAGAAACGCGCACAAACTTTCAACGGCGACGCGTCCGCGTATTTGGCGAATGCTCGCGCAAACAACCGAAGATTTAGAAAAATCCCAGGTACCAAATTAGCGTTTACCGCCATTCTTCCGATGCCTTTAGGGATTGGGGAAACTACTCAAATCGACTGGAACTCTTCTCCATCAGGTTTTAACCAACAAATTGTCGGAGCGGCGTATCAAGCTGGCTCTAGTTGGGCTTCTTATATCAAGTCTGGCGGTACGTTCAACGATACCATCCAAGGTTATATTGGAGATACAAAAGAGTTTGCTACTAAAGCGGTGGATGCATTAGCGAGCTCTGTTCCTGGTGGGGAAGCGGTAGTTAATGGGGCGAAGACCGCCGGTCGATTCGTTGGGGATTTAGTAGATGCTTCCGTTTTAGGATCTAATGTATTTGCGGGTACTATGTTAGGTGATAACAGTATGCACCAAGCGGCTATGGGTTCTGTAGCTGGCGGTATTGTGACTCGCCCATCTAAGAAGATGATGCAATTGCAAGGCCCTTTGATGGATTACGCAAGGGAAGCTGCTGCGATCAACGGTCGTAGACAAATCATCAACGATCCTGGATTCTGGCAAAACTTCCAAGGGGTAAACCCAAGAAGCTTTACGTTAAGATGGACAGTCATCCCGGAAAATCATGAAGACGCGATGAACGGTCTTGCGCTATGCGCACGAATCAAAGAATTTAGTTTACCGGAATCTGTTAGTGAAGTAGAACTTTTATCACCACACTATTGGCAAATTCAATTTAGTAATCCGTTAGTTCAATCACAATTATTGTATAATAATCTAGTCATTAAAACAATCAACGTTACCTTTATGGAGAACGGGGAAATTCACCTTTCCGGTACTCCGAAGAAATTCGATATTGAGATTACTTTTGAAGAAGCAAAAGCCCCGAATGCGGAAGTGTACAAAGTTTACGATGAATCGTTAAGATTGCAAGGCGGTAAACTTCGCAACAGTCCAAGTATCGCAACCGCGAGTATTCCAAAATTGGGTGGTGGATCTGGCGGTATCGGAGGAAGCTTAGGAAGCGTATTCCCTGGTAAATTCGGCGGCTTGGGTTCTAATCCATTAGGCGCTCTCGGAGATCTCTCAAATAAAGCGTTAGGCGCAGTGGCGGGGATTACCGGCGGGGCTATCGGTGGACTTTCAAGTGCTATTAGTAATAACCTAGGTGGCGCTGTAGGCGGGATCTTTGGAGATTATGCTGGTAACTTAGTCGCAGATACAGTAAGCAATGCCGTGAACTCTGCTGGCAGTGTATTAGTGGATTCCATCGCTACCGGAAACTTCGATAATTTAGGTGACCGAATGAAAGATGCCGCGTTAGCGGGAGCTACCGCAACGGTAATTGATGCAGCAAGCGAAGTCGTTGGGGAATACGTAAGTAAAGTTACAGATTATGCAATGGAAACTTTAGGGGATACATTAGGCGGGGTAACTGATTGGTTGGAATCTGCCGTTGGCTCTATCTCTCCGGAAGAAGAGAAAGCCCGCGGTACCGCGAGAACTAAAGCCAAAGAAGCTAAAGAACAGCAAGAGAAAGTTAAAGAGCTCAAAGAGAAACTCAAAGAAGTGGAAGCTTCTAAAACTTTAACTAAAGAGCAGAAGGACCAAGCCCGTAAGAAAGTCGAAGAAGAGTATAACAAAGCCCAGAAATTGGCTAAAGAAGCAGAGGCCGCTAAGAAAGACGCGGAATCTTATCGTAAGAAAGCGGAAGAAGTTAAGAAAGCGGAAGAGGCTAAGAAAGCTCAAGAGAAAGCGGATAAGAACGGCGCTGCTGCATTAGGTTCAATTTTGGGTAACTAAGGATGTTAAATGGAAGAATTATCTCGCAAAGGCATTCAAAATTTGAGATCTTCGATCAACGAAATGTTCAAATCTTTTGATGTTAAACCAAACAATAACGACTTAGACAAAGTGGAACAATCTTTGGATTTGAGTAAACTCAAAGATCAAAATCCTATCGATGAAGATATGGATTTGAAGTTACCAGATTTAGATCTTTCCGGTTTGGACGACTTAGATTCTTTGTTGCCTTCCGGAAATTGGTTTGATTCTTTGTTTAAGAACGATAGTATCAAATTATAATATTACAAATATAATAAAAAAAATCTCCAAGTTAATCGCTAATGCGAAAATTTTGGAGATTTTTTTTTGAAGTGTTCGAGTTTCGTTGAACAAAACTTTGAAGTAACGAAAAAAAATTTACTCGACCTTGCAACTAATATGGAAAGTATGAGAGCGATAGCTTAACTTACCATCCTTATCTTTACACATTTTGAAATTGTTGTCAATTCCAAGTTGAGCTAATCTCAAATCGATTTGATCATCGGATTTTAAGATCTTAGCGGGCTTCTCTTTCTTTTCTTCTTTTCGTTTACCAAAAGTTTCAAAGATGAGTTGACCAACATCCAAGATCAATTTCTCATTCTTATCCTGTGGGTTGGTATAGATGTCTTCAATAACGAAGTCACCCGGAACCTCGAAAGTTCTCACGACGGTATCGTCGATCTTACACCCCTCAGTTTCTTTGATTTCCGCGGTAGCGGTATTTTCTGTTGCCATTATAATGTTTCCTTAGTTTTTACGCGTATAATTATTTATGCATCTTACTAAATTTATTGAAATCTATACATTATTATATTAAAATACTTACATTGTTATTAAGGAGCGATACATTCTATGATTTTCACTATTGTACACTCTGCTACTTCCAATACCAAGTTTCCAACTAGTACGTTGGAGGATCCGAAGATCTTCGAATTTGAAAATAAAGAAATCTTCGGGATGCGAGAGGTAGCGGGGCTATTCAAAAAGTACTACATCTTAAACTTTCCATTAAGATGCTCAAAACAATCTTCGAGAAAATCTGCATTTTTAGAACGACATATCGCAGACTCTAGCGAGTATATGATCTTGGATTTTAATGATGTGCAGGATAAAGATTCGAGAGATTTGATTTTGCAAAGATTCAAACCATTCCGACATGTGTCTTTTAAGACAAAATCTTCGGATGATTTGTTTAGTTTCAATTTTAGAATTGTTCTTTGCATACCTCGTTCAACAAGATCTAAGATTTTACAGGATACTAAGAAACTAGCAAAAATGCTAGATCCTAAGTTAGCGAAGATTAATACGAGTCTTTATCGAAAAGCGCAAATTACCGCAAGCGGTCATAACGGGATCTTAACCTGCAATGAAGATGGATTTTTGTTCAACCTGGACGAATTTAAAGATGCGATGTGCTGGCAGTTTACGCCAGATATCCGTCAAGTTTGCTTGGGATTATTTAAAGAGCTTGGATTTGAGGTAAGAGATGAATACAAAGAATCCGTCATTCTCGTTAACGAGCAGATGGGAGATTTTGTATTCTTTGATAGCAATCCATTTCAAATCACTAACGTAATTACTGGTGAGCGAGTAGACATTCAAAAGGAATTCAAACGTCGTTATAAAATTGAAAATTTCAGATCTAGTATTCCGGTCAAGGAACTTTTAGATTGGGGTAATAAAGAGCGTATTTACGAGAACAAAAGCGTAGAGCTTGGGTCTTTGGATTCGGCAAATTTGAACCAAGAGATCAATTCTTGTATTAGCAACGAAGGTTGTTTAGTTCTTAGATCTCCGATGGGTTCCGGAAAAACTCGAGTAATCCGAGATTTTATGAATAAGTCAAATTCTTGCTTGATTATTACCCCGAGGGTTTCGTTAGCAGATGAATTCTATGAGCGTTTCAAAGAAGATGGAGTTAGGGTTTATAATAAACATAAGTTAGAAAAGGATACAAGATTATTCATCTGTCAGTTTGATAGTTTATACAAAATCGACACTAAAGTGAATCATTTTGATACTATCATCATTGACGAATTTATGACTTTGTGTGAGCATATTACTTCCAGTATTGCCAGTAACCGTGAACATAATCTTTCGAAGATGCTAGCTTTAATGAACAAATCTCGGAGTATGATGATTTGCGATGCCTTTATGGAGAAGATTGCGTTAGATTTGATTCCTACCAAGTTCAAAAACGTGATTTGGGTAAGTAACGAAACTAAGGATCCTACCAATGTCATCATTCATAAAGATGTCAGCTCATTCTTACAATCTATTGTAAACAATCGAGCTGGTGGTTTAGTAGTAAGTTGTGTAAGTGTTTCGGCTGGTTTAAGTATTAAGCATTTCTTGGAATCTGCTGGAGTGGAAGTCGGTTTGATTAACTCAGGAACCTCGATGGAAGTGAGAAATCAAATCATTGAAGATTACAAGCTGGCAAAACTTGGAGCTATCGTGTATAGCCCCAGCGTAAGTGTTGGGGTTAATGTAATGGGTCTAAGGGGATCTCATTATCATTATGATCCCGGTAATGTTATTCCGGTTATTCAAAGCATCCAAATGATTCGACGTAGTCGAAATTCTGGAAGTATTGAATGTTTTATAAAACGAGTAACTAAAAACTTCGTACCTAGTTTGGAAGAAGAGAAGTTTAACATCCTGCAGGGTAACGATACCATCAGCGGGGTAGTATTCAATGAGGATGGGGATCGCTCGTTGTCACCGGTAGGGAGATTCCTAGCGATTTTGAAATATCACCGTAAACTTTGGAACATTGATAGTAGCAAAACTTTTGCGAGATTGTGTAGCTTGAACTTCAATTCGGTTACCTCGATCAACTCGAAAACTAAATGTAATCTAAGCTTAACCAATTACCAAAACATCAAGGAATTTGCTGAGACGCAAAAGCTTGAAATTTTTGGAGAGAAATCTCAAAGAGTTCGTGAAGTTATAGAACCTAAAGACATCGATTCATTCTTAAACTTTGAGAAGTTCTATCGCATTACGAAGAGATTAGAGGGTTATGAGCTCTGTATGGAAGATTTGGTAAGACAAGCAAACTTTGGATTAAGTCAAAAACTGAATATTTTTAACAAAATGTTTGAAGGTATTCCGGTTAGCGATTATAATAAATCAAAGGACAAGTTACCGAAAGAGTGGATCGAAAAATCCAAATTTTGGAATCCCGTCTATAAACACAACTCCAAATTCTTGGAGCTCTGTGAATATCTTCATTGTACTGAGGGTTGCTAAGGTATTTGAGGATATAAATACTACGATAATCCGAGACCTCCGCCGTTGGCGGGTAATCGGATGATTCGTAGATTTTAGTTGAAAAATTTCTAACACTATTTTAATATTATTAATGTAATTCAATTTAAACAATTCAATTACGCAAACGATTCAATTTTCAATCAATCCAATAAGAGGAAAATTCTATGGACATTCAATCATTCGATTTCGACAAATTAGCATCATCACAAGAACAAGCTTTCGGTGAGAAGAAAGCAGATTTTGGTGATGATCGTTTCTATAAACTCAAACGCGACGAAAACGGTAACGGTGCTGCGATCATCCGATTCTTACCAGATCCGAACATGAAGTTAATGCAACAAATTTTCCGCATTAATGTAAATAACCAGAAAGGCGCTGAACGTCGTTGGGTATCTGAGTTATCTCCACAAAATATCAATCAACCAGATCCGTTCCACAAAGCTTGGGCTGATTTATGGCAAGCAGGTAAGAAAGAAGAAGCTCGTATGTTTGCGCGCCAAACGCGTTTCTATACGAATATTCTAGTGATCAAAGATCCTGCAAACCCAGCTAATGAAGGAAAAGTTTTCTTATTAGACTTATCTCAAAGTCTTAAATTGATGTTAGAGAACGCGATGTTCCCATCAGAAGCTGACCGCGCATTAGGCGCAGAGCCAAAAGCGTTATTCAATCCTTTACAAGGTCACAACTTCAAATTAGTAAGCTCTAAAGCTGCTACTGGTTTCATCACTTACGAAAAATCTTCGGTTATGGATCCAGTAACTTCTGTGTTTGATTCTAAAGAAGAAGCAGTTACCTTTATCAAGGAAAATTGCTATCCTTTAGATGATTTCTTAAAACCAGAAGCTTACAAATCTTATGAAGAGCTTCAACAAAAATTAGATTACGTGTTATTCCGTGATGCTCCAGCTACCACCACAGCGGCTAAACCAGCTGGTGAAGTGGTAGACGCTACCGGCTTAACAGAAGCTCAATTACTTCACAAAGAACAATCTAAAGATTTAGATACATTCTTAGATACAATCTAATTTAGAAAACACATTGCATTATACAATAAAAGATCTCCGCCGATGCGGGGATTTTTTTTATACTCAAAAACTTTTGAAATACTTACTTTCAAGTCTTGTTGAACAAAACTCGAACATTTCAAAAAAAAAAAAATTAAAGGAGTTGATTTTATGTTTTAGTTCTATTATAATACAAGCATTAAGTTAATCAGGAGATTTAAAATGGCTAAAGCATATGAAAAATTTGAAGAATCAGGTATCGAGTTACTTTTTGCTACTTGGGACGGTCGCAAAATTGGGTTTAACCGCGGGGCGGAGATCTTCTTAAGCGAATATCGCAAAACTTTGACTTTTGGAGTTAGTTGTAGAGTAGTGAACTTCGAAGGAAGCGTTGAAAACGAAGAATTCGTATTAGCAGAGTTTACTCTAAATCAACGTGTTTTCGAAATGCCGGATAAACGCGCTACTTTAGTGTTTGATGTATTGAACAAATATGATTCTAAATTGTTATCTCAAGGTGAAAATTTAGATGTCATGTTCGATAATATCTTAAAAGATTTAGAAAAGGCTGGGGTGTTGGTGGAATAATGGAACAATTAGGATTCTTAGAAACTTTCAAACGTAACCTTCGGTTAATGATTCAAAGATCGAAGTTTAGTCCGCTGTTGAGCACTCCCGTAACGGATTCATCTCCTGCTGGAGAATATCTCAAATCTCGTGGGTTATCGACAAACTTCGAATGTTATGATTTTGAAGGTTCGTTTAACTATCGAGGCAAGGATTATCAGTTACCAGAATGCATTGTAGTTCCAATGCGTAATAGAATTGGACAACTACAAGGAGTTTGGATTCGTTTCTTGCAAGAGAAGAGATTCTACATCTGGTTGGTAGATGATACTCTTCAAAAATTTTGGTTGGATATCCAATCTGAGGATGAGCCGGTTTACTTAGCGGAAAGTATTTTCGATGCGCTGAGCTTAAGAGAACTCTTTGGTTTCAAAAATGTTGGGGCTTGCTTGGGAGTCGCCGCGTCAGCGGAAATGCAAGAAGCTTTGAAAGATTTTGAAGTAGTAATGTGCTTTGACCGCGATTCTGCTGGTTATAAGGGTATGCTAGCTCATCTAAACAATCCGAGAACTCAACATTGGAAAGTTTTTGAAATAATTGCAAATAGTTTGCAAAATTCAGTTGACCTTTCTGGGGTTAAAGACTATAATGATATTGTTAAGTTAGCAAATGAAGGAAAGAAAGGATTTAGTTATAATATTAAATCATCTATTCAAGCAAAAATTTACATTAAATCAAAATTATAAAGCTTAGGAGCAACGAATGAAAGAACCACAAGACTTACAAGATTTGGATCTACCAAATGTCAAAGATCCGGAATTACTAAAACCTAAAGTAGTTCCAGTACATGAACTTCATACTAAAAACACCTTCTTTAGCGAAGAGCAACTAGCGAAAGACCCGGAAGCTCGCGAATTGGAAGATTTAGTGTTTACTCACGGCAAAGCACCATCCGTAGAGATCAATAGCTCTCAGTTTGATCAACCATTCTACACGATTGATGACTTAGGTAACAAAATTCCAAGTCAACACGCTATGACTACCTTTAACGAATTCGGGGTAAATGAAGAAGGTCAAACTGTAAGTCAGGTTCTTGAACAAGAAAGAGAAGCTAAAGCCTCTTTCGATGAATTCGCGGAACGCTGGATGAACATTCAAACAAGAATGCAACAACTCAAAACCGAGCAAAAAGAACTGGAATTAGAATTCAAAGATCAAGGTTTAGAGGTTGGTTTGTTTAAGAAGGCGATCAAATGGCGTCAACAATATCAGAAGAAAACTCAAGAAGATCGTTGGGTTGAGGGGGTTATGCGTCAATGGGCTTTAGGTTCTTCAAAACTTACCGAAGCTTTGGATAAGTTAGAACGCGCTCAAGAAGAAACCAAAGAAGTTGGAAAAGATCGCGAACAACGTCAACAAACTTTGTTGAACAATATGACGAAGAAATTCGATGCACGATATGAACACGATAAACAAACTGGTCGCGGTCATTTAGACAATATGATCGAGCAACAAGCTGTATTTGCAAGCTTTGGAGCTCCGCGAGCTGAAGAAGAGTTCATCAAATTGGAAGAGCAAAAGAAAATTCGCGATGCGCGAAGAAAAGCAGGATTAGAAGATTTGGCGATGTTTAGCAATGAATTACAACCTGCAAATCGCGCTCAACATAAAGAAGTCTTTGGGGAAGAATTCCACAAACGTCGTGAAGAATTTGAAGCTAAACGCCGCGAAGAAGAATTGTTTGATCCGACGTTGAAAGAGCAACAATGGCATTTAGATTATGAACCTACGGATGTTCCGGTTACTTTTGACTTTGATGAATTAGTCAAACACGGATTGAACCAAGTTAAGAAAATGGAAGATGCGGCGTTCATTGTAAAACAAGCTCGTAAAGGATTGTTACCTTTACCGGACGCTAACTGGGTTAAGAAATTCGATAATTTAACCAAACCGCAAATTGACGAATTGATTAAACTTGGAGCCAGAGCGGAAGATTATTTAGAGAACAAAATTGTTTGTGATCAATTATATCTCCCAGATACCGACGATCGTCGAAATGACTGGATGACTCCAGCTATGCGAATTGCTCGATGGAATCGATTAGTTCGATTAGAGAAAATCGATGGAGATGAGATTACTTACGATCCGGTAAGAGACTTCTTACAAGTTAAAGACCTCCCGGACGACGTGTAACCGTAAAAATAGCGAAATCTCTGAAACATAATACAGAATACCTCCTGAGTATTGCGAGAATTACCATTATGATTCCAACTTTGTTGGAGTCTGGTATTCTCGCTTTTTTTTGTTTTTCTAAGGTGACGAGTTTTGTTCAACAAGACTCGACAACTCTGAAAAATTTTTGAGTGTTTAATATAACAAAATCATCAATTAAATATTAAACTCATAATACTAGTTAAGGAGCTAACGAAATATGTCATTATTAAGAGGTACGGTTATTGATAACCAAGATCCTATGCAACGAGGAAGATGTAGGGTCTATGTATGGGGGATGCACCAAGAAGCTGACGATAATCTGCCGTGGGCTGAGACTGCAGGATCTACTATGTTCGGGATTCATCGCGGAGTGGGGTATAGTGGCGTCCTTCAAGTGGGCACCACAGTCTGGGTTCAATTCGAACAGCAAGATATACAGTGCCCTGTAATTGTTGGAGTCTTCGTGGGACACGATACAGATAGTCCAGGAGATGTAAGTCCTGAAAACAGTGACTTCAATCCGGACGCTAAAGGGGATAACTACGGAAAAGTTTGGATGTTTAATACTCCTGCGGGCAACTCTTTCAAAATGGATGATGCCAATCCTCAGGTTCATATCAAAACTCCGAACGGTTTCGAACTTCACTTAGATGATGCTAACCGAAGAATTCGTTTAGGTACTCCTTGCGGCCCAGAAATCGTAATGGAATGTGATGGTAAACTTGTATTATCTTCTGGATGTGCTAAAATCACTTTAGACAAATGTGAAACGATCATTGATAGTAATGTTACCGTAAACGGTCATCTTACTGCTCAAGGGGTATTCGCGCCAAACTTATGTTATTGTAGTAGCCCAGGTGCTCGTTTTAACGGAACTTTCAATTCTCAAAACAAGAAGAAAAAGGAATGTGAACCTCAAACAGATGATAAAGGTAATACTTCTTGTAATAAAGACTTGCCACCTCAAAACGATCTTGGAACCTTAGAAGAGGAAATGGCTAAGTTAGTAGATGAAGCTAAAAACATCTATATCGACCGTAACGGTACCAAAGCACCATTCAACGTTTGTGAAACTAAGATGTCTCCGGAGCGTTACCAATGCTTGAAAGCTTCTGGTAAAGAAGTTCCAATTCAAATGGTTTGCGGTTTAGGGGTTCAAGCGATTCCACACGATCAAAAATGTGAAGATGCTAACGCAGCAAATGATGAAACTCAAGCGAATACGGTAGACAAAGGATGTGATCCAAATGCTACTACTCCAGATAAACGCGCTATGAGCAAAATCAAGCAAGCGGAAAACAAACCAGGTTGGACCTACTTAGGTCCTTCTGTGAACGGTTTAACGATGGAACAAACCACTGCTTATGCGAAAGTAATGGCTTCTTCCGAAAGTACGTTTAACGTTTCAGCGGAAAACAAGAGCGGTTTCCTAGGGGAATTCCAAATGGGCGCAGCAGCGTTGATCGAGGCGGGATTAGTTAAAGAAGGTACAAGCAACCGAGGTTTAGATAACCCAGCTAACTGGAAGAATGGTTTATCAAAATCTAAATTCTTAAACGATCGTCAATTACAGCATAATGCTTTTGCGGCTTACACCAACAAGCAAATCCAATATCTTGGAGATCGATTTACTGGATCGAAATCAAGTTGCGATAAAGTGGGGGTAATTGCGGCAGCGCACTTATTAGGACCTAACGGATCTAAGAACTTGAAAGCGGTAGATGGTAACGGAACTTCCGGTAACAGCTACTACGATATGGGACGAACTGCATGTAGACGTTGGACTAAATGTTAATGTAGTTTTATAATAAAACAATCTCCAATTTATCGCGAATGCGAAATTTTGGAGATTTTTTATGCTCGAAAAAATTGAAATCGAAGTGTTCGAGTTTCGTTCAACGAAACTTGAGATTTTTGAAATAAAAAAAAAATCTCGACTTTTCGATTTTTCACTAAAGTGAAGATTTCGAATTATCGAGATTTTAAAATTTGAAACTAAATTATGGTTGACTTAAACGTTTAGTAATCGCCGCTTCCAATTCTTCGTTAGAACGAACTTCGTAATACGGGTTACCTTTGTATTGTTTACCAACCATTGGACCTTTCTTACCAGGAGATCGGTTACTAAAGTCAAAGTGGATAATTCCGCTATCGCGGGAACCTCCAACTTCGTAAATGAATTGCGCTCCGCAAAGTTTTCCAGAGTTATACAACTCAATCACTTTCTGCATTAGACCTTTAACAGAACCGGAAGGTTTAAAGTCAATCGCAAAACCAGTATTGTGTTGTGAATCTTCCGCGGTGTGATTCTTTCTAGCCCACTCCACGGTTCGCATACCAGAGGTAACCGTACCGGAAGCTCCAGTAGCTTGTAAGAATTTCTCTAATTGCTGGAACGCAAAGACGTTATTAGCTAAAAGTTCGCGGCTTACGTTATCCAACTCAACTTGTTTGTTACCCGGGAAAGCTTCGGATTTTACGCATTCTGCGTAAGTAAATCGAGTTCCTGGAATTTTCTCGTTGAGTAAAACGCGACCAGAAACTGGTTGGCGCTCTGCTGGATTACCGATAGCACATTTCTTATCTTCCAGAGGTTTAGGTTCCTCTTGAGGCTCAGACTTTTTTTTCAGCGGTCTCCTCGCACGCCTCCTTAGCTTTCTTGAGTTGATCTTCGGTTCCTGGAGGGCATTCGGAATCGATAACTACGTAGACTCCTTCGAATTTGATTTTCATCCCAAGTTCTTTAGCGGCGAATTCAAAAGCTTCTTTGACCTTATCGTCCATTCCTTGCTTATCGACCTTACCCCCGGAATTTGTGTTACCTTCCTGGTTAGGATCGATATTTGCGGTTGTACTTGATGGCATTTCTTACTCCTATAAATTGTAAGTTGATTAATGTGATGAAGTATATTATAATACATCTAATTAAAAATATCTATTGAATGTAAATTCAATACCCACTATTGTTCAAAATCATAGCGAAAACAGGAGCCCGTAATGGAAATCATTTTAGAATTAGAAGACGACACCGAAGGTGTAGAATTCGAGCCAGAAACTAAAGAATACTTAAAATTCCAAATCTATCCAATCTACAACTACGAGAAAGATGAATTGCGTGACGCAATGGTGGTGGATATTGCTCAAAACGGAATCTTCGTATTAGATCCGGCTAACAACGCGATTACTACTTTCAATGAAGATGGTTACCCAGACTGGACTTTCAACATGCAAGAGCGTTTATTGCATAAAGAACCGGAACGTTTAGATTTTGTTTCTGTCCCGTACGATACTTGGTATTGGAATGATCGTAAACCTTTCGATTTGGTAAAACTTCGCGATGGTCGAATTGCCGTGATTTCTCGTGTTTTAGAAAATGCGGAATATCGTTACGATGGTTTTATCATCACCCCAAGCGAATATCTTTCTTGTACTTGGCGTAAGGATGGTTTCGCTTACGCGAATATTCCTACTAATAACGATATCGTAGAAATCTTTGTTAAGAAATCTGACATTACATATAATTAATTCCTAAAATTTAAGGAGCTTAAAGGAGTCGTTAGATGTCAATCGTTCAAACATTACACGGGAAGATGGATTTCTTCGGGGTCGAAATTAATGACAAACCAATCATCGTCGACCACATCATCCAAACTTCCCTATTTTCCGGGATCGGAATTCTTGGGGAACCTGGGCAAATTACTATCACAGCACAAGCTTTCCGTACTTTGGATGCTACTGGGATGCAATTTAATCCGGTCGGTAAGAAGATCGTGTTTATGTTGCAGGATTTCAAATCCGGAGAACGCCCGTATACGGGAGTAATCACTTCAATGACCCACCAGCACGGTAAGAAAACCACAATGGTAACCTTAGGCTTTGATAAAGAGCATTGGGTTCATTTACATAAAGTGATCTGGTGGAAATGTTTTGAGAAGAAAACCATCTTGGAAATTACGGAAGAGTTCTTCAAAGCTCATAACATCCCATTCAAAGCTTATTCTGGCGTTCCTACTAGCGAACGCGGGGTATTCTGGGAGAATTTTTGCACCCCGATCAATGGTCCAACTTTGAGTTACCTAGTTGAAGAACTGGCAAAAGACAATTTCTTGTTGTATGCCAATCCTCAAGATGGCGGGATTGTTGCCGTTAACTGGAGTGATATTGTTCACTTGGATGCGATTAGCCAAAACTATCCGGATTACGTGCAAGATAACATCTATGCAAAATTTGATACTACCAATAAAGGTTGGCAACAACATACTTTTACCTTTGGTAAACAAATTGATAGTGACCTGCCTTGGAAAATTCAGGATTTCGGGGGTGAGATTAACCCAGATTTGAGCACCGAAGCGAAGAAAGAACATACTTATTACACCGCGGTGAAGAAACCTTTCAAATGGACGGAAACTTCCGGGGAAGCGGTTGATCCTAACGACATCGGTTTAACCAAAGCGGAAACTTATCCAGGAACTAGATTTGATTCTGCAGTGATCAATCCTTATCCAGTTTCTGACGGCTTGATTAAACAAAATGAAACGCCAAGCGCAGAATACGGAGCACCTTGGAATTTAGTCACTCAAAATATTACGCATCCGCGTTATATGTACTATCGAATGCAACAAAGTTATGCGACTAAGATCAAGTTAGTTCCTATTACCATTGTAATTCCTGGATCTGCGAAAGCAGTAGTTCCAATGACCGCGATCCCGGTAAGTTACTTTGAGAATGCCCGAGTAGAAGACCCAAATCTACCAGCAGACGGGGATTTCTGGCAATCTGGATTGTTCCTAATTTGGAGCTCAAAATTAAGTATTGCTGGTCCTAATATGTTACTTACGTTGAATTTAGTTAAACCATATCACTAGTTTTAAGGAGATAAAATGTCAGATAAAGTTAAACCCGCAAGACTTGGAGATTTCGCTAAAGCGACCAACTCCACTGCTCCGATTGCCGAAGAATCTAAACCGGCAGAATCGAAATTACCACAAGATGTGGAGTTTCAGTTACCGAAATTTGAATTAGATCTTGGATTCTTTATCCAAAAGGGAAATGAACCGTTTACAGAAGAATCTTTGATTGCTAAAGTCTTCGGAGAAGAAGGTAAGCGATTATCCCAACCGGAACAAATTTACGTTTTGTTGAACGCTATGCAAGATCTCGAAGTGGTAGCCCCGCTAAATTTCGAATGTGAACATTGTGGTCACGAAAATCCGATCGCTGTTGAATTAGCCAAAGTAATGAAAACTTCATCTAGTTCAAAAGAGCGATTCTTCATCGAATACAACGGTAAGGATAACAAACATTACCTCTTTGAATTCGTTCGTCCCGAAATTATCCAGGATGTTGGCCATATCGATTCGCCAACGGCGAGCATCGGAATGTTTATGTTGCAGTGGTTAGATGCTCACAATCAAGGTGATGATTTCGATATTCTAAAAATGCGATTAGTCGACTTCCTCGCGGTAGCGAAATTATTCGGGGAGAAGATGTTTGGAGTTCTTTTCGAAACTAAGTTTAAATGTGCTAAATGTAAGAAACAAAATACCCAAGAATTTGGTATCAGTTTGAAAGATTTAGTAGACATTTTAAACGAAATCTAATATTATTAATCGAATGAAGAAACCAAAACAAGGATACTATCGGTTAACTCATCCCGAGAAGTTTAAGTTACCGATAGATGATCATATGAAGAGCACGAAGATTATAGAAGGTAATCTCTGTGTTCTTTACAAATCTGGGTTGGAACTCAAAGCTTTCAAATATTGTGATCATAATCCAAAGATTGAGGAGTGGAGTTTAGAACCATTTCACATTCCCTATTTGAGTCCCGTCGACGGGAAGGTTCATAGATACTTCCCGGATATTTGGTTGAAGTTTACCACTGGAGATATCTTTATTGTAGAGATCAAATCCTCTAGCGAAACTAAAATGCCTAGGAAGAACGATAAACGTTACGGAGCTAAACTCAACACTTATTTGGTAAACCAAGCGAAATGGGAAGCGGCAAGGAATTTCGCGAAAGCGAAATCTTGCAATTTTATGGTATTAACCGATAAAGTTTTGGGTTAGCCGAATTACATAGGAGCAAACAATGGAAATCCCATACATCGAAGCGGAGATTGATGAAATCTTCCCTAACAGCGATTTAAGATTTTACGATCCTCGTAGAACAGAAAACAATACTTTATTTTGGGTGAAACCTTCTGGTAAGATTCATCCAAGTTATATCATTTACCAAGAATTCAGTTCACCAGAATTCCCAGGAGAAAAAGTACTTTCACCCATTAAAGAGTTCCGGGATCAAATAGATTGTATTGGCCACATCGCGCGATTCCTCGCCAGAAACTCGTTGGGAATTGAAGCGAAGATGCAGATTTTATAAATACTTTACGTTTTTAATTAACAAAGGAAATATTCAATGTCATTAGTAATTTACGGTCGCCCAGGTTGCCCATATTGTGAGAAAGCCAAAAAATTAGCCAGCATGTTGGAAGAACAAGGTTACTTCCGCGATGTGCAATATATCAACTATCAGGAATTAGGTTGGACGGCTGAAGAGCTATCAAAAGTAGCAAATCATCCAGTTCGTACTGTCCCTGTTGTGCTGCTTCAAGGGGTATTCATTGGTGGGTACCAAGACCTCCACGATCGTTACCCAATCGATTAATTCGCTAATTCGTAAGTTTCGGTAACCGAAATATTCAACAAGCTCTAAGTTTCGAAAGATTCTTAGAGCTTTTGTTTTAATAAATATTTTAATTGTATTAATACCGTAACCAAATCAACTTAATGAACCTAGAGAAATTTGAACAATTAAACAACAAGATGAACAAAATTACTCAAGAGCTTACCAAAAATGTGGAGATCTCGGAAGATATCTTAACTACCACGGAAGAACTTGAGTCGTATTTGGTTGCTCCGAAAACCGCCCCGATCGAAGGGCAATTAATTACTGGTGACTCCGATAACGCGGATGAACCGGTCAGCAAGGCGTTAGCCCCAGTTACTGAAATCGCCGCGGATGTAGTAGACGTACAAGCGATGATCGAAGACTTTTGTTATATGAGAGCTATGCTTAGAGAGACCACCCAAAACTCTCGAAGAGTATTAGAAAGTGTAACGGAAGAATTGGTCTTAAGTGAAGGGGAATCCCGCGCCTTGTTAGTTTCCGCTTACAGCGAATTAAACAAAGCCCAAATCGAAAGCGTTAAGTTGTTTATGCAATCTTATAAAGAAATTTCTACTATTTTGGTTAATTTGACGAAGATCAATCAATCCAATACTCCGCATACGGTGCATACTACTAATGTGTTGAATATCGAAGATCAATCGCATATTAGTTCCGCAGATATCATCAATCGTTTAAGAGGCCCGAAATGACAATTGAAATCGAATGCAAAGACTTTTGTATGGGTGATGCGCCGGAATCCGACGATTGCAACAAACCGGAATTGAAAAATCTTAGCAACCCTCGTAGCTATCTCAAAGTGGATAAATCTCTAAGCGATTCAAATTTGGAACCTAGCTGGAATTACGCGGAACAAACGTTTGACCAGGATCTTGCAAATCAGCGCGTAGACGCGGAAAATGCAATTAAGCGATTAGACCAAGAGCGCGATAAGCTGATTTCGGGTGAACAAGAATTCTGTGTTCAAAAAGTTTCCAAACCTAAGAATGCTTTCAATACTCGAATTCAAATCGGTGCGGAATCTACTACGATCGAATTATTGAAATACAATGGTTTGAGTTTAGGTCAACCAAACTCTCAAAACTCGGAAACAACCGCTAACGCGGAAAATTCCGAAACTAAAGAACCAGAACAGCTCGAACAACATCCAAATACTATACGTAAGTATGTAGCTGGGATGTTGGCATTCTTTAGTAACTTAAGAGTGGAATATCTGGCTAACGGTAAAGTTTATCAACGTAAACTTCCGGTATTTTACGGTAGCCGCGAGAAACTCTTAACTATCGAAGAGCATGAATTCTCGGAATTGATGAATGGCAATACTAACTTTTTACCACGAGCAAGCCTAGTAATCGATTCTATGACGTATGACCAAAATCGTCAAAACAACAAAAACGTCGCGGTACAGCGAGAATTGACGATGCAAAGCTTAACCAATAAAAACGCGTTCGCGTATATGACTAGCGCTCCAAGTCCTTACAATATCGCGGTTCGCTTGAATTTAGTGACGCGCGGAATGAATGATGCGATGATGTTAGTTGAACAAGTCGCGAGCTTCTTCAATCCATTCTATACCTTCAAAATGGTAGAAGAGCAACAAGAATCCAGTATTCGCTTACAATTAGATTCGGTTACCTTCGAACCACCAGAAATCGACCAGTTTTCGAATAACGAAGTAATGGTAGAATTTGGATTTACGTTGTATGGCAATATGTACAAACCAAGATCTAAAGAGTATATCATTGATACGATTACTTTGAATATCTAATCGATTGGATCATTCTTTAAATATAAAATAACAATATAATACACTATAGTGTAAATTTTACAGAGGTATTCTCAAATGGCCTATCAATTCGGCAAATCTTCAATTCAAAAATTGCAAGGTGTTCATCCAGATTTAGTCAAAGTGATGAACCTTGCCATTCAAAAATCTAGCCAAGACTTCTCTATTACAGAGGGAGTAAGAACGCTAGAGCGTCAAAAAGAATTATTAGCGAAAAAATTAACCCAAACTCTAAAATCCAACCATATCAAACAAGAAGATGGCTTTGGACATGCTGTAGACGTGGCTCCATATCCCCTTTCATGGGATTTAGCAAAATTCTACCCAATTGTAGAAGCAGTGAGCGCCGCAGCGAAAGAGCTTGGTGTTAGAGTTCGTTGGGGTGGCGCTTGGGCTGTGTTAAACGACACCAGCAAATCCCCTAAAGATCTTGTAAATGAGTACTCCGCGGAACGAAGAAAGCTCGGAAAGAAAGCTTTCATTGATGGTCCTCATTTCGAGTTATACTAACTTTCCGAGTTAGTATCCTTGCAATCCTGCAATTCTACACTTTAGTGTAAGCTTGCAATGATTGCAGACTTAAATTTGTTAACAAATAAAAGGAAAATTAAATGGCTTTTGAATACGAATGCAAAGCGGATGACGTTCAACGTAAACGTCAAGTTCGCTATGAACATGCAAAAGAACAAATGTACCATTCTGCTCCGTATACTGTATGCTTACCACAAGGTCCTAAAGGTGATACCGGCCCAGCTGGTCCACAAGGTCCTAAAGGTGAAGATGGAAAAGACGGTGAAGTAGGTCCAATCGGTCCACAAGGTCCTAAAGGCGATACCGGCGAACGCGGCCCACAAGGTGAAAAGGGCGAGCAAGGTCAAAAAGGCGACAAAGGCGATAAAGGCGATCGTGGCGACAAAGGTCCTAAAGGGGATCGTGGCGACAAAGGCGAAACCGGCGACAAAGGCGCTCGCGGTGACAAAGGTGATCAGGGTGACCAAGGCGTAAAAGGCGATAAAGGTGATCGCGGCGACAAAGGTGACAAAGGTGATCGTGGCGCTAAAGGTGACAAAGGGGATCAAGGCCCTCGCGGACCTAAAGGTGACAAAGGTGAAAACGGGGTAGATGGTGTTTCTTATATTAACCAATCATTAAATCCACTTTCAGGTTCTGGTGAAATCCATGATCCGTTAAAAATCAACCTTTACTCTAAACATTTCGAGACCCGCAACGGTCAATTGGTTTTAGCGGAAGTATTGTTAGATCGCATTTTTGAACTGGAAGTTCAATTAGCGAAATTACAAGGTAAACCGGCTCCAGTAAAACCTGTATATGAGAAAGAAAAAGAATGCGGTGAATGCGGTGTTGATGCCCCAAAACCTGCAGAAAACACCGAAGCTCCAGCGGATAATACTGAAGTAGTTGATCCGGTAACTCCTGCGACCCCTGAAGCTCCAAAACCAGCGGAAAACACTGAAGCGCCAACAGCCACAGAAGAAAAACCTGTAACCACTGAGGAACCCGCGGCTCCAGCTGAAACTTCAGAAGAAAAACCAGTAGGGAACACTGAAGCTCCAACAGTCACTGAAGAAGCTCCAGCGGCTTCGGTAACTGAAGATTCTGCTAGCGCAGAGACTTCAAAACCAGCTGAAACCGTTGAGCAACCTACAGTAAGTGAAGAAGCTCCAGTAGCTAACGAACCGGTAACACCAGCGGTAACTGAAACCACTGAAAATACCGCGACAGCGGAAAATTCAGTAGCTCCAGTAGCTCCAGTAGCTAACGAACCAGTAGCTAGTGAAACATCTTCAAATGAAGCAACGGATCACTTAGATGAACCTGCAACTCCGGCAGCTCCAGTAGCTCCAGTAGCTCCAGCAACTAGTGAAGAAGCTCCAGCGGCTCCAGTAGCAGAAGAAACTCCGGCAACTGAAAATACCGCTACAGCGGAAACTTCAAGTGCGGCTACTACAGAGACACAACCAAACGAAGCTAATCCAAGCGATAATCTTTAAATATAACAATAGTAAATAAGGAATTCTAAATGTCAGAAATCAATGTAGAGCCTAATGCTACTAGCGCTACTAGATCATCTTGTTTCCGCATTGAAGGTTATGCTCCGTTAGCTAGTGTTGCTGAAGCAATTAAAAAATCTGAAGATGCGTTAAAAGTGAAACATCTAGTCGGTCCAGAAGGCCCGCAAGGTCCTAAAGGGGATACTGGTCCAGCGGGCCCTCAAGGTGAACAAGGCGTTCCAGGTCCAATCGGCCCTCAAGGCGTTCCGGGTCCAGCGGGTGAACAGGGTAGCGTAGGTCCAGAAGGTCAAAAAGGTGAGAAAGGTGATACCGGTGAACGTGGCCCTAAAGGGGATCAAGGCCCGGTAGGTCCAAAAGGCGAACAAGGCGAGCGTGGCGATCAAGGCCCTAAAGGCGACAAAGGTCGTGACGGGGAAGCTGGTCCTCAAGGTGAGCGCGGTTTACAAGGTGAACCAGGTCAAGATGGTGAAAACGGTAAATCCGCTTTCGAACTTTGGCAAGCTCAAGGTCATAACGGATCAATCGAAGACTTCTTCAATGCTTACGTTCAAAATCCGGTGTATGAAGCTCAAGTTCAAAAACTTCAAGCTCGTATCGAAAAATTAGAAGACGCCATCAAAGGTTTAGTTCATCCGGGACATCCGGAGCATTTAGGTGCGACTTCTCAAGGTAACCGTTAATCAGAAGGAATAATCAATGTCATTCGTATTAGACAAAACTTGCAGCGCAGCTGACGAATTAGCAGCTAAACTTCAAGAAAAACAAAACAAAAAAGTTACTATTTGCTCTTGCCCAGAAACTAAACCGGCAGTAGAAGAATGTGTAGCTGGCGCGCACGCGCAATTCGACTTTATGCAAGGCCCTCGCGGCCCACAAGGTTGCCCAGGTCCTCAAGGCCCTAAAGGTGAACCAGGTGACAAAGGGGAGAAAGGTGACAAAGGGGATCAAGGTCTTCAAGGTGTTGCTGGTCCTCAAGGCCCTCGCGGTGATAAAGGCGAAAAAGGCGATCGTGGTGAACAAGGTATCCGCGGCGAACAAGGCGAAAAGGGCGAAAAAGGTGACAAGGGCGAACGTGGCGAACGCGGTCCTCAAGGTGATCAAGGTGCTCAAGGTATTCGTGGTGAACGCGGCGAACGCGGTGAACGCGGTGAAGTAGGTCCTCGTGGTGAACGCGGTGAACAAGGTGCTCAAGGTATTCAAGGTATCCCAGGTGCTCAAGGTGAACGCGGTGATATGGGCCCACGCGGTGAACGCGGTGAAGCTGGTGCTCAAGGTCCTAAAGGTGAGAAAGGTTGCCCAGGCGTTAAAGGTGATAAAGGCGACAAGGGTGATGAAGGTCGTCAAGGTCCTAAAGGGGATCAAGGTCCAGTAGGTCCTATGGGTCCAGTAGGTCCACAAGGTGTACAAGGCCCAGCTGGTAAAGACGTAGATCCAGAATTACTCAAACGCATTTTAGGCGAATTAGAAACCTTAAAAGCTGAAGTTGACTACCTCAAGAAAGCTCACCACGCAAGTGAAGTTCTTGTTGATGGTACTGGCGCGGTAACCTTATCTTACGCTCACACCACTGAACAGATGTAAGCAATTAGAGATCTCCGCGCACTTCGGTTACCGAAACTTGCGGGGATTTCTAAAATTTTTAAATAAATTACGTAAACAAAACCTCATAAGGAAAACATAATGGCTATTATTAAAGTAATTACTCCTAGCAACCTTGGTAAAACCATCCAATTAGGTGCACTAGAAGCTAACAAATGGGACGTTAAACTTCACCCAGCACATTTAGAAAACAAACCTACTGGTATCGGTTTAACTGATTCTATCATCAACGAATTAAAAGGCGCTGGTCTTAAAAACGCTGAGTTAGTAGGTACTGAATTAAAATTAACTAAAGGTGATGACACTGAAGTTAAAGTTGACTTAGCATCATTAATCCCAGCAGCTAAAGCTGACCACTTCTTAAAAGCAGTAAGCTTCGAAGCTACTACTAAAGAATTAGTATTCACAGTTGGTGCAGCCGACACTGAAGAAGGTCAAACAGCTTCTCGCGTTAACATCAGCGATTTAGTTCCAGTAACTGTTGGTAACGGTTTAGAAGGTAACGGTACCGCAGCTAGCCCAGTTAAAATCAAAGTTGGTACTGGTTCTCCATTAAAAGCAACTACTGACGGTTTAGTATTAGATACTGACAATTTAGTTGAATTAACTGATGGTACTGGTGAAGTTTCATTAGGTTACTTAATTAAGAAAGCTTAATAGAATTCTTTAAATTCGCCGCTTAACTGCGGAATATGCGCCTCGGGTGTAGTTCTTCGAAGATCAAAAGGTATTAAATATCTAAAGATCGTGTGAAGCTCAAGAGGGTCGATCTTAAAATCTTCCCTCTTTTTATTATAATAAAAGGTTATAACTTAATGACTAGTATTAAAGTAATTACTCCTGCTAACCTAGGTAAAGGGATCGAATTCAACCCTACTACCAATCAATGGGAAGCAAAATCTGGTTTTGATTGTAGTTCAATCGATCAATTACCAGAACGCCCTTGGAAGAAAGGGACTACCTTATTAGCTAAACAAGATGGTCAATGTGTACGTTTATCTTCTTTTGATACCTTCTTCCAAGAAATTGGGGTTGGCATTACCGCAAGCCGTACTAACGGTTTTACTGGTGAAGAATATCGCGTTGTGGTAACTGTAACCAATACTGGTGAAGGTACTAACGAATTGACCAACTTGAATATTTCAAAACCGGAAGGTTTAGGCGTAGCCTACGATATCAAAGATTTGGAAACTTCAAAAGTTCAAGTAGGCGAGATCGAACGCGTTGATGATTTTTCTTACAACATCAAAAACACCAAAAAAGGCGGAACTGCCATCATCCGCTTCACGGTAGTTCCAAAAGCTTTAGGCAACTATCAATTTACCGCGATGGTTAACCCTAACTCTGCGTTAGATAAAGATCTTGGCAACAATACTTCCACTATCGTGTTAAATGCGCAAACTAAAACAGACGCAAACTTAGAAGTTTCCCAAGAATGCCCAATTGTTGAATTAACTGACGTAGCTACCGGTACGGTATTAGGTCAAGCTCATACGGATGTGAATAAGACACGCGGATCTGATGGACGAGAAATCAAATCTAAACGTCGTATCGCAACTCGTTGGGGTAAATTGGGTGGACCTGGTTCTGTATTCTATGTAGATCGCGGAAGTCAAGGTTTACGGCTGAGACTTTCGCACCCAGCAACCATCATCAGTGCCGCGTCGCCGGTTAACACTATATATTCTAATAACGCTGAAACTGTTTACACCAAATCTGGATTTAAAACTTACGTTTCAGATTTTATCATCGATTCTGATAAAGATAGCACACAAACTTCACTGGAGCATAACGCTATCTTCAAAATTGGTACGTCAGGTAATAATGTGAATAAAGTTACGGATCTTACCGTTGCGGAAAATGCGCAGGATATCACCATCAACGGTGACTATCGCGCTATTACATTACTCGTAAAACCTCGTGGAAAAAACTGTGCATTGCAAGGTTGGGTTATTTGTTTCTCTAAACCATCAGATCCTAAATCAATCAGTTTGACGAATGTTCAAGGCGGTGTGGTTTCTAAAGAGTCGCGCGTCGTAGAGAAGACTTCGGACTATACTAGTATCATCCGCGCGGATAAAAGCCTCTACCAAACCATCCCGGAAACTCCGGACGCTTCATTCTTAAGCAACCCAACAGAAACTTTAGTTTCGGCATTGAAAGTTAAAGCGGGTACCGCCGCAAGCGCTACTATCAACTGGAACGGATTAGCTCCGTTAAAAACTTCCGGTTTAGTAACTATTACTGATAATGGGGTTACGGTTTCGGCTAATGCATCATCCGCTGACAGCGTAAGATCGCAATACTTAGACGTAATCATCGAGGACTAATTTGTAAATCGCGAGCCCTTCAGGGCTCTTTCAATCCTAAAGGAATGCAAAATGTATATTAATGCCAACATTAACGGATTCAATACCCCAATCGAACTCCCGGAAATTTTCGCGGAACGCGAACAAGTTCAAACTTCGGGCGATTCTTACGTTATCAGACAAGGTAATTTAGTAGAGGTTGGTGGCGTTTTAACTATCCAAACTACTCCAGTTACCAAAGGTACCGGAACAGAAGGTTCAAAACGCGTTGACCTAAGTTCTTACGGCTTTACCAAAATCTTAAACGTGCAAGCTACCGCGGAAGATACCCCAGCTGGTTCTATCCACGAGAATGCACACTACAGCGATTTGAGTAACGAAGGAGTAACTTTCTACGCGACTTCAACTCATACCGCTCCGGTAGAATTCAAAGTTCGTTATTTGGTTAGAGCGATTGCTTAATATTTTAATCATTAAGTTATTTTAATTAAATAAAGAGACGACAAGTCTCTTTTTTATTAGCTAATCAAAAGGAAAATTAAATGGCAAGCAAAACACAAAAGGTTATTACGCCCGAGAACCTAGGCCAGGGTATCGCGTATAATCCTCAAACTAAGAAATGGGAAGTGCACTTTGTCAGCGAAGCTGAAATCGAGCAAGTTACCAATTATGTCGAACCACAAGAAGATGATGAGCATTACGTTGAACGCGAAGATATCAAACTTAGAGATCGCACATCTGGTTTTATGTGGGATTCTTATAAATCTGTTCTCAAAGATCGCGCTCCGGCAAGAGATGAAATTTTAAGAACCCCGCTTTCCGTTAACTTAGCGCGAGATGCTTTATCATTAAATTTTGAAGTTTCCAATACTTCTAATCATTCAGCGCACGATGATCAACAAATAAGCTTGCAAGATGATCCGGAAAATCAAGCGACTTTCAATTTGGAAAATTACGATAACGTTACTACTGAAGAATTCAACCGTACGCTAGCCGGTAAGAAAATAAAATATACTACTAATGCGCGATTCTCTAATATGGAAGGTAAACCTAAGATTCGCGAGACTACCTTCGAAGTAGCCTATCCGGTAGTTGATGAGATTACTGATACCTTAACATATAGTTATAGTAGCACCCACTCTTTACTTAAGGCCGCAGAAGGCGATCGCTATCACATCCCGCTCAAAAAATTAGTAGAAGCTGGTAAACTTCAACTCGAAGTTATTGCGGAAGCGGACAACGCAGAAAGACAAACCGCAATCATTAACGCAAGTAACGTGGATGTTCTGGATTCTAACTTTGATTTTGCTAGCAAATTAGCTGAGCGATACATCATCCGAAGAAGCGGTCAACCCGTTAACGAAGAATTGGATATTGCCTTAACAACCAACAAACTTCACTTAATGATCAAATTCACCCCGAATGAAGTTATCTTCAATCGCCCAGGTCAAAAAATTACTTGTAACTTCCAAAACTTCGATAATGGTATCCAAGTTGAGAATGTTCGTAAACCTGCTCCGAAAAATCCGGAAGGCATCTCGAACGTTCGCTGGCGCGAAAACTTCTTAGCGGATGAAAATTATCACCGCTATGGCGATAACGTATTCCCAACGTTGTTATATCATTCAGATGCACTCAACACAGATTCTGATAAAACTCTTAATTCAGCCGCACTCGCGGATGCTAAAGAAGCCAACGATCATTACAAAGATTTAGGGGTTGAAGTAGACCACGATGGTAAAACCGTAACAATTCCGTGGATCGATTTACCGTACATCGATACCGCAGTTAGTTTTGGTCCATTAAAACGGGGTAACCGCGGAGCTAACGACGGGGCTTGGAATGTATTAGCGCCGGAATTCGCTCCGGGTATTAGCGATGACGAAAAACAAGCGATTAATAAAGCGCTGAAAGAAGAAGCTAGAAGTATCAACGTAAACGTTAAAGTGATAGATAAAGAAACAGGCGCCGACGTTATGTCATTCACCCAAACACCAGCCACATACCGCGCATCGAATAACTTCTTACTAGATGGTTCGTTCCGCACTTACATTAAAGGTGGGCACCCAGCTGTTAAATTAACCGTTTCCGCAGATCCTATTACGATCAAATGGTGGAGCGGTAAAGTAGTCCTCAACTTTAAACCGTATGACGTTTACTTTAAAGAGAATAGCACCCTCGGATCTTTCGAAGCTTAGTGAAATCAATGAGGATTCCCGCTTTCGCGGGATTCTTAACAATAAGGAAAATTAATGAATATTTTAAAAGTAATTACACCTGATAACTTAGGTAAAGGGATTACATTTAATCCAGAAACTAAACAATGGGAAGTTCAAAGTGGCTTTGATTGTGCTGCGCTAAGCGCATTGCCTTCAAAACCTTGGAAGAAAGGCACTACTTTGCTCGCTAAGCAAGATGGGGAGTGCATCCAATTAACCGCGTTAGATTCGATTTTCCAGGAAATCGGAGTAGGCATCGCTGCAGATAAGACTTCTGCGTTTACTGGCGAAACCTACAATGTTACCGTTACGGTGACCAATACTGGCGAATCTAAAAATGAATTGACGAATCTTACCGTTCAAAAACCTCTTTTAGGTAACTACGAAATCTTGGATGTTCGTACTTCTAAACAAGCAGTGGACGAAGTAGAAACTTTAGATCAACTAAACTACAATTTGAAAGGTTTAGCAAAAGGTGGTACTTTCATTCTACGCTTTAGCGTAAAAGCGAATGACGTAGGAACTTATCAATTCTCGGCTACGGTAAATCCTAACAGCGCGTTAGACCAAAATACTAAGAATAATACCGATACTATTATTTTAAAAGCAAATGCCAAAATCGATACCACTTATGTTCCAAGCGTGGATTGTCCAGCTATTTCTTTAACTGACGTAGCGTCTGGAGTTGAGTTGCGTCAAGTCACCGCTAAAGAACGCGCTAGTAAATCACTGTTATTGGGTATATACGGTTATGAATCTAGGGAAAATCGCGTCGATAACCTGTATACAGATCGCACTAGCCTAAAAGGTGTCCAATTAAGATTTTCAAGCCCAGTAACAGTTGCAGTTTATGCGCATGCTAGCGGTAGCGGCGCAGCGTTCAACGCCGCTGGTAGCACATTTAGAGTATCGCAAGCTGATGATGTATTCACAGATCCACGAGAACCTCTCCCTAAGGCATCATACACAACTCCGGATGCGGTTTCGACAACCGATAATCAAACATTCGTATTCACAAAGGACGTGGTGCAAGCGTTTATAGTAGCTCGACCTAGAGGTGCTAACTGTAGATGGCAGGGGTGGTATGCCATTTCAAAATCCGCAGACGCAAAAACTGTTAAATTAACCAACGTGGTTAACGCTAAGGTGGAATCATACGAACTCATTTCTCCCAACCGTAAGCGCTTAACGGATGCTCAAACCCTCCCATCCGGTAAAATTTCAACCGCGTATACCGGTGATACTAGTTTTATCCCTAACTTAATTGTGAAAAGCGGTCAGGCTGCAACTGCAACTATCGAAAATGTGCATAACCTACCGTTTGCAAAAACCAGCGGTCTTGTAACAATCACAGAGAACCAGATCACTGTAGACGCGAACGCCACCTCGTCAGATTCTTTATTAACTGACTACTTCAAGGTAACTATTGAAGATTAAAATCTGATTATCTAAAATCTCCGCAATCGCGGAGATTTTTTATCTTCAAAACCTCAAAGTTTCGGTTACCGAAACGCAACAACTTCAAAAATAAAATTTGATTTTTAATTAAAAGTATTATAATATACATAACAATATTACATTATCAAAAACACTACACTATACAGAATGAAAATTTTAAGCAAAATTAAAAAGACCGCATTGTTTGCGGGTACCGCATTGATTGCAGCTAGCTCAATTGCCTTGACCGCTCCGAAGTATCAAAGCACCTCTCCGGTAGCACAAATACCAACCACGAATCAATGCGAAACTTACCCAATTCAATTTGAGTATACTAACACTATTCAAAAATTGTGTAATTCGCAGTATACTTCGTTTTTCAATAAGCGTTTCCGGGTACCGGAAGTGGTAGTAGAAACTTTAGAACCAACAGATTTCAAACTGGAATATGTGCGCGATGCGCAATTTATCCAAGATCCGAGAGTTTTAGACTCGCCAAAACCTCAGGATTATAACAAATCTGGATGGGATCGCGGTCACTTGTCGGCGGCGAGCAATACTAGCTATCCTAAAACTATCCAAGAATCTTTCTTGATGACTAACATCGCTCCTCAATCTGCGGAATTGAATCGTGGGCTTTGGAAGACTTTAGAAGGTTACGCAAAATTAAGGGGTCACCATCAGAAAGTGTTGGTCATCTCCGGAACCTATTTTGAAAGTTGTTATACCCCAAAATGGTTCAACAATATTGCGATCCCGGATGGCTTCTGGAAAGTGATTGCGATCGAGGGAAGAGAGCCACTTGCGTGGAAATTCCCAAACAGCAAGGCACCACATTCCGTAACCGGTAAACTAATCAACTACCAGATCGATTTGAAAGACGTTCCAAAATCTTGCAATACTAGATTTAATTTGCAAGAGCTATTAAAGTAATGGTTGATTTTATGATTTGGGTGTATTATAATACATCACATAAGTTAAGCAGTAATCGCAGGAGCAACAATATGAAATTTTACTACCTAGATGGTCACTTACCAGTTCGAATTCTCGGAGAAGAGTTAGATAGTTTCATCATCGAAAAATCTAACAAAACTTTGGAATTTGTGGAAAAGAATCGCGTCCAAGAAGAACCAAAGTCCTACGGTAATTCGCTCGGCGATATCAAACTTCCAAAATCTTTCGAGCCGAAATTCGGTGAAGATTACTTCCGAGCAAGTGAAGATCTTACTAAAGCAATCAAAGTGACTTACAACGATTCCAAATATGAACGCTTACGCGTAAGTTTTGGATTATGTTTTGAAACTGAAATTGAAGCTCTTGCGTATCTAGCTGCGCTAGAATTTGCAGAGCGTTTCAAACCAGCATTATAAAGGGGCAAAAATATATGTTTTACGGTAAACCAGCAATTAATGGTCGCGATATTGAATTCATCTCAACAGATAGCTACAAAGTTCAAGGCGCTGGCAATTTCAAATTTCCGAAATCGGAGAAAATTCGCGAGTGGTTAGAACCTCGAATTCAAGCTATTGTTAACTCGTTCCAAGAATCAGAAGCTTTCAAATCTATTGCTCCGCAATTAGGTGAAGGTTCGGTGATTGGTGGAGCGGTAGTAGCTCGATTTGCAGGAGAAGGCGTAAGTACTAATAGAATTAGTTTAATTAGCAAATTCTTGGTTGTAGAAGCTTGCTATGCCATCTTCAAACCAGTAAAAGGCCCAACAGTCAAAATCTATCTGAATTCAGAATACTTACAAGGTTTCTGTAATGATGAACTTCGAATTTTCGAAACTCCGGAACTTTGGTGGTTGGCCGACCCGGAAGAGCAGGATGAAGAACTAGAAGAAATTGGTTACCAAAACTTAATGGAATGCGCATTTTGTAAGAGTATGTTTGGATTTAACGTCAAAGGAAACGGAGTAATCTGGTATGAAGACAAAATGATTGATCCGGAAATTTTCGAATATCACACGACCGAGTAGGTATCAAATATGTTCAACTGGCTTAAGACGCTATTGCGAAAACCGCAGGATATCCCGGATTCTTCAAATTTGATCGTACCGATCAGATATATGAATACTGGAGTATACCAATTCTATAAGCACTTAAACGGTTATAATCGTGTTTGTATGAACTTAGAAACTGGTGAGATCTCTAAGCAACATATCAGCGGAGTGGAAATAACTAACGGGCTTTGCGAATTGGATATTCAACTTGCTTACGATAAACTTCCGGATGAATACAAACCAAAGTATCGCGCATACCTAGAAAAGTTGAACGTTAAGATCAATTATTAATATTTTAAGCGAGGAGTTAATATGCAAGACTCGAATAATAAACGCGTACTTGATAGAGTTAACGCCCTAATGGCGAGATTAGATCTCTTCACGCGCCGGTTAAATGCGAAAATAACAGCACGCCGAAAAATCAAACGAGGACCTGTTAAACGTCCGGAATAATAAGAAATGCCTATTACAACAATAGGCATTTTCTATTTGTATAGTTTAGTAAGATCTATTATAATACATCACATAAGAGATAAGACAAAACTTACACTAAAGTGTAGAATGTGTAAAGCTTGTAGAACATAATTACGGGAGATTAGAAAATGAAAAACTTCATATTTTTAATGATGGTATTTGTAGTATTTCCGTTTATTGGTTTAATTGCGCTAAGCGCAGCTCATCAATTTGGCGGGGTTTTGCTATCCGCGCCTTGCGCATTACTTGCGATTTACTTGGTGATTTTGTTCATCGATTATTCGCAAGCAAATATTTTAGATTAATGGTAGATGATTCAGGAGATTCAAAATGGCAAAAACTCTAATAGTGGCATATAAACCAGAAGATCTTTTCGGAGAATGGAATTATATCACCCGCGCTTTCGGAAACAAGGCAGATCTGGAAACTGCAATATCCAAATATCGCTTTAATAGCGACGATCCGGAGCATTTCAAGAAAGTAGTGTTTAGCAAACTTAGAGACCAAGACCGTCAAACTATCCAATACCCGTATGATTTAGGCGACTTAAACTTCGATGCTTTAGTATTTGTCGATGAACGCTCGGGACGTGTAGAACTTCGTTACCAAGATGAAACTATCAGTTTGAAAGATTTCAAAACTGAGGTGGAAATTCTCAAAGAGAAGTATTTAGAGCTTGAATCCAAATACTGCAAAAATCGATATATCGAAAATCGCGAAGAGCTCGATGAATTTCTAACTGCGTTAGAAGTTTTCAATGATCACGCAGATTTCGATGAAATCGAAGTTCTTACTTACATTAAAGAGGATGTCAAACAAACTAAAAACTTCCCAATTTTGTTAACGTATCAAACATATGAAGAATATAATATTCCATATGATTACAATGAACGTTATCATCGCTTCACTTTAGTAGACGATTCGTTAGGTCGTTAGGTTTAAAAAAAAAGATCTCCGCAACTGCGGAGATTTTAAATATTAATAAACCCAATTTCATACAGGTAACCTAAATGTTAGACATCTCCATTCCTCAAGTTACCAGCAAATTCAAAACCGCAGATCAAATCTTAAGCTTTATGCAATCCAAAACTCGCATTGAAGCTAAAACAGATGGGGTTAAACTTACGCTGGTGAAAATCAATGATTCCGGTACTTTAGATGACTGGATCGTAGCTTACAAAGGTCAAATTTTCTATCGCGGAGAATTCGAGTACATCAAAGATACCGCTTTAGCGGATCAAGTCAGTATTGGCAACTCTCAATTTGATAAAGTTTTTGATCATTTAGAAAAACTAAAAGCTAGCGATTATAACAAAATCCCAAACAATACGGAAATCTTCTGTGAGTTTTTGGTGACCAAAAATACCGTAATGTCCGAATATACTAAAACCGGAACCATCATTGTTCTCGGATATGGTAAAGCTAAACCGGAACTTCGATTTGGTAAACTTAAAACAAACTCAGAGACTTTCGAAACGGCAAACGTCAAAATGTACGCTGACGCGTTAAAATTGATTACCCCACCGGTTCTATTCGAAGGGGTGCTATTCCCCGCGGATACTATGCTGAATGGGATTAAAAACAAAGTATTGGCTAGCGAACTCAAATCTCGTAGAATGACTTTGAAATCCTTAGAAACCGATCCTTTAACCTACTTCAACACTTTGGTTGAAGCTTTCGTTAACGTAGAAAGCGAGTTTGGTGGTAAGGAAGAGGGAATTGTGCTACATCAAGGTAACGCAATGTACAAAGCTCAACAAACCTACCAATTAGATAGAGAAGCTCGCTCCGCGAAGAAACTACGCTGGATGGAAGATGACCCAAAAGCGGAGCAAGCATACTGGGATGATGTATTAGAAGTAGCTCGACAAATTGCTAACGATACTAAAACACAGGACATCAAAGAAGGGTTGAACGAAATTGCGAAGCGCATCAAACAACTTAACTTTGAAGGGGTTCATTCGAAGAAAAATCAAGCTACGGTAATGGATGATATCCAAACTAACGCGAAGATGTTCTATTTGAAAGCGTTGAAAGGTAACAACGGTGGTTTGGTCTTTGGCAAGTTTAGAATCTTGACCAACGGTCACGTCAAAATGATCGACAAAGCGCGCAAAGAATGTGATGAAATTGTAATCGGTTTAGTGACTTCTGCAGATACCAAAGATACCAAAGATTTGCGCTTGGAAGCATTGAAGAAAGCATTTCCAAATATCAAAATTATCGAATTGGTTTCTGGTAACATCTTTACTGCGCTGAAGAAAGCAGAAATCAACATCAATCACTTGTACGCTGGAAGCGATCGTAAAGAAGAGTATGAACGTCAATTATTGAAAGCTCCAGGAATTGATGTTCAAGAAATTGAGCGCAGTGACGCGGATATCTCGGCTACTAAAGTCATCCAAAACTTAGCAGATTACGCTTTCTTTAAACAAAATACTCCAAAAGCAGTTCATAGTTTGTATCCAAAATATCAAGCTGCTTATCAAGTATTCGAAAGTTATTAGTGTTGTAATATAATAAAACATCTAAAAATCTCTCAATCGTCACTAAAGTGAAAAGTTTGAGAGATTTTTTTTTTCCTAACTTTCGAGTTTTGTTCAACAAAACTCAAACATTTCATTTCAAAACTTTTCTTCCATTAAAAATAAATCAATATTAATATACTCAACATAACACTATCTCAAACTAATGGAAAGAAAGACAAATCTCGCTACTGGCGAAAAATCGACAGGTTCTCCAATCGATTTGCATAACGAAACGTACGAGAATCATCTTAACGTTACTAAACAACACCCAGAAGGTTGGCAAACTCCGGAAGGTCACGAATTCCAACGAGTCAAAGTTGATAAAAACTTTTACTCAAACAAACTAACTAAAGTCAATGGAGTAGATGCTTTCAGTAAAGCTTCCAGTTTATACAAAGGAACCGGAGCTCTTGGAGAATTTTGGGTTGACCCAAAAGTAGACCCAAAAACAGGTAAAGTTCCCCCAGGACCTGCCGTCTTGTACGATTATCCAACGTATCGTGGACCTCGCGAACAACTTGGAATGACCCCGTATACGGGAAGATCCGTATACGATAAGCATCCTATTATTTCTCCGGAAGCTAACGGTGATGAAGAGACGATGGTTAACCCAGAAGCTATCCACACTACTTGGAGAGATTTGCGGGAGCAATTAAACCGAGGAGCTGGCGTTCGTACAAACAAATTCTTATTAGAGTTTACTATCCCTTTACATGGCGGTGAGCATCCTTGGAAATGGAACATTCTTTGTAAAGCGACCAGTTTTCCACAACGCAGCATGCATACCTCAAGCATGTGGAGATTTGGTCGAAAATACAATCTTCGTGGTGAAACAAACTTTAACGATACCTGGACTTTAACCTTCGAAGATGATAGTGCGCTTTTACTTCGTAAAAATCTGGATAGATGGTTCCGCGAAATTGATGATAGCCGTTTACAGCATACTGCATTGAACGTTTACCGAGATATGGGTAACCCACAAGCCCGATTATTGACTTTGCAAACGGATTTGTTTGAACGCGAAGATCGCGCCCCTTTCAGTCTAGGAAATGTTTTCGAAGATGTTAAGACCGCGTTGTTAAGACCGGAATATGCCGCGAGTCTTCCAAACTATCAAACAGATATTCGCGTTTACCAATTAGATCAAACCGGTAACAAAGTTATGGGTTACGTCATGCAAAATGCTTTCGTCAGCGATATCGGCGCGGTAGATTATGGAGATGATAAGCAAAACGAACTAGTGACATATCCGGTTACTTTCACTTACAGTGAATTCCTCCCATTAGCGGATAAAACGTTAGATCCTAAAGTTCGAGTGTTTAGATAACGTTTATTATAAATATTTGTATAATATTAAGGAGAATACATCTGAATGAAATTTACTGACGCGCTGCAGGTTGCTTACCAAACTCCCTGGGACAGAGCTAATAGTTTCGAGGTTTATTTTGCTTGGAACTATAAAATGCTCAACAACCCAAACGCTCCCGCGGATACTTTGTATTATGATAATGAAGCGAAAGGTACTGGTAACATTCTAGCTTGGTCACCAAAAGATAATGAACGCCTAAGCTTGCATATTAAAGATCTTCAATTACCACAAATTGGAGCGCAACAACTTACCTCTTGGGTAGGTAATCGCTGGGCTCATAACTACGGTTTACCAGATCAGTATAAGTTTAGCATCACGTTCTACGATAGCAACCAGCTTGAGTTTTTCAAGATGTTCACCGCGCAATTCCGCGAACAGGCTTATCGCTACTTTGATGACTACACATTCAACGTGTTTATTTCGAAAGACAGCGATTACGGTGACCGATATCATAATGATACTACGGGATTAGAGCGAGACTCCTGGAGATCGAAACCTTTGATGTCCTTGAAACGATGTAGTATTGAAAACGTCAGTCAACTGAATTTTTCAAATACCAATGAGAATCAAATTATCGAGTTTACTGTAGCTTTCGTGGCTAACGACGTGGAAATCTACGATCAAGGCGCTCGCCAGTTCTACGGTGGTTGGAAAGAATGGAAAGAAGCTGGTCAAATTCATCAATTTAGCGCTCCAGCGAAGTAACATAAAGATTTTAACTTAAAGGAAATAAAATGGAAACTTACCAAAACGGTGCAAACGCCGTATTAAGTCAATTAGATGGCGAAACAACAGATAACCTGATTGCTAGCGCCATCAAAACTTTGCCAAAATCCGCCGTTGCGGAAGTTATGCCTGTAGTGAAGACTAAAGGCCCTACAAGTCAATGGGTTGAACCATATTTTGATACTTACAATCCTACTGGTAAAATTGAATTTTTATCAAGCCCAGTAGACATGTATGATATTAGCAATACTCGTAAGAATATGCGATTCACTTCAAACGCAGTGGAAGATCTAGTTCGCATGTATACGCCGGAGGCGTTTAGTGCAACATTACACGGTTGGGTGCTATTCCAAAAGAACTCCCAACAACGCGATGAGTTAGTTAAAGTTCTTCAATCACCGGAAGTCTCTGGGGTACCAACAAATGCCACTATTCCAAATGTGGTAAACACTACGCAAGAAGACGTTTACGAATTCATCCAAGATCAAGTAATGCGTGTAATCGCAGAGATTGAGAAAGATTATCAATTAGGAAATGTACACTTTAGTGTAGTTGGTCCTTATGATATCGCTTATCCAATGATGCGTTTAAAAGCTCAAATGGGTCGCTTGCATTATATGTGCGATGATCGCTTAGATCGAATTTACGTATTCCCTACCGGAGACGCGGCTATGTCTCGCGCGGGTCTCAGTATTTTCGAATATGCGGACGAAGTCCAAAAAGCGATTGATTCTGAAACTGGCGACTTAAGCTATTGGGTTTATAATAGATCAGTTATTATTGTCAATCCTTGCCATAAACGCAAACCGATCATTCGTAACATCAAAGTTAGTTAATAGATCATATGAATTTTAATTTTCACCAAAAACCAGACTATAGTCTAAATACTGGATTAATCGACGAGTTGATTCGTCTATATGGTACTCCAGTGCGATTCCTAGTAACTGAGAAACTGATGGATTCTTGGGAGTCGAATGCTCACGAAATCGCTGAAGCTAGTCTACTAGCGAATCGCGTTTTTGGTGATTTTAAAACTCTCAAAACCGATCTTTATCGTGATGCTTTGGAATTCTTTGTATTAATCTCGGACAACGAAGAATATCCAAACGGATTACAATTCGCGTTTAACAATTTTGGTATGATCAATGACGATACCTTGCAAGTTTTCGTCAGTTTGAAATCTTTGGAACCACTAAAAGATCAAAACGGTAACATTCACCCGAAAGAGATCATTTCGAATTTGTTGGTCTTCCCTAACGGAAAATTGATGGAAATTACGGATTGTCAATTGCATGTTCCTGGAGTTAATAACAAGTTTGTTTATTCTAATACTCCATCTTGCTATCAATTAAGTTTAAAATCTTACTCGTTTGACCGCTCTGCGGTAGATTTAGTTCACCAAAATGATTCTAGGATTGAAGCCCCTACAATCAAAACTTTGGAAGGTATTGATCAATTTTTTGGTCAACAAAACTCGCACGCTGAGGATATTAAAGATTTTGTACAAGAGGAACAACTAGTAGTGTCGGAAAATCCTCTAAAAGAGAAGACTTCCAAGACTAAAATCGATGATGTGTTTGGGAGCTTTGGTTAATGTCTCTAGCGGATACTATTATCAAAGCGTTCGTTCCAAGCGCCTCCGCGGGTAAGGAATTAGTAAGAACTTGGAAGCGCACAAAGAAAGCGGTTACCGCTACTACTGCGTTTCTTCCAGGAAATTTCATCTTTACGGAGTACATCGCGCTTACTCCGAAGACCTACGATTTTAACCCGGTTGTGATTGTTATCCGTTCGAATAAACATCACGTGTTTGGCATAAACGTAAACTGGTTGAGTCGATACGAAAAAACGAAATTGATGAACTTTCTTATAAGTAAAGATATTCAAAATAAATCCAGATTAGAGATGATCCCGATAATCCGAGCTATCAGAAGATTTAGATTTACTAAGAAAGCTTATCGACTTTATCATCGCAAAGCTTTGGCGAAGCCAAGAATTTTCAAATTAGATGCTAACGATCTTTTTGACGCATTGACTCATAATATTCGCCGGGAGACGAAAAATTGAAGAAAGTTACCAAAATGGCCACCGGAATGATTTGTCGCATTGACGGATATCAAGCGCAAACCGCAAAACGTTGGGATAAGACGCCAACGGCGTTGGTTCTAAGAAGTTCGAAATCTCGATATCTTTGCTTCAATATTAACTGGTTGGATAAAATTGGGAAGAAGAAGTTGCTCAAGTTGTTGAACAAGTTCTTAAAAGATCAGGAAACTTTATTGTTAGATTCTAATATTAAACGTAACAAATTCTTTAATCGTTTAAGAGAGAAAAATTTCCCAAGATCCTGTTATCGCGTTTACTTAAAATCCGGGCTTCCCAAAAACATCTATCAATTAAATATTGAAGAGTTTAAACAAGCGATTAAAGGCGATGAACTTACTTTAGTTGAAGACGATCGCAGAAATCGCAAAAATCGTAAGAATTAAATATAAATAACAATCATAAAATATAGCAACACAAGGTCAACTAATGAATCCGGAAATCATTAACGAAGATCAAAATAATCTTTCCGCATTATGCGAAAGCGAATTGCATGAATTCCAACTTGTTGAAGGAATGCAAGATGAAGAAAAGTTCTTCTATATTCGCGGTAAATTCGCTACAATCGAACAGATAAATAACAACAAACGTATCTATCCAAGAGCTCTTTGGGAACGCGAAGTCGCGAAATATCAAACCCAAATTGAGAATGGTACCATCAACACTTTGATGGAGTGGGAGCATCCAAAAGGTCGTTTAACTGTAGATCCTAAAAACGCTGTCGCTAAGATCACTAAATTGTGGATCGAAGGTGACTACGTAATGGGCGAAGCGGTAATCTTTGATACCCCGCAAGCAGAAACTATTAAATCTATGATTCGCCACGGAGTTAAAATCTCGGTAAGCTCTCGCGCAAGCGGAAATGTCGGGGCGGATAGAGTAGTAAAAGAATTCAACTTAATCACTTTTGACATTGTAACCAATCCAAGCGATCAATCTGCCACTATGAGTGGAGTTTTTGAAAGTGAGGAAGACGAAGCAATTCATACAACTGAAAACTTAGAGGATAATGAAATGGCTGATAAAGCACTAATGGAGAATCTTGTAGGAATTCTTCGTTCTAAAAATGTAGAAATCCAAGATCTTAACGAAGAAATCGAAATTTTACGCGATACTATTCGTCAATTTGAACTTGGTGTAGGTCACACTGATGCGCCATACGGCAACGATGGTGCGCGCGGTTTCCGCCCAGAAGATGATGAATACGATCGTTATGCGGAAGAAGAAAGAGAATACACGTTACGTGATGTATTACGTGGTTACCAAGACGTTGGCGCTTATCGTCACCAAGACGTTAGCTCAACTGTTGTAGACAACGACCCATCTGGTTATTATGCTTCTGGTGAAACAGAGTCTCCGCGTATTATCGATTTACTAGCAAACAACGGTCGTGACGATTTCGTAGGTTCTGTGTTAGATGCGGACGTTCAAACTAACGACAATCCTGGTATGGCGGGTGAAGTTAAAGATACTCCAGCTCCTGCTCAAACAGGTGTACAAGCTGAGAAAGCGCCAGTAGCTCCTGCTGATGCTGGAAAAGCAATCAACGAATCTGAAGAAGTAAATTCCGCACCGAAAGGTAATCGCTTCTTAAAAGTTCCTTCTTATATGATCTAACAATCTAGGATCACAAGGAGGATCTAATGTTTGTAAGATTAGAAGATGTATTTGGTTCGCTGAACGAAGCGTTTCATTACACTGGTGAAAAAGAGTTTCATAAAGCCTTCGCTAAAGCGACTGGTTTCAAAACTCACGCTGGTGGTTATTTCGGCCCCGCAATTGGTAGCGCGCACATTAAAATTAACTTGTACGATTGTCTTGAATATAATAAACGCTTACCACGTCCAGGTGTTTACGGTGATTTAGAGATTAAACGAGTAACTCCGATGAACGAATACGAACAAGCTGAGATGGATATCGTTTATCAAGGCGTTGAGATGAAGTGTGGTATTGGATGTTTCTATCCACCGCGCGTAGCGAAAGCTAAAAATAAACAGGTAATCGATTTAGTTCTTAAACAAGCTGGTATTAAAGCGGATTATGAGATCGTAATTAAGGCTTATCAACCTTATATCGAGTTAAGTGAAGAAAACTTTAACAAAATCGCTAAAATCAAAGTAGGTGATAAGATTGGGGATTTTCTAGTTTATGATGCGGGTATTGAGGATAAAAAATCTGTAGAGCAATTCTACATCATAATGACATCATATAAAGAGCAATTAGCAATGTTTGCAACTAAAAATCCAGCGATTAACGAATCAACTTCGTTGAACGAATCTGTTAAGGTATTCAATGATGCAGCCAAACTAATCGCAGGTTATCTTAACATCAAATTCAAACCTACCGGTACTCCGGATGTTTTTGAAGTTTCAGGTCGCGATCGTATGAAGATCGAAAAACTTCAAGAGGGTGATATTTTAGATAACAACATGATGGTTGACGGTATAATTGATGATAACTATACTGTTAATATTGAGTTAAGAAAACCTGGTTTGTCTCGCGCTATCATCGTTCGCTTTACTGATGAACCTGAAATGTTCGAATCTACACTATTCGCTGATCTAAGCTCAGTAGATGAGAAAACTCTTAAAGATATCGTCAAAAACACCTTTAAAGTATTAGGTACTAAAGTCGGTCGCGATGTAAGTGTTTATGATAATTGTATCGAAGTTACCACAGGTCTTATTACCACTGCTAAATTAGAAGCGGGCGTAATTAAGATGGGTAGCTACAGCGGTATCAAATTCGTAAGCTATGAAGAAGGTAAATCAGGAAAATATGACCGCTTAATCGTTGAATATAACGGTGAACTTTACCCTATCGCGTTCCAAGTTTATACAGGTTACGCAGATCTTCGCTTCGCGAAAGCAGGCGAATTGTTGAAAGATTTCTCTAAGAAATATCGCATCTCAACTGATAACGCTGATGTAAACCCATATTCAAAAGCTAATACTTTAATCCAAGTCAGTGAAGCTGAATTTAAGAAATTACCAAGTTTAGTTCACCGCGGTGATACTATTGGCGATGCTGTGGTAGTGGGTGTTGGTGAAGATTCAGGTGAGACTCGTTTGTTTAGAGGTAAAAATTTCCATGTTACTATCGTAACACCTAAACATCAAGCCGGTTTTACTTTCATCCCTGAGAACTACGTAAGTGGTTTACGTGAAGATGAAGCGGGCGATATGAACGAATCGACGGTTGAGCTTAACGAAGTTACAGGTTTACCGAAACACAAAACTTCAGTTCCTAGCCACTTGCTGTAAGCAATAAATAATTAAAATTGGGTTGTATTAGAGATGTTATAATAAATAATACAACTCAAAAATAAATAATAAACGAATTTTTATTACGTAAACAAAAAGAGGAAATTTCCGAATGAATACATTCAGTCAAGATGTAGGTGCATTACTTGAATCAGAACGTTATCCAGCATTAAACGAATCTGAAAAGATGGTACTTGGTAAATTACTTGAAAATGCGACTAACGCGCAAGATCAAGAATTAAACGAGTCTACAGTTTCTCAAGATATCGCTACATTCACTCCAATCTTATTACCTTTAATCCGTTACGTTTATCCACGTTTAATCGCTAACGAATTACTTGGTGTTCAACCAATGGCTACCCCAACTGCATACATCTATGCAATGGTTAACGAATATCGCGCTAAACCAAAAGATGAACGCGTACAAGTTATCCTTTACAAATTAAACCGCGAAGCGGCTGAAGCTAAAGATGATGTATTAGCTGGCGAAACTATCGTTCACAAAGAAGGTAACTACGTTGTTGTTACTATGAAAGGTGGTCGTAAAAAAGTTGGTGATTCATTAGGTGCTTACCAAATCGAAGCAGTTTATACAAACGTTGCTTCATATCCAAAAATTATCCGTAACTTCTCATTAGCTAACTTAGCTGACGAACAACGCCCAGATATCAACTACGTTGGTTTCCGTATCGTGAAAAAACCAGTAGAAGCTATCGTTCGTGCGTTACACGGCGAGTACAGCTTAGAGATGTACCAAGATCTTAAATCACAACATGGTTTATTAGCGGACGACGAGATGATGCGTTTAATGGCGTCAGAAATCCAAACTGACATCGACGCAGACGTAGTTAACTTCGTTAACACTCACGCTACTCAATTACCAGACTGGGATGCTACTACAGTTCAAGCTTCTAGCGGTATCTTACGTACAATCGACATCGCTCGTGAATTAGCATTCAAAATTGCTCACGAAGCTTCAGCAATCGCTCGTCGTACAAACCGCGGTCAAGCAAACGTGTTATTATGTTCATCTCGTGTAGCTAACTTATTAGCTTCATTAGATTCATTCGAACACGGTCATATCGGTTCTGATATCGTTAAAACTGGTGTATTAACTGGTTTCGTAGGTACTTTAGATGGTCGTTTACGCGTAGTCGTAGATCCATACACAGATTTCGAATATGCGACTCTGTTGTATAAAGGTGAAGACCGCCGTGACGCAATGGGTTATTTCGCGCCTTACATTCCGCTTACATTCACTAAAGTGATCAACTCACAAACCGGCATGAACGGAATCATCGCTAAGTGCAGATATGCCCTCACTACAATCCCTGGATTTGAAACCCCAACCTCTACAGACCGCGCGGCGTTATACGCTTCAACGTTCGTAGTAACTGGTATCTAATTTAGGTTAGAAATTTCAAAATTAAAAATCTCCACTTCGGTGGAGATTTTTTTTTTATGTTGAAGATTTCGTTATGTTATTATAACATAATAAAATCTATTTTAAGGAGCAAATTAATGTTAAACGAACAAGGAAATTTAATAGAAGAAAGGATACCAATTACAAAAGACTTGTTGGATTTCGCTAAAGCGAATAATTACAAGATTTCTTTGAAAACAGGGGATTACAGAAAAGAGCCCATTCCAACCACTAGAGGGCAACGATATAATAAAGATCTCATTTCCGCGGTTCATACCATCTACTATGCGGTCAACCTATACCTCACCGATTACTTTGAGGTCTTCGGATTTAGTAAGCTAGAAGGTTTAATGCAAGCCATTAAGCAATGTGGTTTTAAACTTCTATCTAGAAAAGAGACACAAGAGCTTTACGGAGAGCAAATACTTCAACGAACCGAAGCGACTAATATGGATTCCTACGGGTGCAAGGCTCCCACACAGAACCCCGATGTAATAGAAAGAGGTCGTCAAACTTGTCTCCGAAAATTTGAAGTGGATAATTACTTCAAATCCGCAAAATTTAAAGAGCAAAGACGCGTTACTATGTTGGATAAGTATAAAGTCGAACACAATATGCAAGATCCAGAATGCCGCGCTAAAGCTATGGCTACGTGGAAAATAAATTTCGAATTGGAGGAAGATGTTTGGATCACTTCAATACCCGCGGTTCGAAAGAGTATTAACGACGCGTTGCTCGAATCTTGTGGCGCTGAGAGCTTCGTGCAATCTGAAAAATTTCGCGAGATAATGGACCAAAAAGATCCAAGATTTTCTAAGATTCGGGAATTTAGGGATGATACCAACGCGGATCCTGCAGAAATTATAGAATATGTTACAGAAAATTATAGCCCAGGACAAGCCTACTACTATCTCAAAGAATTCGGAATTAAACAACCTACGAACTATCTCACTGAAGTGAAGTTATGTAATCTTTTAGATTCGTTGGAAATCGAGTATATTCATCGTGCTAAGAAAGCTCATCAAGTTCGTAACGCAAATAACGAATATTACGAGTTGGATGCGTATATTCCAGAACTTAGTTTAGGTATTGAGATTAACGGTAGGGCGCACCATTCGGTGAATAAAGCCGCAAAAGGTGATCCCAAAACACCGGAATGGCACTTCGAAAAATTCAAAGCTTTCCGCGATAGCGGAATCTTGATGTTGTCGTTTACTGACTACGAACAAGAACATTTCAAATCAGATTACGAAAATATAATCAAACATCACCTTCTAGGTGAACCTTTGAACATTAGCAAAGAATTCCTAGAGTTCAACCAAATCTCAAACATCGAAGAATCTTTGAATTATGGTCTATTCGATCCTAGCCGGTTTACCGGAAACTTCGAAGATCACCAACATCAAAGATTTATCGAAGATTTCGAGTACTGGGATTGCGGTGTTATTAAATCTTAATAATAAAAAAAAAATCTCCGCGAAAGCGGAGATTTTTTTATTTTCGAAAGTCTCTAGTTTAGTTGAACGAAACTTAACCACTTTGAAAAAAAAAGTTTCGAAACGTATTGATTTCTAGGTTTAGATGTATTATAATACGCCATATAAAGATAAGATATCGGGAGATGATTATGAACAAATTTTTAAAAGCTTTAGTATTGGGTTTAGGTTTAGTAGTGTCGGTAAACGCAAACTCTGCTGCCTGGGCTCTAATCATCCTCAATAATAAACCACAACCAGCAGTAAGTCACGATAAATGGTTTGCTCTTTGTGATTACGCAAAATCAGATATTCTTCCAGAAGGTTTTGGTTGTGGTGTGAAAGGCGAGGTAGTTTCTGTTCAAGATTTTGCTAAAAGCGAAAAATTGAATGATTCAAAATTAAGAGTTTATAAACATCAAAACATTTTCAATGATCATGTTAGTGTAATCATCGAAGAGATTAGATAAATTCGCTAAAGCGGAAAACCTACCACAAACTTAGATATACTATAACAATTATAAAAATCGGGTGGGTTAAAATGCAAGTAAAACGCGATCAAGCGAATCATAAACAGGAATATTGTAAACATTTCAGGGATACTATCACCTTAATGATAGCATTAGTAATTCTTCCAGCTCTCGGAGCCGTCGCGGTAGCGAAAGTTTGGGAGAAATTTGGACATCTAGCAACTTCAGTAGTTGTGTTGTTGATTATAGCAGGGTATCTTTGGTTGATTGATGTAATGTCCGAAGATGATTGACAAGTTTCAAAAATATAGGAGCAAAACATGAAGAGGTTTGTATACGGGTTGGCTGGAGTTTTATTAGAGATTCTAGCCATTCTTATCTTTATTATGATGATACTACACGGTTATTTTATTGGTGAAAAGACTAGCGTCTTTACTGGTATTGTAAACGCTACGGTTTGGGCTCCGGTAGCTCTTGCCGTATCGGCAATGATTTACGAGTTGGCGGATACGCTAAAGCGTAAAGCTAACTTTCCTGGTTTGTTTGGACCTTTGAAATAACCGGGTTAATTTAAGTTGAATTTTATAGTGTTTGTATTATAATAGATACAAACATTCAATTTTATTAGGAGTACAATATGTCACAATCTCAAAAGATTGCCGTTCTTTCATTCTCAGGTGGAATGGATTCTTCTTCTCTTCTCTTTCAAATCTTAACAGAAGGCTACACTAAAGTGTATTGCTATAGTTTTGATTATGGTCAACGACATTCTATCGAAATCGAAAAATCGCAAGAATTAGTACAAGCGCTAAACGATCAAGGTTTCGATGTGAATTATCAACTCATCAATGTTCGTGATGTATTCAGCGACTCTCAATCTGCTATCGGAGCTAACAAAGCGGAAGAAGTTCCGGAAAATGAGTACAATACCGAAAACTTGAAAGTTACCGTAGTGGAAAATCGCAACGTGATCTTCTCTGCAATCATCTACGGTAAAGCTTTGGCTTTAAGTAAGAAGTATAATGCAGATGTGGATATTTTAATGGGGGTGCACAATTCCGATGAAGCGGTCTACCCGGACTGCAGACCAGCTAGCGTCAATATGGCAAAAGAGCTCTATCGCATTTCAAACTATGGTAGTGAACGAATTGATTATCGTGCACCGTTCGTAGATGTGACGAAGTCGCAAGTATTGAAAGCTGGCTTAGAAGCGTTAGCTAAACTTGGCTTATCTTCTGACATGTATTCGCATACTTCGAGTTGTTACAATCCGCACGAAGGTAAAGCTTGTGGTAAGTGTGCTACTTGTTTAGATCGCTTAAAAGCTTTCAAAGAAGCTGGAATCGAAGATCCTATTCCATACCAATAAGGAGCCGGTATGATCAAAGTTTCTCATGAATCGCCTTTGATGTTACTAGCTACATCAAAATCTTATAACGATTACGACTACGCGTTAGTTCATCTGTTTGAGCAGTATCCGGAATATCACGAATTTTTCAAACAATCACTTACAGAAGGTCGAACAGTTTATCTGGATAACTCAATTTTCGAATTGAAAACAGCATTTAATTCTCACGAATTTGTGAAATACGTGAAAGAGTTGTATAATATCAATCAAGAAAACTTCTATTATATCGTTCCGGATGTTTTAGAAGATTGTGATAATACCATCAAGCAATTTGAAGATTTCATGAAATTGTTTAACCAAGGTAATAAGATTGGGGTAGTGCAAGGTGAGAATCTTGACGATCTTATCAAGTGCTTCAAATTTATGAAAGAAAACGCTGATGTAGTAGCGATTTCATTCGATTACTCATACTACCTGGAAGGTAAATCTGAGAATTTGAGTTTAGAAGAGCGATATATGCAAGGTCGTATTGAGTTTATGAACTATCTGAAAGATGAAGGTTTGTTGAACAATACAAAAATTCACTTGTTAGGTTGTTTCCTACCTCAAGAATTCTCACATTATCCTCATAATGAGTTTCCTGAGATTGTAAGCTTAGACACATCAAATCCAGTAGTTCATGGAATTCTCGGAGTTCCGTATCAACATCACGGCTTAGATCATAAAGAATCTACGATGTTAGTAGATTTGATCGAGTATCAAGGTGATACTAGTTTGATTTTAGATAATGTTCAAAAATTTAAAGGATTGTTGAAATAATGCAAGAGAACGGAATTAAATGGTTTCCGTTCTTTTCAAGAACTGGAAGCGAAATAGCAGATATTATTGAAGAAACTGGACTTGAACCCGTTAGAATTTTTACTAATCGAAAATCATTAGATTCGATTGATGAAAGATTGAAGAAATACGACATTGTGCAATTTTCAAAATTTGAAGAGCTAGATTCGAGTTTGGTTGAACTAAACTCTGGTGTAGTAACTTTGCATGGTTTCTTAAGAATTGTTCCTGAGAAATACATTACTAAAAATATGTTCAACGGACACCCTGGTGCGATTTTGAAATATCCGGAATTGAAAGGTTTTAATCCGCAAGAAAAAGCTTACAGCTTAAAATTGCCAACATCCGGAAGTATCATTCATCGAGTCATTCCGGAAGTAGATTCAGGTGAAGTATTATACTATAATGAAGTATCAATCAAAGATATCTCGTTGGACGGTGTTTATGCGATTTTAAAGCGCTGTTCATTAGATCTTTGGATTGATTTCTTTAAAGATTTGAATAATGGAGTAGTATTAGATTAGTATGAGCGTAACAAAGTTAACAAGAGTAGCGTTTTCAGGTGCTCAAAGCACTGGAAAAACTACATTATTGAACGCTTTGCGCGAAAGCGCAGATTTCAAAGATTGTAAATTCTATGATGAGATTACACGTCAAATCAAAGAGCAAGGTTTCAAGATTAACGAGCAAGGAACAGATGCAACTCAACTTGCTATTATGCAAGAGCATAAACGTAGAGTAAATGCAAAAGATTCTGGTCTAGTCATTTTTGATCGTTGCTCATTGGATGGTTTGGTTTATACTCAATTTCTTTATAATAAAGGTCAAGTTTCAAAAGAGACTTTAGATGAAGCGACTAAAGTGTTTGAAGAAACGATTATGCAGTGGGATGCAATCTTCTTCTTAAGACCAGAATTCGAAATTGTAGATGATGGTGTTCGTTCGGTTAATGTAGAGTTTCACAGAAATATTGTCTTTTTGTTTGATTACTTCATTGAGAAATACAATCTTCAAGTTATCCAGTTAACTGGAAGTGTTGAAGACCGAGTAAAGCAGTTTGTTGAATATAGCAAGCTGTTTGATGTTAAAGTAGATTTGCATATTCATTTAGGTGAATGTCCAAAATCATTTACTAAGCTCAACGGAAGTACGGCTATTTGTCCGACGGTTGACGAGGTCTTAGAACATCTCGAAAAGTATCAGATTACTCACGCAGTGATTTTATATGAAAACTACGAGATGCTTGAACAGCTTTCAAAAAGATATCACGGTAAGTTATACGGGTTGCAGTATATCTATGATGAGAATCAAGAATTAGACATCGGAAAACCTCTGTTTAAAGGTGTTAAGCTTCATAATCGTCGCAATCACTCCAAATATCGATACGATAAAGTTGAACATATTATTAAACAGCTTCCAAATAACTCAATCATTCTTTATCATACTCAACAGAGATGTGAAACTTTACAACTAGGAGAAGACCAAATCCAGCAAATCTTATACTACGCTGTGAAGTATCCGCATATCAAACACATTGAAGGTCACGCCGGCGCTTACGCTGTAGGTAGCTACAAACCAACTAATCGCGATAGCGAAAGTTTTGGAATGCTTTTACGCTACTTTTATCAGAATGTTTACACTCATCAAGCTGCTCAAACTATCGCTGATCTCCCAAATGTACTTTTAGAAAGTTCGTGTTTCAATAAGACTAAAGCTAAGATTATACGAAAATTCGGAATAGGTAGTGACTTTAGCTTCGGTAAAGGAAACCATAACTACGATCAACAGCTTAGAAGTTATGTGAGAGTTTCGGGAATTTCTAGCATTCTAATTCAAAAACAAGCGCTAGATTTCCTTGAACTTAATTTAGAATGTTGTTATAATTAATTACTCAATCAAACAATAGGAGCTTTTAATGAGTTTACAAGAACAAATCAACCAGAAAGCTGGTAAATTTTTAGGTAAGAATCTTAACGACTATCAAACAAACTACAATCCTGAACTTTTAGTTCCGATCGAACGAGCATTAAACCGTAAAGATTACGATATTACAGGTGAAGAATTTGTAGGTTTTGACATCTGGCACAACTACGAATGTAGCTTTATGACTAACAAAGGCTATCCAGTTTCTGTAGTTGGTAAGGTGAAAATTCCAGCAGATTCAAAATACTTCGTTGAATCAAAATCTATGAAATTGTATTTCTTCAGCTTCCATATGGAACGTTTAGGTGAAACCGTTGATGAAGCGATTGAAAATTACAAAGAAATGGTGATTCGCGATCTTAGCTTAGCAACTGAAAGTGCAGTAGAATTTGAAGTGTTTTTTGATCATACTTCAAACTATGATGTATTCGGCGACTATCAGGATGTAACGAAGTTAGTAGATGTCGATGCTATCGAATTTAACGCGTTTAAAGAATCTCCAGAGCTGTTAGTGTTAAGCGAAAGCGAAGATGAAGTGAAAGTGTTATTCAAAAATGTTCGATCTAACTGTCGCGTTACACATCAACCGGATTTTGCAAATTTATTCTTACGAATTTCAGGCAAACGTCCAACTATCGAAAGTATTTTACGTTATATCGTTTCATTCCGTAATGAGTTTCACTTCCATGAAGAAGTAACAGAGCAAATCTTTAAAAATATTCAAAAACGTTTTGATGTTGATGAGCTTGCAGTTTGCATGTTGTTTACTCGTCGCGGTGGTTTAGATATTTGTCCTTGTCGCGCAACTCACGATTATTTGATCGATCAAGTTTTTGCAGACGTGAAAGAGCTTCCAGCTCGTACTGTGTATCAATAAGAGGAAATTCTTAGATGAGATCATTAGGTTTAGATATTGGTTATGGGGATGTGAAAGTGGTAATTGGTGATGGAAACCAAATTACCCACATCTTCAAATACTCTAGTGCTATTGCCAGAGCACAAAAAGTTTCAAGCATTCGCGATCCGCGAATTGTTGAATTAGCGTTGCCATCTGGTGAATTGGATCAAGTGTATGTTGGCTTAGATGCGTTAAGTTTACCAAGCAATCAAATCATTGACATCAGCGATTACCAAATGTTAGAAGCTTACGCGCCAGCGTTTATTGCTAAAGCTTTGGAAACTGCTGAGATTTCCGCAGATGAAATTGATGTGATGGTCTGCGGTTTAAGCGTTGCCCAATTGGGTATGTCCGGTTACTTTAAAGAGCGCATTAAGCACTTTATTGTTAGCGGTAAGGAATATAAGTTTAACAATATCTTCTTATTACCGCAAGGTGCTGGAAGTAAGTTAGCGTTTGATAAATTTGGGGATCATTATCCTCAAGCTCGTACTACTAGCACAAGCGAAACATATGTAGGAGTGGATTGCGGATTTAACACGCTCGACATGTTCTATGTTACGGATGGTAAAACTTCTCCGAATCTTTTTGAAGGGGTTGAAGGTGCTGGTGTAACCAGAATCGCTCAAAAATTACAGCAAGCTGTAAAAGAACAACACTCTAAAGATATCACGTTGCGTGAAGCTAAAGAGATTTTGGATTCTGGGCATTACAAACTTCGCGGTCAAATCTTCGATATGCAAGAAGTTATTGCCAAAGTTTGCGATGATTACACTAAAGAAATTTTAGAGTTGATCGAAGAACGTTATGGTAACATCATTGATAAATGCGACTATGTTTGCTTATTGGGTGGAGGCGCAGAGATCATCAAAACTTCAGACCCGTTCTTCAAAGTAGTTAAGAATAAATCTGAGTTTTATAACGCAATTGGCTTCTACCTTTACGGTTTAAGACAACTTTAATATCATCAATTTGATAAGTTAAGCCTATTACAACAATAGGCTTTTCTTTTGTTTAGAGTGCGAGTTCCAGTTGTGTTATGTTATTTGTTATAATATAATACATTTAAATTTTAATGATTAGGAGCAAAATATGAACCAGTTCAACCCAGATTATGTCGTCACTGTAGGTGAAATTTTAAAAGAAGAGTACTTAGAACCCTACAATCTTTCCGTAGAGGAATTTGCTAGCAAAATTCGAATTACGGTAAACTTAGCTAATAAGATTTTAAATGGCGAAGAGCCTATCAACTTAAACCTAGCTGCAAGACTCGGAAAGTTGTTCAACACAACCGGAGATTATTGGATGAACTTGCAAATGATTGGCGAGTATCGCCAATTATTGCAGGATCCGGATTTCCAAGAGGTGATGGATTCTATCCAACCATTAAATATGTAAATTGTTTAGAAAATAACTTTAAAGGATTTCATAATGGGTGGAAATGTAGTAGTTAAAGACGTCAACGGAGTTGATGTTGCCGCGGTTAAAGTGGATCTGCGAACAGTAGGAAGATCAAACGTTATTAAATTAGCGCAGAATCTCTTCAGTTCGTTGAACACTTTACACGAGGCAAAATATAGCGTACCTCTTTGGAAAAGTGACCGAGTTCTCAAAGATGCGCTAGTATTCAATGGTTCAAGTTCTTTCATTTTAAGTGAAAAGTTCAGTGACCAAGAAATTTTAAAATTCAAACCAACAATGGGTGATATCGATATCGCGATTCCTTCTGAGCGCGCAGAAACTTTGTTCGAATTGTTAAGCAAACTTCAAGGTCGACAAGTTACACGTAACGTGGAATTTGTAGGTATGAACAGAACCTCAAGTTCTTCTTTAGGTACCCAAATTAACTGTATCTTCCGTTTCTTAGATCCGGTAGAGTACTTGGTACAAGTAGACTTCGAATTCCTACCATTCGAAGAAGATGGTAACCCAACAGAATGGGCTCGTTTTAGCCACTCAAGCTCTTTTGATGATGCGAAAGATGGCGTCAAAGCAGTTCACCACAAATACTTAATTCGTGCATTAGTCGGTGGGGTAAGTATTCGCCCAGATATCGTTATTGCCACAAACAAATCCACATATGATAACTACAAATTGACTGCTGCCAGTAAGAAAGGCGACGTAGCTCGTATGTTGAAATTCTCAGTAGATCACGGCGTCCGCGTAGCGTATGCTCCATTACTAGACCAAGATGGTAACGAAGTCAAGGATAACGGTAAAACCGTATACAAAGAAATTCCGGTAGCCTCAAGTGATTATAAGAAAACATTAGTAGAAATCTTTAAATTAGTATTCAACAATGAAGATTCTAAAGATGTGGATAAACTTTGGACATTCCGTGGTGTAGTGGAACTTTGTAACAAATATTTGAGCAAACAACAACAGAAAGATGTAGCGGAACGCTATTTTGCTTTACTTTGGGCGGATAAGCCTCAACGTGCTCAAGAGCTCGAACGCGGCGACCCAGAACTTGACCTAGCGGTGAAATCCGGTGGCTGGAACTTATTCAAGAAATTGACTGGTATCAAAGATCCGTCAAACTTTGAACAAATTTTGCAAACTTACTATGAAGGTTACAGAAACTAAGGATTTTGTATGAAAATGAACGAAAAAGAAGCGTTAGAGATTGCTAAGAAATCTGACGATGAGAAAGAATTGGAAACCTTAGTGGACAATATGGATCTTTCCAAGAAGGTCCGCTTGGAAGTAGCTAAGCGCAAAGATTCTACTGCGTATTACGCAAAATTGGCTTTAACCGACAAGATGTTCACCGAAGATGACATTTTGTATATGTTAATTGACGATAAAAATAAAGACGTTAGCGAGCGCGCATTCACCGCATTATGCGAACGTATGAAAGGCGCCGGAATCAAAGATAAGGATGTCCGCGAAGATTTCATCGAGTATGTGATTGATGTGGCGGAAAAGACTAAGATGAAAGATCGTCGCATTACCAACTACTTGCTTGAGAAATGCCTTAAAGCTACTAATTATGCGATTATCCGCACTGAATTGGAAAAATTGTTATCTAAGATGAACGAATCTAGTTTATTGGAAGCTTCGTACATTCAATTAGCTCAACAAACCGAAAGTCAATCACAACTTCAAAAATTAGCAGAAAGCCAATTTGAAAGTGTAAGAGATATTGTAAGATCAAGATCTTTAAATGAAGGGTTGGCGGATATTAAGAAACTATTCGTAGTGGAGAAAGTTACCACTCTTCGCATCAATAAACGCGATGTGATTTCTAAGTTGAAGACTCTTATCGCGGTGTTCTCTAAGTTCCGCGAGTTTGATAAGTTTAATGGTTTACTAGAACAAGCATTAAACGGTGTGGAAAAACAAGCAGATCGTCAATACTTCTTGAAACTTTCTAACGATATTCGATTTAATATCCACGGTTTTGATAAGGATGCAATCGCATTGCTTGATAGTGAACGATTAAGGGATGATCTCGATGATGTTTTAAATCTTACTAGTTTGCTGAGCGGAACATCGCTTCCTAAAGATACACTATATAAGTTTGAGTAGTATTAATATCCAATAAACCCAATGAAATTATTTGCTTTAAGTGATCACCATTTCGGTCACCAAAACATCATCAAGTATTGCGATCGAAAAACCCACGAGATTCCAAATGCTAATCTATCAGCCTTAGAAGATGCTAAGGCTATGATTCTTGCCCATAATGAAGTAGTCCAGGATGACGACTTGGTCGTATTCGGTGGAGATATTCAAGCTAGCAAGCAAGGAAGAGAGTGGATTGCTAAAATTATCGCGAAATTGAAAGGTCGTAAAATCCTCGTTAGAGGTAACCACGATCATTTCACTAACGAAGAGTATATCAAAATGGGATTCGAAAGTGTTCACGATATTTTGACCATCGATGAATTTTGCTTTTGCCATTATCCGGATGTTCCGTTAGCGGTAGATATTTGCCAGAAGAAGAATCTTACTCTATGTTGTGGCCATACCCATAAAGAGTTCAGAGATTATGGTGATCAAGTTAAGCGAATAAATCTCTGCGTTGATGTGGCTGGAAGAACTCCAATATTGTTAAAAGAGTTTGATTAAATACTACGAACTATTTCATTTTAGAATTTTCATTTTATAAATCTCCGTTTGATCTCTCATTTTTACGCGTAAGCGTAGATTTGAGAGATTTTTTTTTATACCTTAAAAGTTTCGTTGAACAAAACTCGAACACTCAATTTTCAAAATATTTTTTAATGATATTCTTATAATAAATACTCTATACCATAATTGTGTTCAAAATTCGTAAAGAGGATCTTTAGTTTAGTGTTTGTTGAATCAAAGTACATACTTGATTACAATCGAAGAGTCAAAACCCCGTTTGGTTACCAAAGAATCGAAGAGATTCACAAAACCAAAATTTTGAAGTCTTTGAAGTTTATCCACGAACGTGGAGAACTTACTGTAGCTGAATTTCATACCTTTATCATCGACGAAGAAGAATTCCAAGCCAACGAAATGCGTGTTGGAGATCACCTCGATACCGTCGACGGTAAGTCTAAAATTCTCGAGATCCTGGATGCTGGAGAGCAAGAGCTTTACGATATTACTTTAGATCAATCTGAATTTGAAAACTACTGGTACTACACCGGAGGTGTGTTATCTCATAACTCTGGTAAATCCATCACCGTAGCTTGCTATCTTTCTTGGCTTTATAATTTCCATAAAAACTTAACTATCGGTATTGTAGCTAACCGAGGCGCTCAAGCTCGTGAGTTCTTACAAAACGTCAAAGACATCTTTTCTCGTTTACCTATCTGGTTAATGCAAGGTACCACAATTTGGAATAAGCGCGATATCGCGAATGAGCTAGGTTCTCGAATTTTAACTGATGTCCCGGGACCTGATAGCTTTCGTGGGTATACCTGTAATGTACTTTGCGTCGACGAGTGCGCCTTTATTAAAACATCGGTATGGGAAGAATTCGCAGACTCAGTATTCCCATCCCAATCTGCGTTATCTTGGAAGAAGAATATTATCATCTCTACTGCTAAAGGTCTCAATCACTTCTATGATATTGTGCAACGCGCAAAATTAGAAGATATGCAGCCAAATTCCAAAACTGCGTTTATCGAAGTTCACTGGAATGAAGTTCCAAGATATGATTCTAAAGGTAACCTGATGGAACCGGAGGAATTTAAACGTCAAATCATCAAGCGCTATGGACGCGTATATTTCGAGCAAAACTATGGTAACTCATTCGTTGGATCTTCTGAAACTTTGATTGCTCCGGAAGTTCTCGCAGAATTACAACATAAAAATACTATTGCAGTATGGGATGATATGCTCCGCATATACTTTGAACCCCAGCAAAATCATACTTATATTATGAGCGTAGACGCCGCTAAAGAGGGTAAAGACTATTTCGCCATCCAAGTGATTGACGTAACTGAAATGCCCTTCAAGCAAGTCGCGGCGGCGAATTTGCAGGTAGATTATCTTACTATGCCAGATTTCTTGTATGAATGGGGAGCAAGATTTAATACCGCGCATATGATCATTGAAAACAATGAAGGCGCGGGACAATCTATCGCGGATATGCTAGTTAACCACTTTGAGTACCCTAACATCTATTATCAAGATAACAAATATAAGTATCCGGGATTTAGAACTACTAAATCAACTAGAGATTCTATTATTAGAATGTTACAAATACTTATTAACTCTCACAAATTAGAAATCGTGGATAAGGAAACTATCAGCGAATTCCAACGATTTGAATTGGTCAATGATAAGTATCAAGCCTCATCCGGTCACGATGACCTGGTGATGGCGTTAGCAATTTCCATCGCCCCGATGACCAATATGGACAACTTTAGCAATTTCGGAAAATTCTTAGATGCTTTGAAATCTGATGAAGTGCTAGATTCTGGAGCTTTCTTCGAGATTGGAGATTTAGCATTCGAAGACTTTTAAAAATCAATATTTAGAGCTTTCATATTTCGGTTACCGAAATTTTGAAAGTCTCAAATAACTCGCGTGAAAGCGCAAACGTTAAATTTAACAAAAGGAAAACAAAATGGCAATTACAGTTATTACTCCTGCTGACCTAGGTACAGGTTTAAAAGTAGAAGCTCAGAAGGTTGTTGTTGATACTGCAGCGTTAAACATCCCAGTAGATGTTAAATTATCTGGCGTGTCGGTAGACAAAGCCGAGAAGAAAATGAAATTCACTTTAAGTGATGGCACCGAAATCGAACAAAGCATTGCAGATTTCTTAACAGTGGATACTGATACTAAAATCGTTTCTGGTTCATATGCTGGTAACAAAATCACTTTAGTGGATAGCGAAGGCGCTAACGTTGAAGTTGATCTTTCAACTTTAGTAACTGAAATCAAAGACGCGGCAGCAACTAAAGCTGGCGAATTAGTAGATGCAGCTAAAGCAGCTCAAGCTACTAAAGACCAAGAACAAGACGCTAAAATCCAAGCTTTAGAAACAGCTAAAGGTGCATTAGAACCTAAAGTAACTGCTTTAGAAGGCAAAGTAAATGACCTAGAACCTAAAGTTACTGCTTTAGAAAACAAGAAAGCTACCGGTATCGAAGTTAAATCTTTAGGCGAAGTGTCTTTAGGTTACTTAGTTTCGGCTAGCGACGTAACCGCGGCTTAATCTTAAAAATTTCCGAGCCTTGATGATTTCGGTCACCGAAACTTTCAGGGTTCGGAAAATTAATTCGTTAAGGAGAATCTAATGTCTACTGCTAGCGTCAATTTAGCTGATGTCAGTCAGTTTTTAGTAGGAAGTGATACGTTAAAGTTAACGCCATTCTTTATTAAGAATTTTACCATTCCTTCTATAGCTTTTGCCCATCCTAGTCTGATGACTAGATCTGGGGTAGCTCTTCATACTGGGGCTGATAGCATCGACTTCAATGATCTCAGCTTGGATATTATGTTAGATTCTGGGTTCCAAACTTACTTCGAACTGTTAGATCTTGCGATGCAAGAAGTTAACTTCGAACAGGATACCTTTAGTACTCCAACTTTCGACTTATGGGTACAAATTCTCAACTCAAATAAAGAAATACTCTTTAGAGTAGATTTCAAAAATTGTAGAATCTCCAGTATTGGTGAAATTGCGCTCGATCCATCCGCGGAATTAGGTGCTAGCCTAAATATTGGCGTAGTATACGATTATTGGACTTATACAAGATCATATTGTGACAAGGTAGTTAAGAATGGTTCACCTATTCAGGGAATTGATGAAACGGTTTTAGATAGTTCCAGTACCAAGAAAGGCCCAAATCGTTGGATTGAGAAACCTTTAAGTTCAGTAAAAATATAAATACTATAACGAATTAAATATGCAAACTTTAATCGCAAATCGTTAACCTAACTATAGAAAGGAAAATACAATGGCAGATTGCAAATCTTGCGAAACATCATCATTATTCGCATCAACTCGCGAAGCTCGTTTAGAAGCTATTGCTAAAGCAAAACGCGATGAACAAGCTCGCAAAGAACAAGTAGAACGTTTAGAAGCGATTCGTCGTACTATCGCTATCAACGATGCTAAAGAACAGGCTCGCTTCCAAGCTTTACAAGAAGCTGAGAAAGAGTTCAAAATTCGCGAACGCGACATCCTTGAAAAACAACTCGAAGAAACTATCGAGATGTCTAAACGCATGCAAGAACAATACCAAGAATTCGTGGTAACTACTAACGCTATCGCGGAAAAATTAGCTAACCCAGCTATGTTGTTCAAAACTGCAACTATCAAATCAGCTGACGAATTCAAAGACTACTTCAAATTAACTTATGAAGATGGTCGCGTATTAAACATCCCTATGGGTTTAATCGACTTCGTTCTAAAATCAAAATTAGACGCTATCAACACTATGTTCGATCTTACTACACAAGAACACGAAGCTTTAGCTAAACGTGTTACTGCAAACGAAGAACAAGTGAACAAATTAGCTGATCTTTTCAAAACTTTAGTTGCTAACATTGCAACTCACGAAACTGATCAACAAGTTGCGTTTGAGAAATTCAAATGTGAAGTTAAAACTAAAGTAGATGAATTAACAGCTAACGTTAACTCAATTGCGGAATCATTCGCTAAAGTAGTTGCTACTGTTGATAAACAATCTGAAGTTTTAAACACTTTAGTAAAAGCTAATTAATTAAACTAATCGAGTTTTGTTGAACTAAACTCTAAAGTTTAAATTTAAAAGATCTCCACGATCCACTAATTCCACTACAGTGGATAGTTGTGCATAGTGGAGATTTTTATTTTGTTTAAATATAAACAACATACCAATTTTTATTGGAAAGAATTTAGTTAACGTTAACAAAAGGTAAACAAAATGAAAGAAAGTAAAGAACGCTTAGAAAGCGCCCGCTCAGTAGCTCCTGAGTTCTATGGTTCGAAATATGAGTTCGCTCACGACTTACCATACATGAAAGCAGACATCTGGGCTGAAGGTAAAGCTGAAGAGAAAGATGAAAAAGCGAATGAAGAGATCTATCGCGTTTTTGGTCACGATCCAGCTACTTATCCAAACCAAGACAACCCACAACACTTCGCAAACGTGCAGTTTGGTGGCAAAGTTGACAACAACAAATTACATGTAATGCAAGACAGCGAAGCTTCTCGTACCGAGATCAACACAGCATTACGCGCTGTTAAAGAAAATGCAGAAGGCCGTTTTGCTCGTGATGGTGAATATTCACGTGTAGCATTATGGAAACCTGAAGTGGAAAAACAAGGTGTAGAACGAACAGTTCGTGGCTTACGCCAAGACGGTGAAGAGATCCAATCTCGCGAAGGTTCACGCAAATACGGTGAAAAATCTCGCGTTGAATTTGAACACGATGCTGGTTACTTAAAATCTGAAATCTTCACTGAGAAGAAAGAAGAACCACAACCTGAACCGCAACCAGAACCTCAACCACAACCTGAACCGCAACCAGAACCTCAACCACAACCTGAACCGCAACCAAAACCAGAACCGTGCCCAGAAGGTAAATGTGAACCAGGTACATTAGGTAACGCGTTAGACAAAGCGGATAAAGCAGCTGAAGCTATCGATAAAGTGATTGAGCCGGTCGCTCCAAAAGCTGAAGAAACTCCTGCGGTTCCGGCAACTCCGGTAGAAAGCGGTACGCCAAACACTGTGGAAGATCATTTAGAAGATAATAGCGGTGCAATCTCTAATCCAGTAGGCAACGAACACCTATAAGGTGGTCTAAATGAATAGAGAAAGTTGTTTAGATCTTAGCGAAGAATCAAAAGGCCCTAAATCTTCCATTAGCTTTGAATCTAACCAACAAGACTTTCAGTCACCAGAAGAAGGCTTGGCATTTTTAGAATTAATGCAAATTACTAGAAAGCGCCAAGCTATCTTAGAAGAGCAAGAAACTTATGAACTTGCAAGACTTAAGAAGTTGTTGGATTTAGATGTAGAGCTTAAAAGCTTAGGTGTAAGTACATTATACTTCCCAGATTTAGAAAATTTGGTAAGTTGTGAATAATAAAAAGGAATATAATAATGTCTACTTGGAAATTAAACGGTAATTGCAATTCTGGTTGTAACTCCGCAAAACCGGCAGTAACCGACTGCAACGTATTATCTTCTGATGTTAATCTTTTATCATTAGACATCGTTGAACGTTTATTAGCTGAATTATCTACCGGTGAAAAATCTGGTATTAAAACTCGCGAAGCTCTTTTAGTAGAGAAAATCGTGGAATTAGTAAAAGCTAAAATCGACGAATCTTATCGCGGCCCACAAGGCCCTCGTGGCGCTCAAGGCGTTCAAGGCGAAGCAGGCCCGCGCGGAGCTGAAGGTCCTAAAGGCGATCGTGGCGCACAAGGCGCGCAAGGTCCACAAGGTCCGCAAGGCATCGAAGGTCCACAAGGCCCTAAAGGTGCAAAAGGTGATACTGGTGCTAAGGGTAAAGATGCGGATTATACTTCTGTTGAATTTACTAACGCGGTTAAGAAAATCATTCGTGAAGTTTCTGCAGAATAATTAAATATTTTAAAGGTCGCGAGTTTTGTTCAACAAGATAAGCGACCTACTAAAAACTTCTTTTAATCGATTAATAAGGAAAATAATAATGACTCCAGAACAAGCAGCACTAGATGCTCAAAACTCTGCAACAGCAGCTAACCGATCAGATGAAGCGGCAGCGGCAAGTGCACGAATTGCAGCAACCGAAGCGGAAAAAGCAGTAACTTCTCGTAACGCGGCGGATACTTCACGCGACCAAGCTCAAGTTTCTCGTGATAAAGCAGATGAAGCTCGTCACGGCGCTGAAGATGCTCGCACTGCAAGTGAAAAAGCATCAGCACAATCCGAAGCTTCTCGTTTAGCGAGTGAAGCGGCTAAAGTGTTAGCGGAAAAATCTCAACAAGCAGTAGAAAAATCAGAAGCTAACGTAACAGCATTAGAAACTAAAGCTTCTTTAGCAAGTGAAAAAGCAATCGAAGCAGCGTTAAACGCTGGCAAAGCTCGCGATGAAGCACACCAAGCTCAAACTAACGCAGAAGCTAACGAAGACAAAGCGGTAGCGGCTAAAGATGAAGCTACTAAACAAGCTGATGAAGCTAAAAAAGCTAAAGAAGATGCATTAGTTGCGGCTAAAGAATCTCAAGCTTCTGCAACTGAATCATTAGCTAAAGCTAAAGAATCTGCATTATCTGCAGTTGACTCAAAAGACTTTGCTAACCAAGCAGAATTAGAAGCCGGTAAAGCTAAAGAGCAAGCGGAAGCCGCTAAAACTCAAGCGACTAAAGCGGAATTAGAAGCGACCAAAGCAGAAGCTAAATCTAACGAAGCTACTGCTACATTAGGTAGTGTTAAAGCTCAAGCAACTCTAGCAGAAACCAAAGCAGAAGAAGCTAAAACCAAAGCAGAAGAAGCTAAAGCATCACAAGAAGCTATCGCAGTATTAGAACGTACCGTAACTTCAAACGCTTCTGCGGCGGCAGCGAGTGCCCAAGCGGCGGCTAAATCTGCTGAAGCGGCAAATGATTCTGCTATCGAATCAGGTAAAATCGCCGTGGCGGTAACTGAAGCTCAATTAAAAGTTTCACAAAGCGAAGCTCAAGTAGCTCAACATCAAGCAGATGTAGTAGCTCAAAAAGCGGAAATCCAAGCTATGTTACTTGAAATCAAAGCTAAAAAAGCGGAAGTGGAAGTAGCTGAAGTTAAAATCAAAGCTATGTTAGATGAAGTTCGTAACTTGCACGAATCATTCAAACGTTGCCCTACTGCAATCCCAACCACTGTAGTAACTACAAAATCTGTAAACGCGGCAATCCAAGAATACTTGGATGCTCACAAAACTCCAAAAGCTGACGCTCCAGCAACATCTGCAGCGCACGCTTAATTAATCGGGAGGCTCAAATGACTGATAAAGTCAATAAAATTGAAAACTTTGAGCCTCTTCAACCTTTAGACATTAAATTCAAAAAACCGGAAAAATTGCAAAATCTGCACGTATGTGGATGTAATCCGGAGAATCCAATCGTTAAAGAGGTTGAAGAAGCATTAGCGGCATGCGGTTGCGGCTCTAACGTATACACCGCGATTGCGCCTTTGATGGTTTTCGAAGAATCTTGTGCTATGCCAGTTAGCGTGGAAAAGATCATCGTTAAAGAAGATGAAATCAAAACTGCGCAAGATGTAATCCATGAAGTATTCTCATTGTTTAGACCAGCGGGCACAGAGCCGGATTGTTCTAAAATTGAGAAGATTATCAAAGAACTCAAATTGGATGCCCCTAAAGTAGATCTTAAACAAGCTCCAGAAATCCAGGATGCGGTGATTTCCAAAATCGCCGAGAAAATTCTGGCTAAAATGCAAGGTCGCGTAGCTATCATCAAACAAAAAGATTCAAAATTGTCTTGTCTTGGTAAAGACGATAAGATTGAATATTTGGTAGTTGAAGGTAAAGAGGGCGGCGAGAGTGGCAACGGTGGCGAAGCGCCAAAACCTACACCGAATCCGGAAGCTCCAAATCCAGCGAACCCGGCTAAACCGGACACATCTGGTTTACCAGCAGATGCTAGAGATGGTATCATCGAAGATCTAGTTGGAGTTATCGAAGTAGCTCCGGGTGTAAACGTACCTTCTGCTAATACGGGTTTATAATATAATAAACATCATTAAAATAATAACCACAATAACAAAGGATAACAAATGAACTTCTACAAAGTAAAAGACTTAGCAAAATCTTGGAGTGTTTGGGCGGCTTCTGCAGTTGCAGTAACTCCAGTTTTAGACATGTCTACTGGTTTATTCTCTTTCATTCCAGAAAAATACAAACCATTAGCGGTTACCGCAATGGGTCTATTAACGATCGGTTTGCGCGCAATCAAACAAGTTCATACAGTTTTCAGTACTGATGAAAACGACGTAACCAAAACTGCAGACGCAATTTTAGGCGCTAAAGAAGCAGAAGTTCGCGAAGCTACTGCTAAAATTGAAAAAGCGGCTAAAGACATCGAACAAGTAGTTGATGTAGCCAAACAAGCTAAAGATATTGTTAAAGCAATCAAAGCAAAAGCGGGTAAATAATCCCGAATGGAGGTTAGAATGAATAACCAACACATAGCAAATTCCGTGGGCGATTTTATCTCAACCGAATTTAGCAATTCAAGCTTTGACAAACTCAGTAGACTCCTTTACTGTGGCGGAATTAGAAGCGCTCTATCCATGTTAATCTTTTGGACCTCCATTACCTTAGTACGCGAGATTTACTCGCGTATTATTGGTGAGGAAGTCATCTTCCGCGAAGTAGAAGAGATTGTCTTTTGGGTAGTTGGTATTTCTACAGTAGTCTTAGGTTTAGTCGGTTTGCATGTGCAAGAAAACCGTTTACGTTACCTGAGTTTACTCTTAGGAAGTTTCGTACAAATCTGGGTAGCAGTACAATTCTATCTTCACAGTAGTGAACCTAGCTCTTTTGTACCGGCCGCTACAGCTCTATGGTTCTTCGGAGCCGCAATTTACTTTAAGGGAGTTATGAATGGCCATCGAACCTGCGCTTCTTAAGAATATTAGCGATTATCTCGTTCATATTCTTATATTCTTTGGAGCTGTAGGTGGATCTTTGAAAGCATCGGCGGGTAGAGCGAACGTTAAAGACAGCAAACTCTTGAACGTTTTGATTGGTATCTTCTGTGGTATTGCAGTAGCGGGTCATTATAGTGCCCAATTGTCTCCCTTTCTCGCGGGGATTTTAAGCTTAGCGGTATCTTCAGTGAGTATAGTAGTACTAGAGGATGTTATACTACTAGCACCGAAACTCTTGGACTGGTGGATTTCTAGAAAATTTGAAATAGACAAGGATGAAATTGAAGATTTTCGTGAAAGATACACCCAAGTTAAGAAGAAGAAGGCACCTAAACCTAAAAAACCAGCCGATTCTCAAGGATCGTAAATGCTTAAATAATTATCGAATTGCGATTTTAGGAGAATTGTATGGCAATTACATTTTTACAACCAAGTGATCTTAACGAGGATCACTTCGAAATTAAGAAAGGGAAAGTTTGCTCTAAGCGCAAATCTTCCAAGTTTACCTTAAACTGGGCGATCAGCAAAGACATAGTGGCCAATCATCACCCGAAAGACTACGATAACCCAAGTCGTCGTTATATTCAAATTGTGGATGGTATTGGTAAGTTCCACCTGGATTTCATGCCGAAGAAGGATATCAACGGAATTACCAATATCTTCGCTTTGCCAGCTGGGTGCCCGAGCTCTAACGATTTGGTGGAAGTGCAAACTCACGATGGTGGCTCGCTTTTTATGACCGCTAACGCTAGGGTGATTCAAGGGCTAAATCTTAAGGCAAATACCCGATATATCGTGGACTTGCTAGCTTTCTTTCCGGATTATTAATTTCGAAAATTTCGCTTACGCGAAAGTTTCGGTTACCGAAAATTAAAACCTACGATTTTGAAAAATTTCGTAGGTTTTTTATTTTAAATGTATTATAATATAACGTAATAGATATCTAAATTAGGAGAAATATTATGCAATGTGAAGAACCAATCAAAGCCTTCGGAGCACTCTATAAAGATGGGCTCTCTCTGAATACTGACCGTAAGGTCAAAACTTCAGAGACACCAATTTCTATTTTGGAAGAGCATAACGCTTACTATATGAAAGGAGATCATGTGCAAGTTGGTATGGTAGTAAAATCGAAATACGGCCATTCAGTATTATTACAAGAAGTTTTAGCTCTTTCGACCTATCAACACCCTACCTACGGTAGATTTGTTGGTAAAGGTTTAGTAGTAGAAAACAACCACTGTAGTAAATGTGTTCCATTTACTATCAAACATCCACGTCCCGTAGCGGTTTTCGAAGATGAAATCGAAAAGATCGAGGGGGTTCAAGTTCCAATCGAACGTTTACATAAATGCGGGGAGCGCGTAGTGGTAGAAAACACCAAAGGTGAAGTTTACGAAGCCCGTATCGAACAAATCGATTTCAATGATAAACAATTCCGTTATATGGTAGAACTTAACGGAGTTACAGTTTGGTGCGCGGAGAGCAAATCCGAATGTTCTTTGGATGGTCTTCGCTGCAATGATTTCTGGGTTTTAGATGAAGCTTAAGGTGATGTTATAATGTTGGACTTTTTGACAAATAAGAAGAATGAATACTTCGGTGAATTCGTTTCTACCGCTGGTTTAAGAAGTGCAGTAGCGCATGAAGTTTGGCGCAACTCTGCGGTTTTAAGATCTGCGAAGTTTAGTGGTAAGGGTGTAATGATCACAATGGGTGATAAGTTCGTAGTTCCTTCAAACCCGGATGCTAATGTAGCAGTATATTTGGATTTCGTCCCTAATTATCGCTCAATCGTTCAACACCCAATGAGAGATGAGCGCTGGGATAAGAAAAAGTTTAGACCAGGAGAAATCGGGTATGTGGCAGCAGACAGAGGTTATCGTCAAATTTGCTTTACCCCGACAAATCCGCAACACGTATTATTAGCGAGTCTAGGGCTGATTTTCCGCTCACCGGAATCTTTAGTAAGCTGGGCTAAATCTTGGGGATTTAAGTCTAATCTATTCTTCTCGGTGCGAGATGTTCCGGAAACCCCGACAGATTTCATTCCTAAGGCGGGGAAATAC